TTGCGGAATGTTTCACGTGGAACATTCTAGCCTAAAAATAGAGGATGGATGAAAAATGATAATCAATAATAAACTGCTTAAAGCGTTAGATAATGCGGCTATTGAATATAATGTCGATTGGAACGCCGTTCATACGCCATTCGGAATTGTTTACGACATGTCTGATTCTTTTACAGGCAAAGAGCGCTATGAATTCGAAAATGGTTACACTTGCTTAACAGTCGAAAGTGTAGTTAAAGGATTGGAAGAAATGGCCGCTGATTTTTAGCGGCTTGTGTTGCGTGACCACTAAACAGCTAAAGGATGGATGACAAATGACGTATCAAGTAGCAGTATGGGAAATCGGCAATAAATATAGTGGACAATGGATAACTGTACATAATGTGAAAAGCGAAAAAAGTGCTCGTTCTACTGTTCGTCTTTCATATCCGCCGGACAAATACAAACAAGGCAAAGTAAAACAAGTAAACAGTTAAATAAAAATGTTTCACGTGGAACAATCGCGTGAAACGTGTTGCGGCACTGCCGACAAAACTTAAAGGATGGATGAACAATGAGACTTACAAAAGAGGAAATGAAAGAACAACCTAGCAAGCCTTATGCACTTTGCGCAACTTCGTATCATGCTAAAATCGAAGTTTGGACTATTAACCATTTAGACTTTGATATCATCACTGCATCTATTGACAGCGGAGATATTCGCAAATTTAAAATTCAAGAGGACAAAGAAGAACGTCAATATTTCACGATTCAAGGCAGGCGCGTATATTTGGATGAATGCGTTAAATATGGTTCGCCATGGCTTGCCGCTATTGAATAACCTTAATAAGCTACGCCTAAACAGCGTAGCGTGTTGCGGTACCACTAAACAATAGAGGATGGATGATAAAATGACACAATTTACAATGGAACAGCTTAAACAGAAAAACGCGTATGTAAAAATGGATACGGGTATTGGTTTTCCTGTCTACTTTACACGAACGCAAGCAGGAACATGGAAGCATAGCAAATTTGGTTATGAAATGTCATGCGGCGATTTACTGGATAGCATGAACAGCGGATTGTATAGCGCTGAACTATTGATTGCTAAAGACTTCGATAATGACTATGCCGCATTTTAATGCGGCTTGTGTTGCGGTACCACTAAACAATAGAGGATGGATGAACAATGTATGTAGTAGAATGCGAAGCTTTTATAAATCGTGAACAAGAGGCATACGAAATGTCAAATGGAGGACGCATTTATGATATTTTATATTTCGTTGCTGTTAATGGTAGTCATGTCGTTAGTTCGATGCAAGAGGTATCAAAAGTAATAGATTTACTTTGTGAGGCTGGTTATGTTGTTAATATAAGCCGTTTTTCTTAAACAGGTTGCCCACTATTGATATAGTGGGCAGTGTTGCGGAAAATGTTTCACGTGAAACATTTCTAGCCTAAACAGAACAGGAATGATGAACATGGCAGTAACGACACGTAAAGCATTCAAGGAACAAGTACAAGAACATATTTTATACATTATGTCAGATGAAGAAACAAATGACGTTAAAGAACAATTACAAAACGTTGTAGACGGTTTCAATAACTGGTACGATGCATATGAAAAGAAACAGAATCCTAACAGATGGGCGGCTATGGCTGATTGGTTCATGGGCTTGCCTTCTGAAATTAGCGTTGAATATCGTCACTATGCAATTAGCGCACTTTTGCAACAATGGTTTGAAAATTGCGGCGAAGAATACAAGGAACGCGAAGGTAATGAAGAACAAACGTTTTATAATTCCTTGATTATTCGTGAATTCCTTGTATTGTGCCGCAAATATGGTATTAATGCTTATTAAAATTGTAAGGCCCGCCTAAACAGCGGGCAGTGTAGCGGACATACCGCAATAACATAAAAGGAATGATGAATAGTATGACTAAAGTAGAAGCGGAAACAATGTTTAAAATGGAAATACTGCCGGGGCTTATTCGCGGTTTGGAATCTAATGGAATTATTGATAAACCAGCACGTCGCATGGCATGGAATAACTTTGTGCAGGCATTATATGAAGACGGCGACATAACAGAAAAGCAATGTTATTCATGGGGCCATCCTGTATGGCTTGAAACATGTTCCCCAAAAGGCTAAACAACTAGGCCCAAATTGTTCCACGTGAAACAATTTGGGCAGTGTCGCGTTACCACTAAAAAATAGAATGGATGGATGAACAATGAGCATGAGAAATGAAGCCGTGAGAAGACTGGAAGCATTGCGGGAACGTGGTATTTCTGATACAGAAATATTAGAATACATTCTATATCATTATTTAAGCGGCGACGCATCATGCGAAACGCTGGAAGCATTCGCACATTATGAATGTGATTTCTCTTTTGAAGAGGAAGAGGAAACAGAAGAGGAAACAGAAGAAGAGGAAGAGGATTAAAAGACGTGCCCGCCTAAACAGCGGGCCGTGTCGCGTTACCACTAAAACTTAAAGGATGGATGAAAAGTGAGATTATACGTAGAAGAACAACATGTTGTAAATTCGAATGAGGTAGATTCTTTTATTGAAACAAAAGAGAAAAACGGGTTTACAGTCAAAGACATTTCATATTACGTAGTTGACGAAAAAGTTAAAAAGCTTGTCATTATTGAAAAATGGAATAAATCAATTAGTTAAAATGTTTCACGTGGAACATTATCAAATGTTCCATTGTGTCGCGTTACCACTAAAACTTAAAGGATGGATGAAAATGAAAACAGAATTTATCTATGTTAACGAAACGTCGAAGTTTTGGAAGCACTCATACAAAGTTTGGTTATCTGAATTTAATTACGTTATTGTTAATGCTGACTATGAACAAGATGCATTAGATTTTGCTATTGATTATGCAGAATCTCAAAATTGGAATGGATTATTTTTAACAGAAGAAGAAAGAAAAGAAATAGAAAACGATGGTTTTTTAGATGACTATGTAAGTGGAGGTAATCACGGAAAATATCTTTCATCATTAAATGTTACAATCGTTCAATTAGATTGAACCTAAACAGCCGCATAGTATTTATGCGGCTTGTGTTGCGTCATACTCTAAACAGAATAGGAATGATGAATATGGAAATTATCAAAAGGAAAACAGTGGAAATTAATAAATATGTGCATGTATCAATTGCCCATCGTAGCGATGGATTATTTGATGTTGCAGTTAAAACAAATTATTTCCCTCCATTGACAAAATGGGAAATAGAAGAAAGTGAAGTACCAGCACGGGAAGGCATTTCAAGTATGCAGGTATATGGATATATTGAATACGAAGTTAAGCCAGCTTATTTATTTGAGAAAATTTAAACAAAACAAAATGTTTCACGTGGAACAATCGCGTGAAACGTGTTGCGGCACTGCCGACAAAACTTAAAGGATGGATGACAAATGCAAGAACAAAAACAACTTATTACAGACGTTGAAGGCTTCGAACATGTAGAAGCGTTTTTAGTGCAAGCAGTGGGGAAACCGCTAAAGTTGCATATGAAAACATGCATGCCTAACAGCGATGAAACTTTTGTTGTTATTGCTGGCTTCGTTCATTCGTTTGAAATTCAGACATCATGCAATCGCGAAGGTTTTTGCATTCAATTAAGAAAACGTAACAGCGGATTATTTGACGGTACAGAAAACTTTTACGGCAACTTCGAAAAATTCGAATTGAAAACGTATGGAATAAGTAAAGTTTTACGTGTTCTTTATAAAGATAAATCATTCTTTGAAATTGAAGTATTCATGTAATAATCTTGCCACGCTAAACAGCGTGGCGTGTCGCGTGACAACTAAAATAGATGGAGTGATGAAAAATGGTTAAAGTTAATGAAATTGAAACTAGCTTTTACGAAGGCAAAGAAGTTAAAATAGTTTGCTTTTCTTGCCATCATGCAATATCTACACATGAAGTGACATTTGAAAGTGTTGTTAATAAACAGCGTATTCCACTATGTTATGAATGCCTTAAACAACTATTTAAAGAAACAGCCGCTAATATATAGCGGCTTGTGTCGCGGTAAAACCGCTAAAACAAAAACAAAGGATGGATGACAAATGTCTAAAGTAGAACACTTTCAATCTATTGTTAAATCTTATGGTGGATTTATTTTAAGCGATGGCACATGCAATCTTCAGCACATATTACCTAAAGCGTATGATTTATTAGAAGGCATGGAAGCTAACGAAGAATTACGCGCCTCTATCCTTACATGCTTCAACATTGAGGACATGGAATATGTTGAAAGTCATGGCTTGTTCATGTCACAATATCATGGAGAAGCTACAATTCAAGAAAGTGCATATGAATCAGCTTCTTATGTTTGGAATGAAGACGTTTATAATTATTTCAACAACATTGCGCCTAGCGGCTATTATTTCGGCAGTAGTGAAGGCGATGGAGCTTGTATTGGATGGTTTAAAATTGAAGAAGAAGAATGTGAATGTGGAGATTTTGGTTGTAAAGTTTGTGGGGACGATGTTTAAAACACTAGGCACACTAAACAGTGTGCCGTGTCGCGTTAAACCAAACTAAACAGAATAGGAATGATGACTATGCAAGAATTGAAAAACTATAAGAAAATGGATTTAATTATTTTTATTTCTATTATATCTATCCCATTTACATTAGCTTTAATTGCTATCATTTATGCTATCTCATTTTTAGCGGCTAAATAGCCGCTTGTGTCGCGTTACACTCTAAAACAAAAAGGATGGATGAATGAATGATTAAATTGACGCTTGAAGAATTGAAACAGCGTAAAGATAAATGGAAAACGGCTGTTATTGTATTCGATCAAAAGAGTTTTGACGGGAATACTTACACACATGAAGAACGTTCTTACAAAGTTTCAAGCGATGCAAAATGGTTCGATGATAGTATGATTGGCATGTCTCTTATTGGCAACTGCTTGGACGGTATAGATTTAGGCGTTCGCCTTGACTTGTACATGAGATTGCTTCCAAGTGAAGGAACGCGATGGATTGTAGAATATTGCTACATTGTCGAATAAAACACAATGCCACGTATATAACGTGGCGTGTCGCGTTACCACTAAACAGTTAAAGGATGGATGAAAAATGAAATTGCAAAATGAGCTTCAAAATGTAGTTGATAAAATGGAAGAAATTAAAGAGAAGATTGGAAAACACGCGATAGCATTGAAAGAAAGTGGAAAATTTAAGGACTTTGAAACAAGGCTTGCATGGGATTGCTTATATGCAGTAGTTGGAAGCAATACTATTTGTGAATGGTACAAAAAATATGACTGTAACGATAGTCATATTGAAACATTAGCAAAGAAAGCATTAAAGAAAGTTTATCAAATATAAATAGAATGCCGCATGTTTTACATGCGGCTTGTGTTGCGTCAAACTACAATAACAAAGGATGGATGATAAAATGATTAAAGTAACAGATAACGCATTAAACAAAGTTGGTCAAAGTGTAGATATTATTGTTCCTGTTTCACTCTTTAACAGAACAAAGAAAACAGTTAAACGTGTATTACATAAACGTCAAGCATTCGGCATGGATTTACTCTATGTACATTATGACGGTTTAAGTTTATTCGTAACAGAAGGCAAGAACGAAACATTTGTAATGCTTTAAATGTTTTATTGGATTGTTTCACGTGAAACAATCCAAGTGTTGCGGACATACCGCAAATAACAGTAAGGGAATGATGAATATGGCAAGTATGACAATTGAACAAATTAAACAATTAACGAGTAAAACAGTATGCCGCGCATGTCGCGGCAGTGTTGCGTGACCATTATAAAATAGAGGATGGATGAAAATGAAAAACATTAAAACAGCAATAATTAACGTTTACGTTGAAATGGCTGGCAATACAGATGTTGTACTATTTGACAAACAATATTCTAAAGCTTTCTACATACCAGTAAGAGGACTAGAACACGAAAGCTTAAAAGAGTTAATCGAATTAGAATACTATGACGTTGAAGAAGTTAATGACACTATGATTAATGAAATTATTTCCGCTATTAAATCAGTGGCATTACAGTTATCATTTATTGGCGACTAGTTTTCTAGTCGCGGCGAAATTACAGATATGAAATAACACAAACAGCCGCATGTTTTACATGCGGCTTGTGTCGCGGTACATTAAACAGTAAAGGATAGATGATGATGAAAAAGATTAAAGTAAAACATACTTATACTTGTGTTGGATGCAAAGAACGAATTACAAGCAACATACCAAATAATACATTATGTTTATGGTGCCGTGCTAAACAGAACAGCAATAAAGAGTTAATGGAGGCTGTTAAATGAATTACAACTATCGTTTAAATCGTAGCTTATTGGTCCTAGCATTCATTAATGGATTATTCTTATTATTCTACAAATTAGCGGCATAAACAGCCGCTAGTGTCGTGGTACATACCACAAATAACAGAAAAAGGAATGATTGATATGCAGAATTGGTATTTCGTTTGTTTTGTAAATGATAGGGTAATTCATGCCCAACATTTCCATACTGGTTATGAGAATGCACAACAAATTGCAAGCAACATGTATAATTTTGGTATAATTATTGAAGGCGAAACAGTAGAATTTACACGTGTTGTAGCTATATCAGAACAGCATGAAATTGCATTCGACGTTAGAGGACAAATTGACTAAGCCGCTTATGCGGCTTGTGTCGTGGTACATACCACAAATAACAATGAAGGATGGATGATAAAATGAACGCGAAAAGAATTGTAGCATTAGGTGAAGAGGCAAACAAGTTTATTAGAAACATTGACAAGGTTGAAGCGCTGGAAAACAAAATTTCCGATATACTGGATAAAACGAAAGAAGCGGACTATTACGCTAATGATTTACAGAATTTATATGAAGCACTTACGACATTGCGCGAAGCAATGCAGGACGTGGACAATGCAATATCAAACATTCATTCCAGTGTTGAAGAGGATGAAGATAATTTGTAAGCATAGCGCCTTAATTGGCGCGTGTCGCGTTACCATTATAAAACAAAGGAATGATGAATATGTGGCGTATTACTTATGATTGGCTAGACAAGAAAAAGATTAACATTCAATCTGCTAACTTCGATCAAAAAAAATGGGATGAATTGCCTAAAGAAGAAAAAACAAAAATCAAACTTTATGATGACGATGACAATCTGTATTACGATGGTGAAACGTCTTGGATTAATGCAGGCGAATCAAAAGCATTTCAGCCGCTTGACTGGGCGGCAGGATATGCAGGATGTACTTACATGAAGTATAAGGACAAAGATGGAGAATGGAAGGTGTTGTAAAATGGGCAGAAGAAAAGTGGCTTATACAAAAGCAGAATGTCCACATTGTAAAAAATATTTCGGTAGAAATATGCTGGAGTATCATATTAGAGAAAAATGTGTAATTGCAAAGAACAAGACTAATGGGTCAAAGGAAAAGATGCTTGCAGACAGATTAGAATATGTAAAAACTGCTACATTCGATGATTTAACATTAACAATTGGTGAGATTCAAAAGGCTGGAAGATTAGAAGAATTCCAAGAATATTTTAAAAACATTACTAAACCCGCCGAATAAAGCGGGTTTTGTGTTGCGGACTTCGCATTGTTCCACGTGGAACATTATCAAACAATAGAGGATGGATGATAAAATGAAATTGTTAGCAGATGTAGTAAAACGTGCAGAAGAAAAACAAAACGCTGTTAATGCTACACATGTAAGAAAGGAAGAAGTTGAACAACTTTTCCTTTCCATCTGTTACAAGCACATGACAGAATTTAAATCAATCTTTAAAGTTGTGGAAACAAAAGATGCAATTAATAATAATGACCGCTGTTATGGTGCATTGATTCGCATTGCCGATCGTCCTACTTCATGGAGTAGTGATGGATGGAAAATTGCAATTTCTGATACTTACAATAGAAAGACATGGGAAAAGGATGTTAGTTTACGTGTTGGATATAATGCTGGGACGTATGACGGCAAAAAGATTCCATTCGACTACAATCAAACAGATGTTCAACTTACATTATTGTTTGAAAATGCATTACGCTTGCTTGCTTCAATGAAACTGAATAGAATGATTTAACCTAAACAGCGGACATTAATTGTCCGCTTGTGTTGCGGTACCATTAAACTTTAGGGGATGATTGAAATGATTATTGTATTCGAATGTGGTATGTCTAAAGGACAAATAGTTGAAGTTGATTCAGATATTACACGTACTTATTGGCGCTTCGTTGTTAAAATGGAAGACAACAAAGTCTTTGAAGGCGAATCATATTCGACGCCTAAACATTGGAGCAATGAACGTGTGGCGAAGGAATTGATTGAATGGGGAATTCATGAGTTGGGCGAAGAAATTGATTATTACGGAATATTCAATCTTAACGATGAAGATAGTCCAATCATTGATTCAATTCACGTGCTCGCATAATGCGAGCAGTGTCGCGGTATACACAAATACAAAAATAAATGATGATGGACTTGCATAATTCAACGGGATACGTGTATACTAATAAGAGTTAGACAAATGCAATATAAAACAAGCTAATGGAGATGATGAAGATGGCACGTACACCAAAAAAGGTTGTAGTACCAATGAAAGATGAATTACTCAAAGGATTGAATGAATCGCAATTGAAAGCTGTTCTTGCAACGGAAGGTGCAATTCAAATTTGTGCAGTAGCGGGAAGTGGAAAAACGCGCGTACTTACTACGCGAACAGCGTACATGATTAACGTACTTAACATCATTTCTGATTCAATTGCACTTATGACATTCACTAAAAAAGCCGCTACTGAAATGGAAGAACGTTTGAAGCCTCTTATTAGTAAAACAGATTTAGAAGCAATGTTTTGTGGCACTTCTCACTCGTTTGGCTATAAAGTATTGGCACGTGAATACAAAGCAATGAACCATCCTTTGCAGGACTTTTGCAATCCGAAGCGTGATGCAAAAAATCCCGGTGTTCTTATTGGTAACAGTCAAATGTGGTTTGCTGAAGAAGTAAAACAGAACTTGCTTAAAAGCTTTATGATTGAAGCAGACGTAAAGAAGGCATTAAAAGATGCACACAACAAAGTGTTGTTAGCAGTAGTTGGGAATGCAAAGAACAAAGGTATGGATTGCAATCAATTTGAAGCAGAACACGCAATGGATGCCTCTCCTACAATGTGGGCATACATTAACTTTTACAAGCAATATGAACAAATGAAATATGCAAGGCTTGCAATTGATGGTGATGATATGCTTTTCCTCACTGTTCGTTTGTTTCGTGAACATCCAGAAATTCTTAAAAAGTATCAAGGTAAAATTAAGTACATTATGATTGACGAAACACAAGACAACAATCCTACGCAATACGAATTAGCAAAAAAACTTATTCATCCTGAAAACAACATTTTTGTTGTTGGTGATGACGATCAATCCATGTATAGCTTTCGTGGCGCTTCGCCTGAATCTTTCGTACAATTTGACAAACTGTTTTCAAATGTTCAAATGATTGGCTTGGAGCATAATTATCGTAGCCATCCTGAAATTCTGAATGTTGCAAACAAACTAATTGAAAATAACAAATTCAGAATTCAAAAGAAGCTTATTCCGCATAGTCAAGCAGATGGCAAGGCTGTTTTCTACTCGCACCATAAAAATGAAACAGAAGAAGCAAATGAGGCAGTAGAGGAAATTAAGACGTTGAAAGAAATTAAAGGCATTGAATACAAAGACATGTTTGTACTTTATCGTACCAATGCTCAAAACAAAGAATTTGAAGATGTTCTTATCTCTAATGGCATTCCATACGTTATTCATGGCGGTATGTCATTTTATGAGCGCAAAGAAGTAAAAGATATTATGTCATACCTTCGTCTTGTACTGAATACAAGTGACGATGAAGCATTTGAACGAGTATACAATACTCCAAGCCGCTATGTAGGTAAAGCATACCTTGCTAAATTGAAGGCAGTTAAAGGGTGTTCTTTGTGGGATGCAGTAAACAAAGTAAATCTTACGCCTACAGAAAAAACAGCAAGTAACAGCTTCAAAGTATTGGTTAACAGCATGAAACAGCTTATGAAAGAAGATAACAAAACGGCGGCAGATTTAATTAAATACTTGCTTGAAAATGGTTATGCTGAACATTTGAAAAAGAATGATGATGAAGACGAAGAAGAAAAGGAAAATCCAATCGTTAACAAAATGATTCACTTTGCAAGCCGTTTTGAAAAGCTTGACAGTCTTGTGAAATATGTTGACATGATGATTAAGAAAAGACGTTCTAGTGTCAATGGCGTTCAGATGATGTCAGTTCATCGTAGTAAAGGATTAGAGGCTGAAGTTGTTTTTGGAATTGGTGTAAATGAAAATCTTCTTCCGCACTACAAGTCAATTGAAAAGGAAATTTGTGGTGATGATTCAGCAATTGAAGAGGAAAGAAGACTTGCTTATGTGCTGGTAACACGTGCTAAACAGTTATGCTTCCTCTCTTCAACGTCAACATTCAATGGAAAAGATTGTGGTGCTAGTCGATTCATTGAAGAAATGGGATTAGAAGCTGTTATTGATGAAGACAAAGAAATTGAAGAAAATGAGGAAGAAGCGGTTTAAGCCGCTTCTTCCCTTTGGGGAGGAATTGTGATGAACAATATAGATAAAGTATTCAATGCACTTCCAGATGGAGAAGAATTAAAAGCTGAATTGAAGCAATTAGAAGACATGAGAACACTGCATGCAAGACGACAAAGTGAAGTGGTTGCCTTTTATTACATTGAACTTATTAGATTTTGGGAAAAAGTAGCGGTTAAATTGGAGGAAGTAATTTCTGAAAATATGGAATGGTAAGGCAGTAAAAATAATTTGAGAGAGTAGCATAAAGCTACTCTCTCATTAATAGAATAATAGTGTAGCGGATAACCGCAAATAACAACGTGGAGTGATGAACAGTGACAACGGCAACGGCTAATGCGACTTGGACAATGGAGAAGTCAATCATTGTAGGCAATGCATTCCTGTATGATAAGGCTGGCAAACGGCATTATGTCCATTTCCAAATTCCTGATCAAAAGGACAGAATACTAGTCACGACTATCAAAGGGATGAAACCTGCAAAGCTTACAAAAGGTGTCATTTCAATGGTCCAAGAACAAGTTAAGGCGTGGACAGGAGAAGAAAAGAAAGTGTATTAAACAGTGAAGAGGCGCTAACTATGCGCCTCTTTTGTGTCGCGTGACCAAAAAAATTAAGGGAGATGATTAAAGTGAAAAAGGGTTTTGTTATTAGCACTGCAATTGCAATGACGTTCGCACTGTCTGCTTGTGGTAGCAATGGAAACGTACTAAACAGCAACAAATCTGCATTGCAACAAAATGTAAAGGTTGAACAGGTTGACGCTTCGCTTATTACTGCTGATGAACAGAAATATCTTGATGATTTAAGTAGTTACATGAACAATATGCAAACGTCACTGGATGCGCTTAAACAATTGCTTGACAGTCTTAGTCTTAAAGATACGGAATTGTGGCAAAAGCAATTTTCTGATATTACGGAAGTATACAGATTGTATATTGAAATTCTTAAGGCACAACCTTATCCTGAACGCCTGAAAGATGTTCACGATGCCTTCCTTGAAGCTACTACTGAACAATATAATGCTATTTTGCTACTGAAAGAAGGGCTTGACAATTCTGATTCTTCTAAAGTGAGTGAAGGTGTTGAGCACTTGAACAAGGCTAAAGTTGAAATTGAACGTTATGGCCTGTATGTTACAGAATTTAAAACTGGCAAACATAATTAATTGTTCTACGTGAAACAATTAAAATTTTTTCTTATATTTGTCTTGACATTATTAGGAATCGGGAATAAAATACAAGTAACAGAATAACAAAGGAGAGATGGACAATGCCAAATTATGTGCCATTCACACGTGAAGAGTTTGAGCTTGAACTTGATGCAATTGCACACATGAATGAATTGAAGGTTAAAACAGTCAAGAAGACAGGCGTGTATGAAATCATGTATGACTTATCTACTGCCAATCCTGCAATTCACTGTCTTATCTACTCCACCATTCCAAGCGGACAAAACAATGAAGCACGTGACGCTGGAAAGGATGCTGTTCGTGTTCAACTTTGGATTAAAACGGAAGATGAAGTAAAGTTCAAGAACTTTAAAACTCATTATAGAACGGAAAACTTCTTTAAGAATTTGGCAAAAACAATTGACGAAGTGCAGGAATATGTGAATGGCGATCTTGCTAAAAAATGGTTGTGGGCCGCTAACAAAACAGCAAGAGAAAAGGTTAAAGCAGAACAAAAGAAAGCGGCTAATAATAATTGGTAATAAATTTAGTCTAAATAAAATGTGAGTTCAATTTAGAAGGGAGTAGTAACAAAATGATTCAAGTATCCAAGGAAGAGTATGACGTTATCAAAAAAATTCTTATTGATGGAACGAATGAAGTCTATGTAACCATTACAGATGGCGAGAGAGAAATTGTAATTATCATGGAAGATGCTTACGAAAAAAACTAATTATCCAAATGGAACTAAGCAGATTACAGATAAATCCAAAGTTACTGGCGTTTCGTGGGATAATATAGAACGATTTTCGTGGGAAAACAGATGCGGCTTCCCAGTGAAGCCAAGCAATATAAGGAATTTTATAGTGTCCCAAACTTCTTGACAAAATAGTGAGCGGCTATTTGCCGCTCTACATATTATTCTAATAGGAGAGTGTTAATATGAAGCATTTTATTTCTGATGAACATTACAAGGACGAAAGTATGTTTAAACGTGATTTCGAATTGGCTGACAGGAAGACTATGCCGCATTTAAAACTTGAAAGCATGTTCTGTGAACGAAAGATTAGACAAAACCTTGAACAAATTGATAGAATGCTTGACAAAATTAACTCTACTACTGATGAACAAGTTATAGAGGCTTGCAAACGCTCTATTGAAAGAGCCTATAATTTTCTAGTCGAAGCAGAATATTATCCAGCTAAAATTAGTAGTTGACAAGTATTGTTATTTTTAATAGATTTATAGATATAAAATAAAACAAATGAAAGAGGTAATGAAAATGTCTGTTGCAATTGCTGAACTTCTTAATCCATCTATGCTTAATAAAATTAATGGAGTTGCTGAAAGCGTTATTGAAGGAGCTAAGAAGGGATTGAATCCTGATGTTATTCTAATGACTGACCATGCCTACAGTCGTGCAAAATCACGCTTTGGACTTAAGGAAGAGCCAGTGGCATTAGAACACTTCAGGAATCTTTTAAAACGTGCAATCTTTATTTCTGAAACTGTATGCGAAGAGACTGAAAGAAGAGCTTGTATGTATGGAGTAAGAGGAACTTCAGGACATATTTGCATTATTGTAAGTTTGGACTTTCTGGAAATTTTAACAGTTTACAATGTCAGAACAATGACATTCGCAGAAGTGTTAAAAGATAAAGTTAAAAATATGTACAATTCAGAATTGCGTAAAGCATTACGTAAAGAACGTGGATTATTAAAAAAGAAACCTATTATTGAAACTGATGCTTACGCTAAAATTTATACTTCTAAATTAAATATTCTTAAAACCGTTTCTAAGAAGAAAATTGCAATAGAAAAAGAAATTATTGCTGAGAATGAAGCAATAATTGCTAACTTTGCCAAAGAACTAGAATCTATTCAATCTGCCATTAGAAGTTTGGCGCGTGCTGTAATTGGACTTATAGAATAGATGTAAGATAAAATAAATCTTAGGAGAGATGATTTAGATGACCTTGAAAATTGTCCAAACTATCAATCAATCCATTGTTGATTATGTAGCTAAGGCAATCGAAGAATATGAAAAAGGCAGAGAAGGTTACATTGACAACTATGAAAGAGCAAGTATGTATAAACCTTTGTCAAGCTACTTCACTAAGCAAATTGGTGGTGGGTGTAATGGAGAAGTATTTGAATATGAAGGTTATGCTGTCAAATATTTTTCTGGTGCTGAACAATATTGCAATGATGGTAAAATGCTTGAAGCTCTTAATGGTTCTCCGTACTTCCCTACAGTATATGCCCATGATAAAGATTTTATGATTATGGAAAGAATAATTGGATACTCTTTAGATGATTATTGTGTAGAATACGATAAGTTAAAGAATAAACTTCAAGTTTCTCCAGCTTTTAAATATCACCTAGAGAAAGCGTTTGAGCATGCTGACAAAAGAGGCGTGGAGCTTACTGATTTAAAGAAAAGTAATATCATGATAAATGAAAGCGGCCTTCCTGTTATTGTTGATGCTGGAACATTTTACCTTAAAGGTGAATTCCCTCCATTTAATATTGGCGGCAAGAGTTATTGCCTTGGATGGTGCAAGGAATTCATGGAGCAATATTGTAAATTTGAACTTGCAGTCTAATAACCAATAAGGGAGATAATGACAATGGAACATATTAAAAATGAAACTGTTATTGTCGGCGGCATTAGTAAGATGCTTGTTCAAAAGATTGAAAAAATGATTGATGAACATGGCATTAATAATCTTAAAAAACTTGGATATGGCGCATTTGGAATTGTTTATGCACTTGGGAATTATGCAATTAAAATTTATGCAGGTTGTTTCAATGAAGATGAAGAATCTAATTGGGATGCTGTTAACTTGTTAAAGCTTCAAGGAAAAGATTCTCCATTCCTTAAATTATATGCTTATCATCATAAAAAATTCATGATTTACGAGCGAGTGATGACAAAAAATTTGAGTACTTATAATTATCAATCTCCAATTTTGCATAGCCTTGATTTGAAGAAGGGTTTTGCAGAACACTATATGAATTGTTTGAGATATGCATTTGAGAGAGGATTATTGCCTTTCGACGCTAAGACTGACAATGTAATGATCAAGAACGGACTTCCAGTTATTGTTGATGTCGGCAATTTCTTGGAAAATGGTGGAACTTTCTATGGTGAAACATACTCTTATAAAACTTTTGAAGACTTCTTTGCCGATAGACGTTTTGACAATAAACTTAATGAGAAGAAAGTTAAGGAATTTTATCAAAATCATGTAAGTAAGGGGTATTCAATTAAGGAAACGCATGACACACTGAAAGAATTCGTAATGTGACATAAATTGTTTCACGTGGAACATTTTCCGTTTTGCGTGAAACCGTACATATACCTTATTATATGAAATGGAGAGTGATGGCATGTCTCAATTTAAAGTTTGGGGAAATGAAAATATAATGGATAATAATAAATTGGTGGAATACTTAATCAGTAAGCATGGATATAATAAGGAAGAAGCAATTAAGTGCATGAGACTTGCTGACAGTAAGAAAGGCGTAGCAGAATTCTTGGAGAACAAGAAGTATGCTAGGAAGATTTTTAAACTTTATTAAGGAGATGATTGAAATGACAATTGAAGTTATTTCCACTACGAAGATTCCGTTTAGAAAGAAGGATAAGCTTCATTATCATGCTGGAAAGATTTATCAAAATGTTGAGAAGAGAGTTGCTGAATACTTAATTGGAAGTGGGTTTGCTAAGCTGGTGGGCAGATGAGTCAACTAATCAATAACGCCATTGAAGCACGTATGGCCCTTAGACGCTCACAAATGAGGTATAAAGCGATCCTCATGATAGGGTGTGGGTTTACCCTAAATGATGGCTTGTGGCGTTCTGGAGGGCATTGTATGGACGACAGAACGTATCGCAAGCTAGACTATGACAGTCTGGTTCAGCTTCTGAAGTGGATGGGAGTGTTAGAAAATAAAGTTTTAAAAACGTTTGACACTTTGGGGATTATCGCATACAATAAGAACATGAACAACACGACAAACGAAAGAATAAATTAAACGAAGGGATTGATCATCATGAAAAACCCACAAGAAAAGTTGGCGGCAATCGTAGGCAAGGAGAATGCAGAGCAGTATGTGAGTACCGTCAAGGCAATGATTGAAGCTGATGACTTCATGAATCAAGAGCAGGTGGACGAAAAGATTCCCGCACAATATGAGGTATAAAAAAGTTCACTGCGGCATACAATGATAACATGAAGCACAAACGGCAACTAAGTCAGACAGATAACAAATAAAATTAATAAAAATTGTTTGACAGCAAGAAATGATTGTGGTAAGATGAAATCAAGTTAATGAATGAAAGAAAAACCCAAACCAAACTAAGGAGAAGTGATTAAAGATGGCAAATCAAACAATGGTAGCAGTTCCAAGTAATGGTGTTGTAGTAGGCAAGATGAAACGTACCAACTCCACCAAGACAATCAAACAAATCATGAAAAACGAAAGCAAGTATCGCTTCGATCTGGCAATTCAGCGCAACACTGTATGGAGCGATATTCAAAAATCGATGCTGATCAACTCCATCATGGAAGAGTTTCCAATTCCTCTGGTGTTCATTCGTGCTACGGATGACGGATACTTTTGGATGATCGATGGTAAACAGCGCTTCACAACAATCTTCGACTTCATCAATGAAAAATTCCCGCTTCACAAAGATACACCTTCCGTAACAGTGGAGCGCGTAATCAAAATTGAAGGAAAAGAAGATCAAACAGCCATTGAAGAAGTTGAAGTTGAAGGTAAGTATTTCTCTGAACTTGACAAAGAGCTTCAAGATGACATTCTTGATTATAGCATGTCAATTGTTGAAATCAAGAATATCACTGATGAACAAGTCGAAGAACTTTTCCAGCGTCTGAATGCTGGTTCGCCTCTCACGGCAATGGAGTTGACACGTGCAATGTCTGGAACGAAGACGATGGAATTCGTTGATAAAATTTCCAAAACGACATTCTTCTCCGACTTCGCTTCAATTAGCGTAGCTCAACGGAATCGTTACACGGACAATGAGCTTATCATGCAAATTATGATGTTGCTTGCAGGCCGTCAAAGTGATCTTGGTTCCAAGGAAATCAAAGAATTTGCCTCTTCGCTTCGTGAAGTTGGTATTGAAACAGTTGTTGATGAAACTCCTTTCTTCGCTACGATTGATTACCTTGAAAAAGCTTTTGAAACATTTGATGGTACGGATGCTGAAAAGAACCGTAAAATCCGTAACAGAATGCTTAAAAAGGTACACATTCCAGTGTTGTTCTTGACAGCACAAGAAACAGCGGCGGCTGGCGTTGATCCTGTCGAATTTGGCAAGTGGGCATATCAATTCTTGGTAGTTGACAAGAAGAAAAATGGCACGAACGGAGCGACTTACAACAATTACTGCGGAAGCGCTACGCATAAGTGGAATAAGGTTGCTGGACGTATCAAAACGATGCAAGCTTCTGCGCGTGAGACGTTCAACCTGACGGCTCAACAAGAAGTGGCGGCAAGCACTGAAGAATAAGAAATTGGGGCACATGATCGATCAAGTGGTTGTGTGCCCTTCCTACATACAAAAATAATTTGACTTCATTTCTTACAAATGATATAATAAATTAAAACCAAATCAAGGAGAGATGAACATGTCTGACATGATTCGTAAGATTCAAATGCTACTCCGTAAAACGCCTGAAAATGGAGCTACGGAGGCTGAATCACAGTCCGCATTGTTGATGGCTCAAAAGCTTATGCTTCAACACAATTTGACAATGGACGATGTTGAAGAGATTGAAAGTGATAAAAAGATTCCGCTTAATATTCGTAAAGAAGCATATAAAAAACCTGTAACAAATTACATGAATCTTCCTTGGTGGTACGGTTCGTTGGCAATGATTATATCTGAAAACTTCAGGTGCTTTTGCTTTAAACAAACAGATTGGAGGAACGGTAAAGGTAAACGTCTTGTATTTCTTGGCCTGAAAGAAGATGCGCAAATTGCAAATGATGTATTCCATTTCGCTGTTAAGTGCATTGAACATTTGTCTAAAGGATATCTTAATGACAATCTTGTTTCAACAAAGAAAATGACACGAACAAAAAATGATTATATATTTGGCTATCTTGATAGTCTTACAGAATTATTCAAAAAACAAGTTGAAGACAGTTTTCAACTTGCACTTGTCAAAGATGAAATTGTTGTTTCTGAATATGATAAAATAAAATTAAAAGATGCACGTAAAACAAAAATAGGCATTGCTGGCGATAATGATGCATATGAAACAGGGTTTGAGGATGGTAAAAACTTCAACTATGGAGCTAAGGCATTGAAATAATTGTTCCACGTGAAACATTTTGTATTAAATGTTCCTGAGAGAACATATACATTATAAAAACTATTGGAGGTTGAATAAGTGAATAATGACAACAAGAACAAGCCAAAAGAAAATGTTGATGGAACAGAGTTGATTGTTGTATTCTTTGCCTTTATACTGGTAGTAGTGGTACTTGGTGTCATTACTCGGGGAGGCTGAACCATCATGGAGAATTTGAAAATCATAATATTTACAACTGATGAATTAAAAGCTTTACAATACTGGTTCGCGATGGCGCATGCGGGTAGAGCGGTTAATGGATTCATGCATGATGATGTTGACAATTCGGCCCTTGAAAAGATACAAGAAGCAATAGAAGAAAGATTTTAAAAAGGAGTTAACATCATGGAAAACTTAACTTTAAAAGGTTTGCGTCAAATGGCTGAAATGAGAAGCAAAACGTTAAGCAGTGATGAACTTTACATTCTTCGTATTGAAGAAGAGCTTGACAAGCGGCAATATGACTATGATCAATTAGAGGATATCATTGTTGCACTGTTGGCCTTGCTTATGCGTGGTGAGATGGTTGACGCTATTAGATTGAGTAAAATGTTAAGTGAACCAAATGGTATTGTTCAATTCTTTAATTTCATGGGAGAGTGAAAAATGAAATTGGCTTATCCAAAACATTATATTGTTGTCATTGGTAAACCGCTCGTATCTCTTGAAGGTCTAGGTCTTGACTGTCAATGTCAGACATTATATACTGAAGAAAGATTCTTTCCACGTATCTTAGTTGATCTTGAAGTATTCCCGTCTGTATCAGAAATAAGAAAAAATAGAAAAGAATTAGTTAAAACATTTGACAAACTTGATTTTATTACATTTAAGATTGGAACTAGGGTAGTTGATGTTGTAGTGGGAGAGTGAGGAAATGCTTTATGCTTGCATATGTTGTAACAAGCTGACAGAGCAGTCATTAATAGAAGAATATACACATAAAATTATACCAGAATATTTTATACCTATCGGAAGTCTTGGCTGGCTTGGTAGCACTTATATCTGTCCATTGTGCAATGAAGAAAATGCTGGATACGATCTGCGTACAGAGGATTATTTCTTTAAACGTTACTTAGTGCAATGGAAAGATGGCGGAAACGATACATTTGAAGGCGTTGATATTGTTGACGCTCTCAAACGTATTGATTCTGTAGATAAAGTAAGTAATATAAAAATATATAAGGAGGTTTCTTAAATGTATCCAAAGGTATTTTTAAATAAAGCTAACTTCATTGAGTGTATTGAATTACCTGATGGAAGAATTAGCAAGCGTAACTATGGAGTTCTTCCTGAGTTAAGTTTGCTTGATGAAGTTATTGATCAAGAATTTGAAATTTATGATGCATCTGGTGAAAAAATTAAACACTGTTTACTTTTGGAAGTAGAGAGATATAAAATTAGGTATGACGTAATTTAATATAGTCAAGGAGGTGTTCATGGTGAAAGTGCGATATGAAAGTGATTTAGGTCATTTCGATGGATTAACTTATGGACTTGTTTACGAAGTCATTGACGAAAATGAAACACAATACATCGTTTTCCCAAATGACTTAGGTGCAAAAAGTGCGATTCAGAAATCGAAGTTTAGTATTTTTGAATCGAAGTAATTCAATGAATAGGCGGTGAACATTATTTATGCCTGATTATATAAAATTACTAATTGATAAGTGGGCTAATGGAAAGATAGACAACGATAAGTTATGTAGACTGAGTGATAAATTTAATTCTTGGAAAGGTGTTCTCAATCAAAAAGAAGCTGATTCCAAGATATCAAAATGAATATTCAAGAATATTAGTAGTTCTAAATGAATCATAAAATGAATATAATAAACTAAGAAAACATTATAGGAGGATGATTTTAAATGGTTAAAGCATCTTTTATTAGAAGGTTTGCGGCACTGGTAGCAGACGGATTTATTTTAGGCGTAATTAGCACCGTCATTGGAGCTATCATTGGATTCGTATTTGGAACTATTGGCGCTGATGAAGGCTTTATTACGCTTCTAAGCTTCGTTGTTGGTCTTGCATGCGGTTGGTTCTACTATGTAGAAGTTCCTGTCATGAACAATGGTCAGACGCTTGGAAAGAAATTATTCCATATTCGTATCGTTAAAGAAACTGGTGAACTGACAAGAACGACAATGTTTGTACGTGAGTATATTGGAAAGTTTTGTTCTGGAATCATCTTCCTTATTGGTTATCTTATGGCTCTTGGCGATTCGCGTAAAGCTTTGCATGACAGATTTGTTGATACAATTGTAGTCAAAGTTGATGTATAAATAAATTAAAAAGGGGCACAATATCATCTGAAAGGATGGTGTTGTGCCTTCAGCGGCAAAGTACATTTAACTGTTGGTGTTTTGTTGTGGCTGATATCAATGTATCATAATCAAGATTTAAACCTGCTTGCAGTGGCTATAGGGGCGCTTCTGCCTGACGCTGATACGAAGAGGTCAATACTAGGCAGGTTGATACCGTTGTGGCTTATATTCAAACACAGAGGCTTCACACATAGACTGTATGGGCTGTTCTTGTTCAGCACTGCATGCTTAGTTCTATTTGATAAAAATATAGCAGTTTCATTTTTTATTGGCTACTTATCTCATTTGATTCTTGATGCTTTTACTGTCAAGGGACTCAAATGGCTATGATAAGTAGTCTTTTTTTTGTTGTAATTTGTCGAAAAATATTTAATAGAAAAAGTTTTAAAAGATGAATAAAAAGGTATTGACTTGCATACATACCGATGGTAATATTTAGACAAGAGATAAATGAAAGAAAAAATAAATGAAAGAGAGTGAAAGTAGAAATGAAAAATTCATCAACACATAATCGTGTAATGGAGTTCATTGCTTTACTCAAAGGACATAAGAATAAAAATGGTCAAGACGCTCACGAACAAATTGAGAGTATGTTTCTAATGGGTAATTGTTATATGTTTGCCAGAACATTGAAGTTCGTTTTTCCTAGAGGTAAAATCTTGTATCGCGCATTTCCTTCTCATGCTGTTTTTAAAATTTCTGGAAGGATTTATGATATTCGTGGAGATATTACAAGAAGTTATAGCGAACATTACTTTAGACCAATTACAGAAGAAGACGAAAAGAATGCTAGAACGTTTTGTTACTCTGGAATAATGAATGGCCCCGTTGGACTTCAGGATGGCGAAAGGTTTATTGAAGAAGATGACTTTCTTCAAAGACTTGGAATTGAGAAAAATACTAAAATAGCGGAGGTAGTTGGCCAATGAGTAGATTTAAAGTTGGAGATATTATTGCGCCTAATCTTGAAACTGGTGTATTTATTCCCTATGTAATTACAGGCAGAGACATGCTGAAGGCGAAAGTTGTTAAGTTGGTTATTGGTAATGATGATGATTTAATTATTAGAGTATTAGATCATATAGACAGCGAACATATTGGAACGGATTGGCCTGTAGATTCAAGATATTTCAAGCATATTGGATATGTAAGTGAAATAACTACTCTTGGTACCAGAAAGGAAGTTAAAAAAGAAGTGAAAGAATTTGATCTTAAAAAAATTAAGTCTCTTGAAGAACTAAATAATCTTAATGGTCTTGACAATGTAAAAAAGGAAATCAATGAAATCATGTTTGATGCAAAAGTTGCACAAATGCGTGAAAAGTTTAAACTTAAAAATACACCAAAGACTTTGCATATGATCTTTAAAGGAAATCCTGGCACTGGTAAAACTACAGTAGCTAGATTGGTTGGAGAGATTATGCGCGAAGCTGGTTTTTTGAAGGCAGGAAAAGATAAAGATAGTGTTCCATTTGTCGAAGTTACCCATAGTGATTTTACAAGTAAATACATGGGAGAGACAGAGCGTTATGTCAAACAGAAATTTGAAGAAGCAAAAGGAGGAATTCTATTTATTGACGAAGCATATTCATTCGTTGATAAAGGTGAAAATAACCAACTTAGGAACGCTGTAGCTTTGATTGTCAAGCTTATGGAAGATATGAGAGATCATGTCATTGTTATTGCCGCTGGATATGATGAAGACATGGAAAAATTCCTTGACTTTAATACTGGTCTTCGTTCTAGATTTGCAAATGTTTTACATTTCGAAGATTACTCTCCTGAGCAACTTGTTGGAATTGCAAAAGGATTCTGTGAAGAAAGAGATTATTCAATGTCTACAAGTTTTGTTAAACGTCTGAAACATGTAGTTTCCATTGAGATTAAAAAGAAGCATTTTGGAAATGCAAGAACTGTTCGCAATATTATTGAGAAAGCAATCAGAGCGCAAAGCAAACGAGTTTCTGAAGTTGCAGAACCTACACGTGAAAGTTTAATGGAACTGAAGGATGAAGATATTTATTATGACGAAGAATATGCTTTAAAATTAATAAAAGAAGAGGGAGAAAGTAATATTAAAGAAGAAAAAGCTAAGTCGTTTTTCGAAAAACTTATGAAAAGTAAATAAAAGAATAAATAAAAGGAGGTATTAATTTTGAATACATTTACATTTAATCGCAATCCTCTTCAATTTGCTGGAACGATTGAACAACCAGACAATGATCTTATTAAAAATACACTTGGCCTATGGTGTGCAAGTATTGAGGATGCAATTAGGTATGGTGGTGACATTACTAGAGAAGCCATTGGTGCAATGAATATTCGTAATGATAGGAAGTATGTTGTAGTGGATACAAAAATTACCATGCTTAAGCCGGGGTGGTGTCCAGCTATTCCCGGCTGGCATGTTGACGGCACTCCACGAACTACAGACGAAGGATTAACATATAACTTTTTTACAGGAAAACCAGATATTGAACAACAAGATATGATGCGTCCAGCTAGATTCCATTTATTGGTAACTGGTGAAGGTTGCCTTACCAACTTTGTGAATCAGAGAGTTAACATTGAACTTCCTAATAAAGATGCTAGATTGTTTCAGAAAATTTCTAAAGAAATTAATGAAAAGAGAAATGAACTTGACATTCTTACTGCTCCAAGTTGTCAAGTTGTGGAATTTGACTGGTGGGATATCCATGAAGGCGTTCTTGCAACAAAGAGTGAATGGAGATATCTTATCAGGGTTACGGAAACTGATCTTCTTGCGCCTGAAACTGATCTAAGGAAGATTATTCGTACTCAGCAACAAGTTTATGCAGAATTAAACTATGGATGGTAAGGGAGAGGTTAATTAATGGTTAAAAAAGAATTTACATTATATACAATTGGTGAAATTGTTGATTTAATCGAAGAGGATGATCATGCTATCAATGTATCATGGTCAAGTCTTATGGGAAGCCATATTCGCATTGACAAAAAATCCAGTAAATTAATGATTAGAACTTTGTATTCCTCCGAACATTCTTTAGAAGTGTATAAACATAAAACTCATGAACCAGAATGGATTTTAATGAAGGCAGATGAAGCGTGATGAAACTTGGAGACGTTGTAAAGCATAAACGTTACGGCTACTATGGAACTGTAGAGTATTCTACATTTGGCTTTTCAATTCATACATGGAAAGATGGATATCTCACCAAGAGCCTTGGATTTGACGCTAGATATCTTTCTAAGCATTGGGAAGTCATTGAGCTTCCCGAAGGATGTAGGAAACATGAGAATGGTGGCATAGTGGATAATTAGCGTTATGTTCCATTGATAAATAAAATAAATTATGATACGATTGTGGGTAAGAAGTCCTAGAGACTTTTTGCCCATATTTTTTTTACTTCAAAGTGTTATAAAAAATGAATTTCGTGTATATACTATTATCATCAAAGAAAAAACTAAAAAGGAGATGTTGAAATGATGACAAAAGTAAGCAAAGCAGAGTTCGAAGAAACTCTTGGAAAGGTTCTTCAGGAAATCAAATTTGACAGGCACAAGGTAGAATCGGTAAAGGAAGAAATGTTCAAACACGGAGTTATGAGAGGTAAAGTTCAAAGAATTATCAATGGAACTGTCGGACTTGACAAACTTGACAATGAAGTGTTCTGTCTTCTGACAATAGCTGTTCACCATGTAACACAATTAATGATCATCAATCCTTACGGATTTTTCTCAAAAGAAGAAATTGAAAAAGCGAAAAGCAGAATAAAGTCGAAAGATGTCGAAGTTGTCGAATATCCAATTGTTTTCAAAAATGTAATGCAGTCAAATGATAATGATTATGTGCTTCTTGAAAATGTGAAAACACTAATAAAACTTTACAACGCGAATTTGTTGAACTATAATTACGAAGTAACTAAGAATTATAAGTTTGAAAAGAATGTTGTTGGGAAAATGGTTAAAACGATTGACATCAATATGAGAGAAGTTAAAACAATTGCCAAGGATATCATGGCGAATAAAGCAATTGTTGGACCAATTGTTGTAAATATACTACGTGATAGCTCAAATATTGCCTACAGCCCTCAACATAGAACACTGACAGTTAGCAACGGAAAGATTGATATAATAAACGGAATTCACTATTTGAACGCTCTTGCATATGTTGTAGAAAGACAAAATGATTTTAACATGAAAGTTGAATTGGAAATAAAAAATTATAACTTGAATGAGATCAAAAGACTTTACAACATTCTCAAATTACAAGGGAGTGTCAACTAATGGAGCTTTACAATGCAGATATCAAAGAATTGTTCTTAAATATGTATGAAAATGAAGATTCTAAATCAACCTACAAGAGAATATTCATTAAAAGTGCTGATACAGAGAGAGTTCTTGGCAAAGATTTAGCTGAATTCTCAAAGAGTGAAATAGAGGACTTTCTTTCAGATTTGGCACCATTGACAAGCGCCATATCTAGATCAAATGGCAGGATTGTAACATCTTATATATCTTGGTGCATTGATGCAGGATACAAGAAGGTTGTCATGAATCCATTGAAGCTTGTTGATTCAGAATGGTTTGACAAATTCGTTGACAAGTCTGTAAAGTTATACTTCACTGAGAAAGAGATAACAGAGATTGAGCGATTCTGTGAGAATGCACAAGACGCAGTAATTATCAGACTATATTTCGAAGGTGTAGCGGGTAAAGATTCTTGTGAAATCAGAAATCTAAACAAATTTGATGTTGACTTTAAAAACAACATCTTACATTTAAGAAATGAAAAAGGAATGCTCGCAAGAAGCATTGAAGTTTCTGACAGAACCATCAAATTGATCGAGGAAGCATTGAGTGAAAAAACTTACACAAAGAGAAATGGTCAAATGGAAGTCACTGAAAACATTAAAGAATTTACAACATTAGTAGAAAATGATTATGTACTTCGTAACTCAGTTACCAAAACTGATAACTACAGTGGCGCTGTTCAATCTTCAGTTGTATACAGAAGACTTAAAGTTATCAGTGAAACACTTGGTATTCCATACTTCACAGGAAAAAATATTCTTCGTTCAGGAATACTACACAGAGCAAAGGGGATGTTTCATAATAGAAAGTTTGATTATGAAAAGTTTAGACCACTTGCCGAAAGATTTAACATTAAAAATATTTATTCCGTTAAAGACTATTGCAACATTGAGACAATAGAAAGTCTTTATGAAGAAGATGAATATTGTGACGAATGCCGCACATAATAGTGCGGTTTTTTGTTGTTTAAAATCCAATAGGTTATCTTTATGGACTAAATATAATATATAATATTATTATTTATATATACTATATATTATTAAGTTATTTACCTCTATTATAATTAGTCCATTTTTGTAACCTTTTGGATTTTTTCTTTGGACTTGCATAATAAATCCGGTTTGTTCATAAAATGTTAATTTGGGGTATTGACATGGTTTGGCTTATTTCTTATAATGAGAACACGAACCAAATAAATTTCCATTGTAGGGAGAATGAAGAAATGAACTTGACAAAAGAGAATAGCTGGCAATTGGGATTTTTGGTTCAAACGTCTTCCGACGAAAAGGAATTTAAAGACTTTTTCTGGCAAGGCGATGCAAGACAATTCTTCTCCATCTCTGCCTACAGAAGACACAAAATCAAGCAGATGAATATGGGCTTCGAAGAATTTCACAAGCTTTTTGACAAAAATGAAATACTCTCTATTCAAGATTTGTTTCAGCAACCTATAGACGATTACACAGCAAATAGAATATTAAATAAAATTGCTGGTGGGGATTTGACTTCCAAGATTATCTATGATATGTTTATAGACGAAGAAAGGCAGTTAAATGTTGCAAGGCTTGTCCATGATCGGGTAAGGTAATTGTTGGTAGGAAATTTTCTGTTGACAAACCTAGCAACTTGTGCTAGAGTTTGTTTACAGGATAAATGAAAGAATAAATGAATGAGGTGATTAATGTTGGAGAGCCATGAAGAGTTAAAAATTAAATGTACAAATACAGTAAAGCATTATGCAAGCGGAATTGTTTTCTTTGAAAAAGAAAAGGTTTATATAGCCTCTGTTTTTGGCAATAGCCTGATTACCAAAGACGAAACAGGCTGTATCCGTACTGTTGCAACGAATAAAGAGAAGGATTGGATGAAAGATAAAGCGTTTAAAGAAATTTTTAAAGTTCAAGAATAATAAATTATACTAAACAGCGAAAGGTAGAGGGATACACAATGAGTCATAACAAATACGAGGTAGAAGATTTTGTAAAGAATGCAATTTGGGAACTTTGTGATGCAGATGAAATCAAGAAGTCATCCAGACTTGTAAAAGATTTAGGATTGTCAGAAGAGGATATTGTTTATGTAGCAGATGACCTTCAAAGCGAGTTTGAGATTGATATCTATGAAGATGATATGGAAAGATGGGTAACTGTGCGGGATGTTATCAAATTCGTATTGAACAGCATTCAAGAACAGGAGTGGTAGAAATGGAAGAAAAAGTGTTTGAACTCTACACGTGTATGTACGGAGCAATTCTCAAGGGAACAGCGTTTTCAATTGCAGTGTGGAGCAAAGACATGAAATCTGATGGAGATTACAAGGTTAAAGTTACAGAATCTTCTGTTCTTGTGTACGATGAAAATGGCATTCCGTCAATGGTTATGACCAAAGGGGTTGAGCTTGTTGAAGAAGAAAATTGCAGTTGATCTTGATTCTACGCTGAACAATCTTGATGAAGTATGGATGGCTCGTTATAACGCTGACTGGCACGACACAAAGACGGTTCTTGACATGACTGATTGGGACACGTCGAAGATTGTTAGGCCAGAATGCGGACAACGAATCTTTGAATATTTCCATGAAGAAGGATTTTTCGCCAATCTTGGTATTCGTGAAGGTGCAAGAAATGTTATGGAATGGCTTAATGAACACTATGACATTTATATTGTAACAGCTTATCATTGGGCAAATTGTGCTGATAAAGCTAAGTGGGTTATGAAACATCTTCCATTCTTTGACATTAAAAGATTGACGTTCTTGAACGATAAATTTATGTTCAATGCTGATTATCTGGTTGATGATGGTGGACATAATGCAGAAGTGTTTCCAAACAAAGTTTTGCTTTTCGATAATCCTTGTCCTTGGAATTGGTATCTTGGAGATAGATTCCAAAGAGCAAAAAGTTGGGAAGATGTTCATGATTTCTTTTTAAAAGAAATTATTTATGGAGAGTGATTACAATGTGGTTCTGGATTGTGTATATCGTTTCTGTGATACTGGCCTACTTGGGCTTTAGGCAAATCACAGACAAGAAAATTCTTGAAGCTGATGGAATTAAATTGATAGATTTTATTATATTTTTTATAGCTGTTCTCACTCCATATTTTAATAGTGTGGTTGCAATTATAGTAATTGTAGTAAATATTTTTGAAGTCATTGGACGTATAAATAACAGTCCTTTGTTGCTCGGAAAGATTATAAAGAAAATAATGTTTTTTAAATAAGGAGGAATTTGAATGATATTCTATATACTTTGGGGAGTGTCAACCTTGTTAACTCTCTTTATCTACAGGATTCATGCAAAATATTTAGGAATTACTGGTAGTCTTTTTGTAGCAGTATTGTTAGCACTAATTGCTCTGATACCATTAGTAAATGTTGTTATTTCTTCACTATTACTTTTGATGGAATCAGATTTTTCGGACAATTGGAATTTGCAAGTTGCCGTAAGGAATGGAATTAAAAGAATTTTGTTTATAAAAAAACAATAAACCTAAAAAGGGGTAGAAAATAAACTATGTATAATGCATATGTAACTAGAATCAAAAATATTCGTAAACATTCTAATGCTGATCGTCTTCAGGTGGCAACTGTGTTTGGCAATGATGTAATTGTTGGCCTGAATACACAAGAAGGTGATCTTGTAGTGTACTTCCCAACAGATGGAAAATTGGGTGAAGAGTTTGCCAAAGAAAATAAGCTTACACGTGAGCTTGGCGGATATTTGGACGATAACAAGAGACATGTAACGACTATCAAATTGCGTGGTGAGCGTTCGGACGGCCTTATTCTTGGGATTGAAAGCCTGAGCAAGTTCACTGATGTTAGCAAGCTAAAAGAAGGAGATACGATTAGTGTACTTGGAGGCGTAGAAATTTGTTCTAAATATGTACCTTATCGTAAACCATCTAATCCTAATCCTTCTAGCAAAGTTAAGACTAAGAAGGCGGTTGAAGACAAAGAGTCTTTCCCTTTGTTCAAAGAACATAGTGATACAGCACAATTGGCTTATAACCTTGGTCAGTTTAAAGCTGGTGACGAGTGCGTTGTTACGCTTAAGATGCATGGAACTAGTCAACGCACTTCTTATACGATCAAAGAAGAAAAGGTAGAGCAAGGATTTCTTGCACGGTTGTTCAAGAGGAAAGATAAAATTAATACATCTTGGGATTACGTAACTGGAACACGTAGAGTCACGCTTAAGACGTTTGACAGTGGTTTCTACGGCTCCAACTCCTTCAGGCAACAATGGCACGATCTGTTCGTTGGAAAGCTCCACAAAGGGGAGAGTGTTTACTACGAGGTTGTAGGATACACAGACACAGGTAGTCTGATTATGGGTGAGTGTGATAACACGAAAACGAGAGATAAAGAGTTTATTAAGCAATACGGCAAAACTACACAATTCACATATGGTTGCGAGTATGGTCAAAGTGATATTTATGTTTACCGTATGACTATGACGAATGAAGACGGTAATATTGTTGAATATCCTTGGCATCTTGTTAAAACTCGTTGTGAACAGATGGGTGTCAAGCACGTTCCAGAGCTTACAAAAGTTACATTTGGCAATTTAATTGGTGGATTTGGAGATGCAGAAGAAGATGAACGAAAAATGTTTATGCATGTTGTAAACCTCTATGCTGATGGGCCTGATCCAATTGGCAAAAGTCACATTAGGGAAGGCGTAATTGTCCGTATTGACAACAAAGAGAAGTTTACAGCATTCAAACACAAGTCGTTTAATTTCAAAGTTTTAGAAGGATTAATTAAAGCTGATGCTGAAGCTCCTGACATGGAAGAAAATCAAGACCAAGTAGAAGAATAAATGGAGGAATCCAGATGAAACAAAATGATATCATGAACAAACTTGAAAAACAGAAATCTATCCTAGAGTCAATGGGCTATAAAGTAGCATTTATAGCCCTCTATGGCTCGCAAAATTACGGCCTTGACATCTACACTGACGAATACAAGTCTGACGTAGATATGAAAGCCGTTGTAGTTCCTGATCTTGATGATCTTATCTATAACAGCAAACCTGTATCAGAAGTAATTGACACAGAGTGGGGACAGTGTGATATCAAGGATATTCGCACTTACTTTGAAATTCTGCTCAAAGCTAATCCTGCATATATTGAAACGTTGTTCACAGAATACTTCATTGTTGATGAAGATTTTGTTGATGAGTTCTCTGAAATTCTTTCGCTAAGAGAAGAAATTGTATATTCCTTGAGAGCGCAATTTGTTAGAGCAATGTACGGAATGATGTGCGAGAAAGAAAAGGCATTGTGCCATCCTTACCCTTCTATTGCAGATAAGATAGAGAAATATGGGTATGACGGCAAACAGGCTCACCATGTTCTTCGCCTTTATTTGATGATGCTTGACTACTTTTATGAGTTCAAGACTATGGAAAGATCAATGAAACCAGATAAAGAGCATTATGATTCTCTAATGGATTTGAAAACGAACAAAGAAGATTTAGATACTGTTAAAGGCTATGTTTCTTACGTCATGAATCTTGCAAAAGATGTAAAAGAAAATATTCTATCTGAAATTAATGAATCTACAATTGACTTCTCTGTCAAACATAGATTTACAATACTTTCGCATCGCATTATTAGGAATAAGATTATTTCTGAGATTTCTAAATCGTAATGTACAGCGAGAGTTGTGTGGATACATGACTCTCGCTAAAACTGGAGGATAAAAATGAACAGAACACTTAAACAATTTTTAATTGGCTTTTCAATTATACTTATTGCATCTATTATTGCCGTTATTATATCTGAATATCCTAATATTTTTAGATGGATTCTTATGGCAATTTGTGTGGTTTTAGGCTCTTTTTTTACTGGAGCACTGGCTTTAGAATTGTATGACACATATAAATGGCATAAAGAATGGAAGGGGAAGGAACGAAAATGAGTAAATTAATCGTTTCTGTTGGCTTGTGTGGTTCTGGAAAATCGACTTATGCAAGCAAACTAGAGAACACTGTAATTCTATCGTCTGATGAACTTCGTCTTGAGCTTTACGGAGACGTGAACGATCAAACGCATAATGACGAAGTATTCAAAGAGTTGCATAAACGAGCTAAAGATGCTCTTAAAGAAGGTAAAGATGTATTCTATGATGCAACAAATGTATCTGCAAAGCGTAGAAAGGCATTGGTAGATGAATTCAGATCGCATGTTGATAAACTAGTTGCAGTTTACTTTGATCTTCCATACGAAATCTGCTTGGAACGTAATGCGAAACGTGATAGAGTTGTACCAGAACGTGTCATTGAGCGTATGTATAAGACTCTTCAAATTCCTACGTATTTAGAAGGATGGGATGATATTCAAGCAGTTTCTTACTATCAAGATGTGTTGCGTAAGCTTTATAGTAAAGAGGATTTGGAAGAAATTATTCTAAATTATGAAATGACACATGAAGAACTGTTTGGACTTCATTTGTTTCAAAGTGAAACATTTAGAAAGATTTATAACCTAGCACAAGACAATAGTTTTCATTCGTTCAGTGTAAGTAGACACAGTTACTATGTTTGGAAAGATATTGTAGATAACTATATGACTTATGACGGATATGATAGACTTGTGCTGGTTTGGGCGGCATTGTTCCATGATACAGGTAAATATTTCTGTAAAGAATTTACAGATGGCAAACGATATGCAAGTTTCATTGGACATGAGAATGTTTCTTCGCAGTTAGCATTCAATACCCTTATGAGTCTCGGTTACTCTATTGACTTTGTTCTTGATGTTGTTGACATTGTACAGAATCATATGAAACTCTTATCAATTGGCGATTCTAGTAAAGGTAAGAAAAAATTGCTTGACTTTGTAGGAGAGCCAGTATATAATATGCTTGTACGATTCAAAGAAGCCGATACAAATGCTAAATAAAATGAATTGGGAGATGATTGTGTGAGTAATCGTGGTGCCAATAGTAAATTTAAAGTTGGAGACAAAGTAAGAATTCTTGATAAGGCTGGAAATGTTGATGACGTATTCTTTATGCGGAATGAAGAGGGATTTGAAGTTGGAACAGTTCATGAAATTTCTGGAGTTACAAATTCTATTTACTGGGCAAAAGGATATTTCTTAAAAGATCATGATCATTCTGTAATCTGGACTGATGGCATGCTGGAACTTGTTGAACTAGAAGAAGGTTTTGATGACGATGACGAAGATAACACAGATGAAAAGGAGATTGTTAAAATGCACAAATACAAATTTGGAGACAAAGTTAAGGTCCGTAGTGATTTGAAAGTTGGAAACTATGATTCTCATGATGAAGCAGGATTGTATTGTAATCTAGATATGCTTGATTTCTCTGGAAAAACTCTTACAATTCTAAGCGCTTCCGACGATTTTGGTGATTATGTAGTAGAAGAAAATGGTTGGTTATGGTGTGATGCAATGTTTGAAGGACTTGCTACTGAAGAAGATAATTTAGAAGAAGATGAGTTTGATGATCTGGACGATTTTCTATGGCTAGATGTAGATTACAACAAGGAAGCAAGCAAACCTGTGTCTACAAAACAAAAAGGTGAAGCAGTTGATATGACAGGTTATACGTATCAAATGACTTTGAATCTTCAACGAGTCATTTACAATGATCCAGCTACAATCATCTTTTACAACTTCAGCACTGATCCAGAAGGCACAGTTCGAAAAGCTATTGCAAAATGTTTGCCAACTGATAGATACAACAAAGATAAAGGCTTGGAAGTTGCTGTACTGAAAGCTTTCCGCAGGGAAATTCAAAACGCTTTGCGTAAACAGTAAGGTGTAAGATAAAATGAATCCTCAAGTATTATTTTCGATAGTTGGTGTGTTTTTCGTTGTTGCATGCATGATTGCACTTTTTAGAGATGAAGAATTGAAAGAAGAACAGGGAGAGGCAATGTCCTCTCCTAATAAAAAAGAACATTAAACCTTAAACCCAAACTAAAAGGAGCGATTAAACATGGATTGGAAAGAAATTTTAGGAAAAGATTTCGGAGTTAAATTGCAGGATGCAATGGCGAAACTTGCAAATGGTATTGGGGTTGCGGCTGAACATTTGTATATCGTACTAGTAAAACAACAGTTGATAGATGGCATTGTAACAGCGATTGGATGCCTAATTGGAATGATCGTGCTTGGAATCTTTGTGTGGAAGGTGTCTAAATATTTGATCAAAAGTAATCAATCAGAATATATAGCCCTTATGCTCTTTCCTGCCGCTGGTTTTATTCTCTGTATGATCTTCTTCTTTATTGGGATTAAACACATTATCAATCCTGAATATTACGCTATCCATGAAATTATGGATACCATTAAAGGAGAATAAATATGAATAAGGCTGATATCGCATTTTTAACATTTATTGTATTGATGATTATTGGTGGTTGTGTAATAACAAATACAGATGCTGATGCAGTAAATAAAGAATATTTTTCTACTGTTGAGAACTTTAATTCAGCCGCAGGAGTTATCGTTGACAACTATACAGGTTGCAAATATATTGTTAATTGGAAAGGTGGAATCACTCCACTTCTTAATGAAGACGGAATTCCACAAGGATGTAAAAACTTAGGAGGTACAAACAATGACACTAATGAATAAACTTAACGATGATTTGAAACAGGCAATGAAAGATAAGGATAAAAATAGAAAGAATGTTATCACTATGATTAAAGCGGCTGTTAAGAATAAGTCTATTGATCTGAAACGTGACCTTACAGACGAAGAGATTATTGAAATTGTAGCAAAACAATCTAAACAAACTAGGGAAGTTTTTCTTGAATTTATAAGTGCCAAGCGTTTTGATCTAGCCACACAAGCAGAAGACGAGATTAAAATTCTTGATAATTATCTTCCTAAGCAACTGACAGAAGAAGAACTTAATGTCATTGTTTCTGAGATTGTTAAGAACATGACTGACGGTGCTAGAAACATTGGGAATGTCATGAAGGAACTTGCACCAAAAGTTAAAGGCAAAGCTGATGGCAAATTGGTAAATCAAATTGTGAAGAAAGAACTGGAAGGCAGGTAGTGTCCATGACAACTGCAACATTCACAATCACAGAAGAACATCTTAAATTGTTGAAGCATATGTATGTCCGTTGGGATGATTGTGAGTTTGGTGCTCCAGCTATTGACTCCAAACGTCCTTATGGAAATGGTGATGTTATTGGAGACATGCATGAAATTTTAACTGGACAATTCCTCGATGAAGAAGATGAAGATTACTATGACTACATTGGAGAACTGGAGAATAAATATACTAAGCTTCATGAACAAATGGAAACAGTTCTTCAAATTTGTTTAGCTACTCTCTCATTTGAAACGGGATTCTATATTAGAGAAGGATATGGCCTTAACTGGAGGAAAGTAGCATGACATGGATGACTCTTTTAGGAAGTGTGATTGTAGTAGGATGGTTCTTGTTGTTGTGGCTTACTCTTGACATCTTTATGGGATGGAAAAGAAAAGATAAATCGTATAAAGGAAAATTCATTTTTAACTGTGTTTGTATTCTATTATTGAGATGGGCGGGGTGGATTTAAAATGTTGTTGCCAATGGTTGATGGTGGAATTTTGAGTGTGGATTATGATAGTGAGTCTTATGGTGGATGCGATACTTGTGATTATGGCAGTTCTTACATTCGCAAATTTGATATTGGTTTAACTACGATAAACATTCATATAGAAACTGAAGAAATGTATGATTATGCCATTTCAGAATATGCCATTTCAGAAGATTTCATGATGAGAATGTTCCTTCATAATGTTGATAAAATCAGACAAATGACGGAATTAGAGTTTTACGAATGGTTGGTAGCAATTGTAAGAGATGAAGTTGGAAGTTCTTTAGATTCATTCTATTATAACGAAGTGTAAATGTAATTTTTAAGTGCTTGACAGATGTAAGAATAAATGGTATACTAGTAAAACATCGGTTAAGGAGGAAGAGGTAAATGAAAAAAGGTAAGACAGTTAAAGGGTTTTATATTCATGACAATGAAGGCGATGATCTTTGGGTAGAACAAAATACTGAAGTAATTTGCTTTGCATATGTAAAAAACGAAGAAGGTTACGTGACCTACTTTCCAAACTATGGAACATCTACTGTTATTGAAATGACTTTTATTAAATTTGAAGATGATCTACCAGTCTTGTAAGAAGTTATTGACATGATTGACAAGTTATGCTATACTATTTAAGTCTTAGAGAACAGCCAGCTAGAAAAACATAAAAAAGATTTAACTAAAACAAACAAATGTAACATAAACAAAACAACAGTTGGTACACATGAAGAATGTTTGATCTCTTGAGACTTATTTTTATGAAAATATAAAAATGAGATAACTCAGGAGGAATTAAAAATGGGTAAAGAATTAGTACAAACAAAAGGTTCGTTCGTAATGAAGGGTATTGTTGATGGTCTTGCTAGGAATGGAGCATATAATGAAGGCAATGTCAATCAGGGTAAAAATGCTGGCAAAGAGTATAAAACGATTCGCTTCCAAGTTCAAACGAGTGCAACTAATAAATTGAGTGTAGAACTGTTTGGTATGGAAATGGATCACGTATTCGCTTACAAGCATGGTAATAAGAAAAAAGGTACTAAAGGCGATACGAAACGCATTGACTTTGAAGATCGTCATGATGATCTACCTACTGGATATCAATTGATTGGTATCAATATGGGACTTGAACAAAACGAAGCTGGTAAAAATATTCGTACTACTATGGTTGCATATGATGCAGTTGAATATATCTATGACAATCTGAATGACGGAGACAGCGTTAAAGTTCAAGGCGAACTTCAATTCGGAGAATATGAGGGTAATCCTCAAATTCGTTATGTAATTAACAGCATTTATAAAGAGGCTGATATTGACTTTGAAGATGAAAAATTCGAAGAAGTAGCTGGATTCTCGCAGGAGATTGTTATTGCTGGAACGAACATCAATAGTGCTGACAAAACTCTTGAAATTACAGCATACACAATCCAATATGGTAATAAATTTACTCCTGCTCAATTTGTAATTCGTCCAGAAGATGACAAAGATTTGGCTAAACTTTTGAAGGCTTTCCAGAAGCTGAAATTTGGCGACTTCATCCAAGTTGAGGGTCTTTGCATGAACAATGCAGTAGTTACAGAAGTTAAGGAAGCTCCAAAAGAGAATCCATTTGGCGGCAAACGTCCAAAGGGCGTTCAGCGTGATACCGTTACAAACTATGTAACAGAACTTCAAATTACGTATGCTGATGGTGCAACTTACAAGAAAGGGTTGTACGATGAAGGAGACTTCGTTGAAGATGAATTGATTGAAGATGAAGATGAGGGCGAAGAGGAAGTTAGCTTTGGAGGCAAGAAAAAAGGTGGACTTGGCTCTGATGATGAGGAAGACATCTCGGAAGATGAATTGCCATTTTAATTTAGCACTAAATAACAGAGTAAATTAAACACACAGGAATGTCAGGTTAACAAAACAAAATAAACTTTTAATATATTTACTTGGCAACGCATGAAGAATGCTTCCTGTGAATCTAAAAAATTCACAGGAGGAAATAATATGTCTAAATTAAAAAATCTTAAAGTAAATGTACCAAAGGTTGCGATTGAAGATTATTTTTGGGTAGTTGCGGGGGTCGCTAAGGCTGGTAAGTCGTCACTGTTCGCAAAAGTTGCTGAAGAATACTTTGGAAATACTGACAGCGGATTGATTATTGGTTTTGAAAAAGGATATTCGGCCCTGAAGGTCAAAGCTGTTGATGTTGATGACTGGAATGACTGGGAGGATATTGTTGACGATCTTGTAGAAAACAAAGAAGAATATGGACTCAAGCTCCTTGCTTTAGACACAGTTGATATTATGATGGATATGGCAATTGATCTTGTAATTCAAGAGTGGAATGCTAAAAATCCATCTAAACGTACTAATGAAATTGGTGGAGTTGGAGCAAAGGGAAATAGTAATCAAGGCTTCGGAGTTGGGACGAATCTGGCAAAGAAAAAAGTAAGAGATTCTATTGCCAAACTGCAAAAAGCTGGTTATGGAATTTTTGCAATTACTCATAGCAAAGATAAAAAAGTAGAAGAGAAAAATGGTGCAACATATGACCAATTGACTCTATCGCTTTCTGCAAGTGCTAATGAAGTGTTTGTTAATATGGCAGACTTTATTGTATTCCTTACTGTTGAAGCGGAGAAGAGTGGCAAAAACTTAGTATCTAAAAGGTACATCAACTTCCGTAGCGATGACTACGTTTCCATTGCTGGCTCTCGCTTTCAAAATGTTCCTAATCGTATCGAATATGATGTGCAAGAATTTCTTGAAGTCTTCCGAAATGCTGTTCAGTCTGAATTTGATTCTGGTGTAAACCTTGAACAAATCAAGCGTGAACAAGCTGAGAAGCGTGAAGCGGCGGCACAAGAGTATATTGATTCTTATAAATCCGAAAGCGGAAGTGATTCTGCAACCGCTGAAGAGCTAATTGAATCTCTCAATACTGCTGTTAAAGCTCTTGATTCCAAGCAAAAAGTAAAAGTCACATCTGGTTTTAAAACAATTCTTGGAGGTACGGCTAATTATTCTAAGATTGATGATGTTGAACTTCTTCAGAAATGCCTTGACTTAGTAGGGGAAATTGTGGGATAATCTACCTCTAACATCATGTTTTAACAAAAACTTAATAGATTTGAGGGTAGCATATGAATAGAAAGAACGTAGTTATTGCGCTAGTTGTTTCATTGGCTGTGACGAGCGGTACGCTTTTTACAACCAATCCTACAAATGTAGGCAGTAATGAAGTTTCTGAAGTTCCTAGCATTGTTGCTGATGTACCAACAATGCTAGAACTACCTCTCTTTAAGTACAGTCATGTGAATGAGATGGCGTTAAACGTACAAAAGGGAAAAGCAGAAGCTACAAAAAAGGAAACAGAAGTGAAGAAAGCTCAGCCGAATATTAAGACTGTCGAAACTGTTAAAAGAGTGGCAACAGTAAAAAAGGTTGAATCTTTCAGAAAGTATGAAATTCCTTTACCAAGCTCTATGCAATCCTTTATTTGGGATTTGTGTAAAAAGGAAAATGTTGATTATGAATTGGTATTGGCAATTATATCATCTGAAAGCTCGTTTAATGCAAAAACAGTTTCATATGACAATTCAAGCCGTGGATTAATGCAAGTCAATACACGCACAACCTTCTATCCTATGGCTAAGAAATTAGGCATAAGAAATCCTGATGTATTTAATGCTGAAGACAATATTCGTGTTGGTATTCATTACATAGCGACACTTATTGACGCTTGGGACAGTAAATATTCAGGTATTGAGTTAGAGAAGCGTGTTATTTTAAGTTATCGCTTTGGTGTTGCTGGTGCAAAGAGGCATAGTGTTAATCATGCATATGTCAAGAAGGTTAGAGGAATTCAGAATAGCCTTCGGACGAAAGGTAAATTAAGTTAATTTTTTTAGGCGTAGACTTTATTGGTTGCGCCTAATTCTTTAGGTAGGTGACTGTGTGAATAAAAGCGGATTCAGTATTGTTTTGGAGGGTAATGAATGTAATTATAAGACAACTGTAGCAAATAAACTTAGTAATTATTTTGGATTTGATCTAGTGAAAGGTTCATCTTTTGAATTGGCAACTGGCAGTAATGAGGATTTATTTAATCATTTTAAAAGCATATCACTAAAACAAAATATTGTAATAGATAGATTTATTTATAGTAATTTAATCTATGCTACACTATATCCGAAGTATACAATCATAACTTCAGAACAGGCAATTGAATTAGAAGAGCAAATGAATAAAAATAATTTTATTGTTATACACTTATATTCTAATGATGAAGCCATAAAAGAAAGATTGTTAGAGCGTGGAGATGAATATATTAAAAAGGAAGAGATTTCCAAGATCAATGAAATGCATTATGATAAATTTATCAATAATAAGACCGATACTTTTGTTATAAATATTGATACTACCAAAAAAACCTCTGATCAAGTATTTAAAGAAATACTAAAGGAGTTATCAATTTGGTAGGCGTAAAACTATTTCCAAAGAAACTATTGACAAGTGTAAGAATAAATGGTAGAATAGAACTTGTCAGATAAACTAATAATGGAGTGATAAACAATGATTATGGAATCTAAGAATAAGAACACCTATGATTTGACAATTACTGATGAAAATTCTTCTACAAGAGTTGATATCTCTTTGAATTACACTGATTTTGAAGATACTGCAAAATATTCTAATGATACAGGATTGTATAGCAAGCCATTTTTTATTGGTGTAAGGGATTCTGTTGACGAATCTCCAGTTGGAAGCGTAGCTTCAATCAATATTGAAGAAGCGGAATGTCTTGCAAATGGATTGCTGTTTATGATTAAACAACTTAAAGCTAAACAGGCAGAGAGGAATGGTCAACATGAGTAAAGAAATTGTTATTACTGAAATCAATGATATGGAAAAACAGAAATATGATTTGTTGAATCAATTTTATTATCTAACAAAAGAAGGACTTATTGCAGAGGACAACGGAGAAGAAGATAAGGCAGTAACAATTGCAGAAGAGCTTTCATATGTAATTATTGCAATCGAAGACCTTGATGAAGAACTTAGACATGTAGGAGAAATGCACAGTTTTGATTACAAAATTAATATTTCTGTGGAGGAAGTGTAAATATGGAAATCATCAATATGCTTGACGACAAAAAACCTGAGGCAAATCTTGGAGATTTGATTATTGATCAATCGGAAAATTATCACATGATTGTTCAGTATGAAGATTTATATTACAGTCTTGATCTTAGAACAATTGTTGTTGATCAAGAAGGATTTGAAGAAATTGATGATCTTATTGATTATTTTGGATATGGAATTAAAATTGTTCCGAAAGAACGGCTTTCACTTACATTAAAATAAACAAATAAAAACAAAACAAGGGAGATGTTAAAATGTTTAAATTCAAACTGTTTTCTATTAAATTAGGAAAAGCAAGGAGATTGGCTGGTTCTGCAACAAATATGTTTGCAAAGGCTCATTCGAAACTTGGTAAGGCAATTGATATTCTGAACAAGGATCGTCAAACTGCTATTGAACATGCTGAAGAACTGCAAAGACAGATTCGTGAAGCTGAATTGGTAATGGATAGTCACAAGAAAGCACAAGACAAGTTGAAAGAATTTTTCGAATAGCAAATGACAGAATAAATAAAAGGGTAGATTAATTTGTAATAAAATTCTTCTACCCTTTCTACTTGAAGGGAGAAGGATGATCAAAGATGGAAGAACGGGAAGTTGAATACTCCACTGTAGGAAATCATATTACAGTTGATTTTTGGGGAGTAGACTTTGATAAAACAAATAATTTAAAGTATCTTGAAGGATTGTTGATATGTGCCGCTGAAGATGCAGGAGCAACGGTTTTGGATGTAGTTTCAAGACAGTTTGAACCAAACGGATGTACTGTATTAATTCTCTTGTCAGAGTCACATGCATCATTTCATACCTATCCGCAAAAAGGCTATATTTCGTTTGATTGTTATACGTGTGGAGAAACAGTTGATCCCTACAGGGCTTTCAAGTTCGTAAAGAGCGTTATTAAACCATCCCGCGTTCACATTAAACAACTTAAAAGAGGTCTTGGGGAAGATTCACCAATCCAGATAATTAATATAGTGGGTGAGTGGAATGGCAATAGTAAAGTGTAATTTTTGTAACCTCAAAGACACTGACAAGAAAGAAATGGAATGTGACACAATTGAATATGATAGTGGTTCAGTTGTTCGCAAGTATTATCATAAAGGTGAATGCTGGAATCAGTTTCTTGCAGAGAAAGAATTTCTTAAAAAAGAAAACGAAGAACGCGACTACTTAAACGAGGTTATAAAAGATATTCATGGTCTAGATATAGTTCCAAGTCAATTCTTCAGCGGTTATCTTCAAGGATTGCGTAATGGCAACTTCAAGATGGGCAAGAAAGTTAAGAAAAGTAAAGAAGGATTCTCTTACAAGTTAATTGCTGACACTTATGTTTTCTGCAAAGACAATATCAAATACTGGCGAGAGAATAAGAAATTTGATGGAACTGTAGCAGAGTTAAGGTATTGTCTTTCAATTGTTGTAGATAAAATCTCATTGGTCAAGAAAAAACAAGAACGTGCTATTCTGAAGAAACAAATTGAAGAAGAAAAAGCTTCTGCTAAATTTACAGATGATGATGCAGTAGAATTTGAACAACGTGAAGTCAAGTTTAAGAAACAGAAAGATGTAAATGATATTTCAGAATTTCTTGATTAAGGAGATGAAGAAATGGACAACAACAAAGTATTTAATAATATCCTTAACACTTTAGAGTTAATTGGGCTTAAAAGAAATTTGGAATTAAGCGAAACACCAATTAATGAAAGAATTGTACGATTAGATCGTGAAACTGAATCTGAAATAAAATTAAGTCTTCCTAGTAGAAATGTTTGTAATTACGCTACAACTCTAGGTGTTTTACATGAAGGTAAAATTTATATTGTCAAATGGAGACTTGACTGGCCTGTGACAGCCAGATTAAAGGACAGAGAATTTTATATTGTTTGTTTAGATGAAATTACTTGGAGAGATGATTGTAGTTTCTTGATAGGAATGAATATTCTTGTAAAATATGATGAGCTTAATTGGCGTGGGAAAGAAGCACTTGATAACTTTTTAAGGAGAGAACAAAAATGAAAACAATTGAAGTAATTGAGTTTAAACTATCTAAAGACATTATGTTTACTGATGATATTGTATATCATGCTGTAAAAGCCGAAAGTGGAGATTATCTTGTATTCTTTAATAGTAAAATTAATCCAAGGCCTTATCCTAGCTTTACAGCATATGCTTGTGAAGAAGTTGAGAAATATTTTGAAGAAGGCGGATGGATTATAGTAAAGAGACATGAAAGTGAGATTTGGTAATGGGCGAACTTCAACCATATCTTGATTTCTTCTTGATTTATGAAGGAGAAGCAGATAAACGTCGTGCTATGATTGAGATGTTTAAGACAATTATTGATGATGATAAATCAACGACTGAACAGAAGATTACTGGCGTTAATAACTTTACATTAGCTTATCTTACTAGCCTAAAATGGTGAGAACAATGCTTAAAACTAACGATAAAGTTGTTCTTCTCGATTCTCCATTCAATCAATCTAGAAATGTTGTTAGCCTAACTGGAACTATTAAGTTTGATACTATTGGTAAATTTGTCTATACAGATTGTGGAAAGTGGATTTATTATTTTGTGAACGAAGTAAACCAAAACATTAAAAAGGCGGAATAAACAAATGAACTATAAGAGACTTGACAAAATGAATAGCGATGAACTTAGCGAAATGGTGATGTCTAACTTTGACCATGAGGTTAATAGAGATGTTGAATTTACTCTTCGAACGAATGAGTCAACTTATGCTGGATATCCAGCATGGAATTTCTATGGATCAGTTTGGTATGAAGATTCTATGTTCCATTGTGAAATTATGGTTTACGGAAGTTACAGGGAAACAATCTCTGCCGAAACTCTTGAAGAGATTATGGAAATAGCTTCCAACAAATATGGATGGGAATAATAAAACCGATTGACAATCTAGTAAATTAGTGCTATAATTCTTTACAGATGGAAGATAAAATAAAAATATGGGAGATGTTAAAACATGAAATTTGAAGAAAAAGTAGAATTTATCGCTGGTAAGCTTGCAGAACTTGAAGAGTTTGTTCAAAATAATGAGATTGCTACAACAGAAGATTTGCTTGAACATGCTTATAATGTAGTGCATGATCTTAGATATAATCCAGTATATGGTGCGTATGTTGAACCACAAGTTCCATTCCATGTCTATTCTGATGATCTTGTAGCTAAGTATCGTGATGATGTTTGGGAAGAGGAAGAAAGTTCTTCTTATTACGAGGATGAAGATAGTTACTATGATGAGGATTATGAAGATGAGTACGATCCAGAAGACGAAGAACACAATTAATTAGAAGGGAGATAAAGCAGATGATAGCTATTGGTTCAAAGGCAATGCTTGTTAATAGACAAGGCGATAAACGATTTATTAGCTCCGATTTTGATGTCATCATGAGCGTTGAAGACTTCCAGAAGTGGAGCAATGACAATCAAGATTTCATCAAGAAGATTTATCCAACTGGAAACAATAAATTTAAAGCTATTGTTTATACAAAAGACGGTTCTGAGAAACAATATGAGATTGAACTTGGATTAAAAGGAACATCATCTGCTTTTCTTCTTGACAACATGACTGAAACTTGTTCTTCTCTAGAAGTACATGGAGTGTTCGGAGAAGTTTATAATACAATCTATCTGGAATATCAATTCTTGACAAAGAAGTCTCACATTATTTATCCAGTTCACTTTGAGAAGAATATTGCAGATTATCATCACATTCTTGAACTTCTTAAATACAATTATGACAACTTCAATTACCAGCAAGACAAATTTATGGAGAAATATTACGAACTTCGCAGTGATGAAGCTAAAGAACGTTACAAAAAGTTTAAGACTCCTAAACTGAATGTAACTAATGAAGATTTCTTTAGTTCCAAGCTTGCGGTTAAACGGTACTTCATTCACGATGATATCCATCAGATGGTTAAACATCATGACAAGCCAGTGTATGAGATGATGAAGAGGGATTTTGACAAGGCTTGGTGCGAGAAGGATATGTTCTTTGCGCTTCCAAAGGAAATGCAGATTCAATGTGTACAGGAAGAGGCGTACACTATCTCTCTTGAACGATACATCATTCCACATGCAGAAGGATGGCAAGACCCACTTGACTGTTACAAACGTGCTGTGAAGCGTATATGCACTACGCTATGTTCTGGATGGTTCAGAGACTTTGCAATCGAAAATTATCCAGAGATTATTGCACGATACGATAAAGATTTTGTAAAAAAGTTTAAACAGAAATTTGAAAATGGTGAGATTAAATTGGTTGAAGGAAAGACAATCGAAGACTTGCCTGAAATTGTAGTTTAATTATGGCGAGACTGGCTGAAAAGCTAGTCTCTTTTATTTATTGAAAGGGTGATTGTATGGCTACAAGAAATACAAAAACAACTAAACCAACTAAAAAGCCAAATCCAAACAAAGAAATTATTGATAAACTTAAAGAGGAAGTAATTATTCCAGAGGCATATATAACAGCACTATTTTGGAATGATCCAGCACAATATGATTTTACTCCAAAAGAAAAACTTGATACAGAATCGTTTTTGAATCCAAATTGGGGATTTTGGTTTGGACTTGGACGATATATGTACTCTGAAAAACATATTAAAAAGTTTGATGACATTTCTATCATGAAATGTATTCAAGAACTTAAGCTTGAAAAGCATTTCGATAAATACGGAGGCTTTGAATCAGTTAGAGAGGTTCAAGAAGAAGTAGAGGGGTTTGAAGAAAACCTTGATGGATACTACAAAGAGGTAAAGAAGTATGGAATGGTTATCCAGCTACTTAATATGTTTGGCCCGCAAGTTGTTGAATGCACTGATAAGTATGATTATAAACGAATGAATAAAGATCAATTGCACACTTACTGGCTTGACAAGGTTAATAAACTTGCAATGGATGGAGACGCAAGATACGAAGAACACTTCTTACTTGACAAACAGAAAATGCGTGAATCACTAGAGAATTGGGATAAGAATCCTAGCATTGGACTTCCATTCTATGACAGCAGAATGTGGACTAATATTTCTACAGGATGGGATTTAGGATGTCTATATATCTATGGAGGTTTTGGTGGCTCTGGTAAGACAAGTTTGATTTTTAATAAAGTTATTATGTCATGTATTGACAAGAAAGAAAAGCTGTTAATCATTGCGAATGAACAAGGCATAGAAGATTTCAGGAAGCTCATGGTTGCAACTGTTCTAGGTATTAAAAAGGTATTCTTGAAACGTCAACGTATGAATGAAGGCGAATTTACTGAAGACGAAAGAAAGAAAATTGAAGATGCAATAGCATGGCTTGAAGGACTTCAAAATTTCGACGAAAAAGTTGTAGCCTTCACTTTTATGGAAGATTACATCATGAGCGACGTGAAGAAGCTTATTCGTCACTATGCTAACCGTGGATATAAATCTGTGCTCATTGATACAGGTAAACCGTCTGAAGGCGATGGAGCATTCTCTATGGCAAGATGGGAACGCTTCACTGAAGACTTTAAAGAGTTGTATAAACTTTGCCGTCCTAACGGTGGTGGCTTAAACCTTAGAATGTGGGTTAATGTACAACTTGCCGACACTGCATTGACACGTAGGTTTTTGAATGAACATGCTCTTGGAGACTCTAAGAAGATAAAAAACGAAGCATCTGTTATGTTTATGGGTAGAGCACTTTGGGATGATGAATATGAAGGCGGAGACAACGCAATTGAAGCTTGGAAATATGTAAAAACTGACCCTGATAATCCATTCCATGACCAAACAAAAGACTATAATCCAGAGACATTTAAGCTTCCTAGATTCACAGAACATAAGGGTAAGAAATATGAGAATATCTATTATGCCATTTTCACTCCAAAAAATCGTCGTGGCAAAGACAATAAGATGGGTCAGGATATTCTTATTCTCAGGGCTGATTTGAATAATAATTCGTGGCATGAGGTTGGTTGGTGTAAAATATTTGATGATAGAGCTTATTAAGAAAGGATGAATAAACATGTACGTCTGTATGGATTGTTTTGAACATTATGATGTTCGTTTTATTGCCAAAACAGAACGCAAAGAATACCTTTGTCCAAAAGCTGATTGTCAAGGAGATGTAGTTTGGTTAGATGAGCTAATTGCTCCAGCAATCATTGTACTAAATAAAAAAGGATATACAACTAAGTACTGTTGCAGTGGACATTGGTATGAGAACTATTCTTATATGTATATCTATTTCAATGATTGGGTATTGTTGCCAGAAAAACTTCCAGATGGATTTGTCAAAGATAAAGGAGATAAAATAACAATTAGAAATACAAATGATAATTTTAAAAATTATTCTGTAGAAGAGAAGTTCAAGTTTGTTACTGAGTCTAATCTAAGACTACTCGAATGGGTAAATGCTTTGCCAGATTGTTATGAAAGAGAGGGTGATTAATATGTGCTTTAAATGTCCTAAAAATATTTCAGATGCAAAATTTTATGATCTTGAGACTGGTGAAGAGATTGGGTCAATTAGCGATTTTAATGTTTCAAACGTTAGTGTAGAGTTTGAAAAAGAATATGAAAGCACCTTCTTTTCACCTTCAAGTTTTAGTGATGGAATCACATTAACAGCAGATGATGTCTATATTAGTGCAAAAGGAATTAAATATCTTTTTGGATTTGATATGGCATATCATCCTTCAGTCATTGAATCTTTTAGACTTGAAAAAATTATGAATCGCACAAAGAATAGACGAATTAAGAAAAAGCTTGAAAAAAGAATTAAAAAATTGGGAGTATGGTATTAATGGAACCACTTGACAAGTAACGCCACAAATGATATAATAAACGAACCGAGCCGATAGGAGTTGATTCGTTTATGAGAAAGATTAAAAAGAAAAATGACACTTTGTTATCTGCAATCAAACAAACTCGCAGTAGAGATTGGGGATTTAAGCCAACTAACAGAGTCATTGCAGATAAAAGAAAGAAGCAAAAGAGGGAAGCATGTCGGATTCGAATAGATGAAGAATAAGCTTCCCTTTCTTTTTTGAGTAAAGGAGGACAGATCAATGAAAGAAGAAGACAAACAACTGAAACAAGAAATAGTAAATAAAATAAATGAACACAGAAACAAAATCAGAGAACTCCAAAGAGAAGTTGAAACACTAGAAAGACAGCTAAAACAAGTAGATGTAAAATGTAAACATGAAAATTACTATTTAGTTGAGAAATATAAAAAACATGGTACAGGGAAAATGGTTAGTGAGTTTCAATGCAAAGACTGTCCTCATTATTGGATCGTGTAGGTGTATGAGATATGAACGATTTGCAGAAAATTAAACAAAGGCTATACGAAGAAGATAAGATAGAAGAATTACTTACCAAGCTTGGCTGTCACGATATTAAATATGTTGGAGGAAGGTTTGAAGCAAGACTCCCTAACGGAAAAGATAAACGTTCAGTGCAAGTTTACAATCAAGAAAAGCTCTCTTCTGCAATAAGAACAAGAGGTGTTAGCGGAGAAGATATTTATTCAATTGTCAGTTACATTAAATTTGAATGCGAAACCGCACAAGCTCGTCAAGATAATCTATCAAATGCAAAGATGTGGATTATTGAAGAGTTTGGGTATCATGACATTCTTGACAAACACAAGAACAGAAAAGACACAAAGGATTACAATAAATGGCTTAAGGATTTGAAGAAGAAACGTAAGAAGAAAAGAAAGATTCAAGATGTCAGGCCAAACACTGCTCTTGATGAATCCATAATCAAAAGCTACTTAATGATTCCTTATACAGCTTGGGTTGAAGAGGGAATTGACTGTGACACTCAGGATGAATGGGAGATTGGATTTGACTGGCAATCTAAGCGCATCGTTACAATGGTTAGGAATATCAATGGAGAGCTTATTGGCGTTAAAGGCAGAACGCTGGACAAGAATTACAAGGAAAAAAATATTCCTAAATACATTTATGTTGAAAGAATGGATAAGAGCATTGAGTTATTTGGTTTACACAAGACATTGCCTTTTATCTTAGATAAGAAAGAGTTGATATTGTTTGAAGGTTATAAGAGTGTATTCAAATCTTGGCAGTACAACTTTCGTAACTGTGCCAGCATTGAAGGTGATGACTTGTCCGATTTGCAAGTCAATCTCATTAAAAGCTTTGGATTAGATTGCTCTATTATCCTATGTTACGACAAAGATAAAACTCCTGATGAAATCATAGAGCAAGCTAACAAGTTGACAAATAGGAAAGTTTATATTGTTTATGATTTTATGGACTGGTTAGAAGGGGAAAAATCTTCTCCTGTCGATGAAGGAGAATTTCTTTGGTCTGAATTGTATAGTGAAAAGATGTTATTAGAAGATTTCATTACTTGGAATAATAAACAGAAAGATAAGAAAAAGAAAAAGGAGAGGTAAACATGGGCAACTATGAAAAGGCAGTTAAAATAGTTGAAAAACATGAAGCATTGACATTAGAATTAGATCAATTGTATGATAAAATTAATAATGAGAAGGAGTCAATTAATATTGATGAATTGAAGTTGCTACTCGATGGCATGACTCTGAGTGAAGGTACTAAATTTTATCGTTCGTTACAAGATAGTGATTTGAAATTTGAGTTATTTTTATATATCAAATCCCGGTCTGAATCTACTAAATAATGCTTGACTTACCATCAAGCATTTGATATACTTATAAATGTCAGATAAAACAAATACAAATTATTGGAGGAAGTAAAATGGCAAAATTTTATTCGACTGGTGTACAAAAGCAAGACAAAAGTGAACGTTCGGTGGTAATTTATCTGGAATCAACTACGCGCCTTCTGGCAATCAAAGAAGCACGTGAAATTGCAAAGCAAGATAATGTAAAGCTTGATGCTCTTGAGGTTCACTTGGTTCAAGGAACTAATGTAGGCCGCCCAGAAATCATTCCTACTGTTCGTTTGAAAGATCGTATCAAAGCTCAACGTGCCGCTGAACTGAAACGTAAAAAATAATAACAACTAGGATGTGACATGAATGAAAGATAAAATTAAAGTAGACATTGTTACATTTGCTAAACACAGAGATTATCTTGGCTTTCATCTTTTCAGTTATGAGGAAGTTCAATTAAAAAACTACGAAGAATCAATGAATTGGGCTTCTTATTATGAGTGGGTTAAACCACCTGAAAAGCATCAACGAACTTATCAGATTTGGAAACAGTATCAAGAATATCTAAATAAATAAGGAGGAATTAAAAATGAAAGTTGGAGATCGCGTAATTACTACAAATGGTGACATTCCATTCTACACAATTGGCGCAGAAGGAGTCATTGTTGAAATTATTGATGGAATGGCTGATGTTGATTTTTATGGATGTAACACTGATTTATATATGGTACAAGAAACTGAAGATGAAGAATATCATTCTTGGTTTGTGCCACTTGAAGATTTGAAATTAATTTAAAAGGAGCTTAACATCATGAGTCGTAGAAATCCAAAGAGTCAAAGAAAAGTAGAAACACAAAAAGTGGAAGCAGAATCCAAACCCCTACCCTGTCAAGATATGACCAAATTTGTTGAGCAGTTGAAAGAAATTGAAACAACCAATAGTGGTAAAGCGCATAATGAAGCGGACGGAATTATTATGAATGCGCTGACTGAACTTGGATACGCAGAACTTGTTGAAGCTTGGCGTGAAGTATCTAAAAAATCAGGAGGTTTTCACTATGTCTGAAATCAAACGTATTACTCCAGAAGAAGTTGTTCAAGCATTTGAAGATACTGGTCTTAAGCCGCATCAAGGCACATATTTTGGAGAACGTGATGATGCATATATCATTCCAGAAGGTGATAATTGCGCTTGTGCAATGGGTGCAATCTATTACAAGGAATTTGGAGTAAAGAGTAATGAGGCTCACGATTATTTTGTAAATAAATTCACTAGAAATTATCAACTTGGATTTGCCTGTGGTTTTGACAATAGCGATAAATTGTTTGAAGGACAAGAACTATTTGATATTGGTTACGAAGATGGAGAAAACGCTCGTTTGACACTTGTAGCAAAAGGAATGATGTAATTTGACAACTCATTATATCTACTTCTCTGAAGATGATCACTTTATTGGCGCAGGAAGTTGTGACGTGGAAAAAGAAGATTTATATAAAGAGATTTATAATGCAATTCAAAAAGATACTGATGGTGCAAGTTCATACTTGCACTTTGGTATCATAACTAGTACAAAAACAGATTTCTTGAAAGAAGCCAAACAACATGGTGATGTCGTAGCTTATCTTAGAGGAATTATAAACCAAATTTATAACGATGGAGATGAAGAATAAATGTTTTCGATCATACTTTTTGCACTTTTTGCTTTGCTAACGGTTTATATTGCAAATAATGAATATAAAAAAGGAGAACAATTTAAGGCTGGAATGTGGTTTGGACTTTCTATATCTTTTGCTCTTAGTCTTGTCTTCGCTGTACTTGATTTGATTGTAAATTAAAATAAATAAAGGTTGTGATTGTCATGAAATGGGTTAAAAGAGAGGTTTCTATCAAACCCAATAAAAGTGACAACATCGTAGCCAAGCTTCTTAAGATTAGAGGAATTTCTGACCAAAAGCAATTCCTCAATCCAACATCAAAAGTCTTAAATGATCCTTGTCTGCTTGCAAATATTAAAGAAGCGGCAGACAAGATTGTTGAGGCTATTAAAAACAATAAAAAGATTGCTATTAGCTTTGACGTTGACGTTGACGGTGTAACCAGTGGTGCAATTATGTACAGGTACTTAAAACCATTTACAGATAATTTGCATATTGTCTACCATCAACGCGAAGACGGACATGGAGTTGAAAACCAACAAGTTCCAGATGATACAGAATTGCTAATCATTCTTGATTCATCTACGAACTCAACAGAAGCTTGTAAAGAGTTGTCAGAAAAAGGTGTTGATATTGTTATTATAGATCACCATTCATTTGAGGAAGATAATCCTTATGCTCTAATTGTAAATCCTCAATTGGATAATTCTCCAAATAAAAGTTTGAGTGGTGCAGGAGTAACATATAAAGTTATTCAAATTATTGACGATACGATTGGATCAGGTACAGTCGAAGATTATTTGGATTTAGTTGCAGTTGGTATGTACGCCGACATGATGGATGTATCAGTTCTTGAGAATAGATATCTTATTACTCAAGGACTTAAGAATATCAAGAACACTGGTATTCTTGCCGTTCTTCAAATGAACGGAACTAATTTGAAAGATATTAATTCTCAGACAATTGGTTTTGGTATTGCTCCACTCATAAATGGAGTAGCACGTATGGGTAAGATTGAACTTGCTATAGATTTACTGATAACTGATGACATGCAAACATGTCTTGACATAGCATCTGAAATGAAGCTTGTTAATGAACAGCGCAAAGATATTGAGAAGGAGTTGTACGAAAAATTTGTTGCAACAGTTAATCCTAACGATAAAGTTATCATATGTATTCATGATGTTGAAAGTAAGAGCTTTAATGGTCTTATTGCGAACAAAATAGCGCAGGAGTTTCAAAGGCCAACATTGGTCATGCGTGATCATGGAGGCTCTTTGGCTGGCAGTTACAGGTCTTATAGCGGATTTCCAATGAGGGAGTTTCTTAATGATAAATCTATTAAAAAGTATACTCAGTATTCAGTAGGCCACGAATTCGCAGGAGGAATTGGCCTAAAATCTGTTAATCTTGAGAAGCTTAAAAAGGTTTTTAATGAGAAACTTGAAGGATATGAGTTTGAATCAAAGATTGTTTACGATCTTGAACTAGACGCTAATGACGTTACTCCTTCATTGATTAAAGATATAGAAAAGTTTGATTACCTGACTGGAGAGGGATTCCCAGTCGCTACCATTCTTGTCAAGGATTTATTTGTCGAAGAAAACCCTAAAGTCTTAGGTAAGACGAAAGAAACAGTTAAGATCAAGTGTGATGGCATTGACGTTATCAAGTTCAAAGTAGACGAAGATTGGGCTAATGATGTCGGAGTCCTTGATTCTATTGAAGTTATTGGACAATTGAAGTTGAATAATTGGCAGAACTGGAAGAAAGAGATAATTACCACGATGCAGATAGTTGCTGACGATTACAGGCTCGGTTAAAACTTTGAAAATACTTGTTGACAAGTAAAAGAATAAATGATAGAATAATACTTGTAGATGAGGAAAACAAATAAAACAATGGGAGATGTTGAAATGTCAGTAATGAAAATTACTAGAATGGTTCAGCCAGATGTGGAATTGCCAGTAGAGAGAATTGAATTTTTTGATGAACTATATGAAGGCACACTTGTGGTTAGTCAAAATTATGGAACTCTTGCATCAGCAAAACGATTTTATCAAGAATGCCCTAGTACCAAGGAAGGGATTGTATGTTTTAGGGCGACTGAGGATGATGAATCAGTTTTGATAGCTTTGACACTAGACGATACAAAACAACTTGCCAAGGCTCTTCAGTCAATGGTAGATTATATCGAATGTTAAGGAGTGTAATAAAATGTTCTCACTTCTTGTAGGAATTATCTTAGTTCTTATAGGTGCTGGATTGGTAGTTACAGCAATTTATAAGATGGCAAAAGTTTTTACAAAAAACAAATAAAACAAAAACAAATCGGAGGAATTTAAACAATGAACGCAAAAGTAATTGGAGCAATTGGTGCAGTAGTAGTATTTGGTGGAATTATCCTTGGTGCAATGTCATTCACGTCGATTGGTGCTGGTCATGCTGGTGTAGTTTGGAGTCGTAATGGTGGAATTGAAGATAAGCCGCTAGGTCAAGGTTGGCACTTTGTAAACCCACTGGTACATGTTACTGAATATCCTGTAGCAACAGAAACTGTTCAGTATGAAGACATTCGTTTGGGAACGAGTGATGGAAAGCCAATTCAGACTACAATCTCTTACAGCTATCACATTGAACTCGACAAGCTTCCACAGGTGTTCAATAAGTTTCGTGGTCAAGGTACTGGAGTAATTGAACAAGGATTTTTGAAACAGCGTTTGATTGAAGCGGCTAAAGATGTGACTACGAAATACTCTGTACTTGAGGTTCTTGGTGAAAAGTCTCAGGAAGTATCTCTTGCAATCCAAAAAGGGTTTGCTGAAGATGCTAAAGTTGTAGCGGCTGGATTCGTTATTGAATCTGTAACATTCCAAACGCCTACTCCTGACGATCAAACACAAAAGGCTATTCAAGCAAAAGTTGATGCAGAGCAAAAGCTTGAACAAGAAAAGATTAACCTTGAAAAAGAAAAAATCATGGCTGATCAAAAGCGTGTAACTGCTCAAGGTGAAGCTGACTCTGCTCTGATTGTCGCTCAAGGTCAAGCTAAGGCAAATGCACTGTTGAATCAATCCCTTACCGACAAAGTTATCCAGAATAAAACTATCGATAAATGGGATGGTAAATTGCCTGCTGTAAGTGGAAGCAATTCGATGGTTCAAGTTCCTCTACCTAACTCCAAGTAATTGCATCTTTGACAAGAGGATATAAGTGTGATATAATATAAGTTACCATTAGAGAATATGGTATTCTTATAAACGTGTCATCTCCAAAGTGAGGTGGCACGTTTATTCATCTTATAGTACATATTACACAAATGACAAGAAGGGAATGGATTGACAATGGAAGTTATCAAGAGAAGTGGTCAGAAAGAATCTTTCAATTTCGATAAAATTATGAAGGTTCTAAAATACGCAATTCAAGATGAGGATATGTATAATGAATTTGCAGATGATTTGCAAATGAATGTTAAAAAAGATATGACTACTACGGAGATTCAGAATATCTTAATTAAAATTGCCGCAGAAAAAACTAGTGTTGAAAATACCAAATGGCAATTTGTAGCATCTAGACTATTGGCATATAATTTATATAAAGAAGCTAGTCGTAATAGAGGGCATAAAAAGAAATTTGGTTATCATGGATATCCCAAAATGGTCAAAGAACTTGTTGCAAGCGGCTTATATGGTTCATACATGACAAAATCTTACACTCACTCTGAGTTAGAAGAATTGGGTAAATATATTAAACCTGAACGTGATGAGCTTTTAAACTATGGTGGAATTGATATGCTTTATCAAAAATACTTGGTCAAAAGTAGAAAAGGTGATGTCATTGAACTTCCACAAGAACGCTTCATGGCTGTTGCAATGACTCTGGCTACTGTTGAGAAGAAGGGTGAACGTGTATACTGGGCTAAAAAGTTCTATGATGTAATTTCCAAGCTTGACGTTATGGTAGCTACACCAACACTTTTGAATGCTGGTAGACCGCTTACACAAATGAGTAGTTGTTTCATTCTTACAGCAGGAGATAATCTTTGGAGTATTAAAGATGTTGATCAAAATGCCGCACAACTTTCTAAATACTCTGGTGGTATTGGAATTTATGTGGGCAAAATCAGAAGTCGAGGGGCTAAAATTCAAGGTATCAAAGGCTTAAGCAATGGTATCATTCCTTGGTTGAAAGGATATGGAATTACAGCTAAATCTGTTGACCAACTTGGTTCTCGTAGTGGTGCAATCGCTGTTTATGTTGATTGCTGGCATCCAGACATTTTTGAAGTTCTTGGTATGAGTAAACCAAATGGTGATGAGAGAACACGTGTTCTTGACTTGTTCCCTGCAATGTGTGCATCTGATTACTTTATGGAACAAGTAAGAGCGCGTGGCAAATGGTGGCTTATTGATCCTCACGAAGTATATGACAAGAGGGGTTATTATCTTGCTGACTTCTACGGAGAAGAGTGGACTGAAATTTATAAATCTCTTGTTGAAGACGAGACAATTGAAAAAACAGAAGTTAACGCAATTGATGTAATGCGAAAATTCCTTGAGAGCGCTTCAGAAACTGGTAAGCCATTCATGTTCTATCGTGATACAGTAAACAAAATGAATCCCAATAAACATGCTGGAATGATTTATTCATCCAATCTATGCACAGAGATTAAACAAAATATGAGTGAGACTACATTTGATGAGCAATATGTTGATAGACATGGTAAATTGCATACGGTTAAAAATGTTGGTGATACAGTAGTTTGTAATCTATCTTCTTTTAACATGGACAGAGCAAATCATCTGACAGAAGAAGAATTTGAAGAAACATTATATCTACAAATGCGTATGCTTGACAATGTTATTGATGTAAACTTCTATCCTATCAAAGAAGCAGAAGTGACGAATAAGAAATATCGTGCTGTTGGTGCTGGTATTATGAACTATCACGCTTACATGGCTAATAAGGGTATTGTTTGGGAATCTGAAGCACATATTGCAGAAGCAGACAGGTTCTTTGCAAAGTGGAATTACTATATCGTAAAAGCAAGTTATCTTTTGGCTCAAGAACGTGGAGCTTACTCTGTATTTGAAGGCTCTGACTATAATACTGGAGATTATTTCGTTATTCGTGGACTCTGTACACGTGATGAAGAAGGGAATTTGCAACCAGTCGAAGGCAATGAACACTGGTACGATCTTGCGGTTAATATTGTGGAAAATGGTGTACGTAACGGCTGGATGGAAGCGATTGCTCCAACTGCAAGCATTTCTGTAATCTCTGGAACAACGGCTGGAACTGACCCAATCTTCAGCAAATTCTTCTTTGAAGAAAAGAAGTATGGTATGATTCCGCAAGTTGCTCCTAATCTTAACGAAGACAATTTCTTTTACTATAAAGAAGCTAATACAATTAATCAAACTTACTCTATTAGAGCGCAAGGAGCTAGACAAAAGCATATTGATCAAGGAAATTCTTTCAATCTTTATGTTAATCAAAATACGACTCCTAAAGAAATGCTTGACTTCTATGATCTTGCATGGCAAGAAGGTTTGAAATCTGTTTACTACATGCGTACAAAGACACTAAGCGTTGAAGAGTGCTTGAGTTGCCAATAAACAATTTAAAAGTTTCGTGGTATCGTTTTTAATAATCTAAGAATAAATAGTGTGGCGTTTAATAGCGCCACACTGACATAAAAGGAGAATGAACATGAATTTAGATAAAAAGAAACTATTTAATGAGAATGGTGATCGTGGCACAAAACGTATGATTGGTGGCTCCACTACAAATATTCGTGAATGGAATCGTGCCAAATATCCTTGGGCTAATCAACTTAGAGTAGTTATGGAGAAAAACTTTTGGGTAGCTGATAACGTTTCTATGACTCAGGACAAGACTGACTTTAAAATGTTAAGTACTGCTGAACGTAGAGCATTTGACAAGTTTATTTCATTCCTCAATTTCCTTGATTCATTGCAATGTGAGAACCTTGACTTCCTTAAGTCTTATATCACAGCACCAGAAGTATCTAGTTTGCTTACACGACAAGCATTCCAAGAAGAGGTTCATGCCCAAAGTTATTCTGTTGTAATTGACACTGTTTGCGATTGGGAAACACAGGAGAAGATTTATGATGAGTGGCGTAACGATCCCCTTATGTTTGAGCGCAATAAGATGATTGCTGATCTGTATCAGAATTTCATTGATGATCCAACTGATGCAAACTTTGTCAAATCCTGTATGGCTAACTATTTACTTGAAGGAATCTATTTCTATTCTGCATTCACGTTCTTTTATTCTCTTGCTAGGAATAAGAAGATGATTAATACTGCTAGTATGATTAAAGAGATTCAAAAAGATGAGATTACTCATGTTGTTATGTTCGAAAACATTTTGAAAGAGCTTCAAAAAGAAAATCCTGAACTGTTTACTCCTGAGTTTATTGAAGAGTTGCGTGAAATGGCACGTACTGCTGTCAAATGGGAAGTTGCATTTGGATTCCATGTTATGAATGATGAAATTGACGGAATCACAAATGTACAACTTGAAGCGTACATTAAATTCCTTGCAAACAATCGTATGAAGCGTATTGGATGGGAAGACTTGTATCCAGAAGTAGGACATAAGAATCCTATGAAATGGGTAGAGAGTTATGAAGATCAAAACAATACTAAACAGGACTACTTTCAAACGACTGTTACAAATTACCAGAAGACTCATGATAAAAATTGGGGAGACCTGTAAGGAGAGATTTAAATGATTATTAATATTAAAGATAAAGATGAATTTATGAAATTGAAAAAAGGCGAGACTATCGTTAAATTCGGTGCTCCGTGGTGTGGTCCATGTAAATCTGTTGATGGGTTACTGGATACACTTTCTTTGGATACTATTGCCAATATTCTGAAGGTTAATGTTGATGAAAATCCAGATATTGCAGGAGATTTTAAAATTATGTCTATCCCTGTCGTAATTCTGTTTGATGCTGAAGGAAATGAAATAAGGCGATCAAATGGATTTAAGCCGGGAGAGCTTCAAGAAATTATCGATCTTACAAAATAATCATTGACAGATGCAAGAATAAATGATATAATAACTTATGTAATTGAGAAACAAAGAAAGCGCTTTCATAAGCTTATCTTATATAAACCACATACTAAAGGAGATGCATTTAACATGGCTAAACGCTACTACAAATTGCAAGAAACGATCTGGATCAAAGAACTTAAGAAAACTGGTGTTGTTCAAAAACTTGACATTCCTAACCTTCAAGCAGAAGTTACTTATGTTGCAAGCCGCGAAGGTGGCAATACGGTAATTAATCGTCAAACATTCAAATTTGAACAGATTGACAAGCTGAAGCGTAAAGATGAGGTAGCTAAGACTGATGAGAAACCGCTTACAATTCTCGTTAAATACTTTGATGGGGACTCAGAAGAAATTACGAAAATTCCTAATGGAGACTGGATTGATCTTCGTTCTGCTGTGTCAATGGAATATAAAGCAGGAGAATCTATTAAATTACCTCTTGGAGTTGCGATGTCTCTTCCATTCACTTACGAAGCCCATGTTGCTCCGCGTGGTAGCACATTTAAGAATTACGGAGTTATTCAAACAAACTCTGTTGGTATTGTAGATGAGAGTTATAAAGGGCCAGATGATCAATGGTTCTTGCCATTGTACGCATTGCGCGATGGAAAGATTGAGAAAGGTGATCGCGTTTGTCAATTCCGTATTATGAAGAAAATGGAAAAAGTTAACCTTGTTAGAGTAGAAGAACTGAAGAGTCCTAATAGAAATGGTTATGGCTCTACTGGAACAAAATAAATGAAGGAAATAGAAACAAAGAAAGGATATGTACTCGTAGATGACCATGTTTATGAGTACATATCTCAATGGAGATGGCAAATAGGTAAAAACGGCTATGCTTGCAGAGACTTTTATGAAAGAGGAAAAAGAAAAACAGTAAACTTGCATAGACTTATTTGGGAAAAATTTGTTGGTACAATTTCTGACGGCCTTTATGTAGATCATATTAATAGGGATAGGCTAGATAATACGTTAGATAATTTAAGACTTGTGACTCCTCATCAAAACAGTCTGAATTCTAGCAAGCAATCAAACAACTTGTCTTCTAAATATAAAGGTGTAACAAAAAATAAGCAAACTGGTAATTGGGTAGCCTATATAACAAAGCACAAGAAAAGGAATTGTATTGGCTCCTTTACAAATGAAGAAGCCGCCGCCAATGCCTACAACTATCATGCAGAAAAAGAATTTGGAGATTTTTCTAGTCTTAATGAAGTTGAAATTGTGATGAGTTACAGTGAGTGGAATAAATTTATGTTACCAAAAAGAGGTTTAAATAATTACTCTGGCATATCTTTTAGAAAAGATAATGGCAAATGGAGGGTTTTATTGTACGATCTTCAAAAAAATAAAATCAATGTTGGTCATTATAACTCTGAAAGAGAAGCATTGATTGCAAGAAATAATTATGTAACAAATCATCTAGAGCTTGCTGATAAATATCCAATTGAAGAGTATGAGTAAATGTAAGATAAAATAAGGCTAAGAGGTCATGAACTTCTTAGCCAAACTTTTTCTAAGGAGTGATAATATGGAACTTAAATTTACAGAAAAAGAACTTAAAGATATTATGTGGAGTGATTCAGATCATGAACTTGTTTATGAGGGCGACTGGGAGGATCAGGGCAAATATCAGATTTCCGAAGTAGTATTTCGTCATGCAGAAGATGGAAAGTTTTATATGTTCGCACCAGTCAGAACGGGAAATCATTATAGTGGTTATGAGCTAGAGTTTTGGGACACTGACGTATGGGAAGTTGAACAAAAAGAAATTGTAGTTACAAAATGGGTTGAAGTAAATGGCTAAAATGTGCGAGAACGGATGTCATATTATTTGTGATTTTTGTATTTATTATAAAGATAATTATGAAGATAATGAATTTTGTGGAGAAGGAATTTGTACAAAAACAAATACAGAAACAAGCTTCTCAGGAGCATGTGAAGAATTTGAGTGTTTTAATTATAGAAAAGGTGAGTGAACAAAATGGCAAATTATAGTTTTATTAAAGACAATGGTATTGTGTTGAACGTAATCAAAGCATCTCCAAACAATATTATCCTTAAAGCAATTAACAGCAACGTTCTGTCTACAACTGATTTTGGAATAAATGGTGGATTTTTTTACAATACTGATTTGTTATCCATTGCAGTAAACAACGACGTTCCAGTTAAAGGGGTAGCTGATGGCTATGGTTCTGGTTGGTTTAATGAAAAATATAAGCGTGGAACACTTGTTTGGGATAAATCTGCAAGCAAATATAGTGTGCAAGTTGTAAGTTCTGCAAGTGATATTCAAGTTACTAGTCGTATTTCCTATTGGGCACAAGGTGGCATTAGTATGGGGCTTCAAAATGAGTCTGGTTGGTATGATCAAGCGTCTGCTGAAGGCATGCCAAATATCGACGGCAAAACGACTCGTACAGCGTTGGTTTACAACAGTGGTCTTAACATCTGGCTGGTAGTTACAGAGACGCCATGTACAGCAGAAGCGTTTAGGAGCGCTATCAAAGGTCAAATTGGTTCGGGAACATTGGTTGACGGCGTATTTCTCGACTCTGGTGGAAGTTCTCAGATGAGATGTGCTGAAGTAAGCATTGATGGAGATGGGAGAACTGTTAGGCAAATGATTGCGCTTATTAATAAATAAGGTGGAGATAAAATGGGTGTAGATTGGTATTCTTGTAGAAATTGTGGAGACACGTTCCCTGACTGTGGCCCACATGAAAGTTGTGAATGTGGAGAACATTGGTGCTGTAGCAGTTGTGCTGAAGAAGATGGAATAAATTATAAATACGATGAAGAAGATGACTATGAAACAATCAGTTGCAATTATTGTCGCGAAGAAGATTTCGAAGATTATGAACTTCTATATTTTCTTTTTGAAAAGCATAACACTTCCAGACAAAAAGTAATTGAGCAATATAAGCAATGGAAGGAAGATGACAATGAGTAAATTATACGAACTTTCAGAATCATTTCGTAAGCTATACGAAATATTTGAAGATGCTCTTGACAATGATGAACTTGATGCTGATTCTGAAGAAATGTTTCTAGATACGCTCGAAAGTCTTGAAGGTGAAATCAGTTTCAAAGTAGAAAATATCTGTAAATTTATAAAAAATATTGATGGTGACATTAAGGCTCTTAAGGCTGAAGAAGATCGTCTAAGCAAAAAACGTAAGGCAATGGAAAACAAAGTTGAATCTCTTAAGAAATATATGTCTGATATGCTTATCAATGCCAAAATCAAGGAAGTTAAAGCTGGAAATTTCAAAGTAAAATTTCAAGCAAGTCCTCCAAGCGTTGAAATTCTTAATCCTGAGCTTATTCCTGCTCAATATCGTGAGCCACAAGAAGATAAAATTCTAAAGTCTGAAATTATGAAAGAATTGAAAGACAAAAAAGAAGTTGCTGGTGCTAAACTAGTAGATGACAAAGTTCATTTACGCATCACTTAAGGAGGCTAAAACATGAGTGTAGAACGCAAGGATTATATTGTTCTTGGCACAAACATTAGAGATCACTATGATGCTAACTATGACGAGTGGTGGGAAGATGACGAAATGGTTCTCTATCTTGAAGGTTCTTCAGAGGTAGAATTTCAAATTATTCCATCTTGTTATGATAGTAGTTATGCTATTGCTGGCAAAATTCTAGGAGAATATGATTACCATGAAGGATTGCCAATGATTAATCTTGCTAATTTTAATTTTGATGCTGAAGACTATTTCAAAGTTGAAAAGTTTTTGCATAAGTTTAGTTTAAATCTAAAGCCAGAGCTTTTAATTTTCACACATTGGTACTAATCGTAGGAGGTCAGATATGAAAGAATATTTTGTTGTAGTAGTAAATGCTCAATTTAACATAAAAACTTCTGATTATTCTGTAGGTAATTTTGACAATTATCCAACACTTGACCAAATTAAAGATGCCATACTAAGTATTGACGGAACAGGAACTGAACATTCGAAATTTAGAGCTAATTATGCAAGAGTTGAAAAACGATATAACTTACAGGAGGAATAAAAAATGATAGATAAATCTAATTATGGCAAAGTTGGAGACGCACTTTATGTTAAAATGACAGAAAAAACTTTTTCTGATAAAGCAAGCAGAGGATTTCATTTAATTAAAGATATGACCGTCTTTACGCCAGAACAAATTAATTCTGGATTTTTTGGAGCTATTGCCACTGGTATTCCTATTTGTATTGACAATAATACTCAGGGTGATTATGAAGTTGTTTGTGAATACGGAATTGAAATTCATGAATGGGATGATAAATAAAATGAAAAAATACGCTATTTATTATGGTCTTGGTGGAGGATTTGGTGGAGCACGGTTCAGCCATATCGAAAGTTTTTATAATTATGACTCTGCAATGGATTACGCTTATGAGTATGCTTTAGAAGAGTATATTAATTACACAGGACTTCATGGACTACGTAGTTATGAAGAGATTATGGAAGAAGAAGGCGTAGATCAATTCGATGCAGAAGAAATTATGCTTCAAGATGCTGAATCATGGCTTGACTACTATGTAAAAGAAGTATTAGATGATCAAACAGAAGAGGATTTTGAATAAGGGTGATTAGAGATGGGTAGTATTTATGCCATTGTAAATAAAATAAATGGAAGAATGTATATTGGTAGAACAAAAAAATTTAAATCCAGATTGGCTCAACATAATCATATGTTGAGCCAAGGAGAGCATGAAAATAGATTGATTAATGAGGATTTACAAAAATACGGAAAAATAAGTTTTGAAATATATGAAATAGAAAATGTATCTGATAATAACAAATTATATCAATTAGAAATAGATTATATAAAAAAGCATAATACCTGTGTGTCTGATGGAGGATTTGGTTATAACATTTCTTCTGGAGGTGAATTTTCTTCGGGCGGAGTTAAATTATCTGATGAAATAAAAAATGAAATTAGTAAAAAAATGAAGGGTAGAAAATTCTCTAAAGAACACTCTAGAAAAAAATCTGAAGCACAAATTGGAAGCAGTAATCCTATTGCTAAAAGAGTTAGCGTAAATGGTAAAATATATGAATGTATTAAGTATGTCTCTGTTGAATTAAGCTTAAAGCATAATACTGTTATTTACAGGCTCAATTCTAAAAGTGAAAGATTTAAAGATTGGTTTTATTTGTAGGAGGAATAATTTATGAATAGCAATGAACAACAATACCTTAATGCTTTGAGAGATATTTTAAATAATGGACTTGATACTGGAGACAGAACTGGCACAGGGATGCGTAGTAAATTTGGTGTGACAATGACATTTGACTTGTCAGATGGGAGATTTCCATTGTTGACTACTAAGAAAATGTTTACACGTGGAGTGTTTGGAGAGTTGATTTGGTTTTTATCTGGCTCTACATCCAATACAGAACTTGAAGAGAAGTACAATGTTAAGTTCTGGAGAGAATGGGCAAATGAAGCTGGAATGCTACCAAATATATATGGAAAACAATGGGTTAGATGGGAAGATTCAAAAGGAAATATTTTTAATCAAATTAAATATGTGATTAACGAGATTAAAACCAATCCTCATAGCAGACGAATTCTATTCACTGGATGGAATGCTCCTGAAATGCAATATGAAGATACTGCATTGCCCTGTTGCCATAGTACAGTTGTACAATTCTATGTGCGTGGTGAGTATCTTGACATGTATCATTATCAACGCAGTGGAGACTTCTTCTTAGGCGTTCCAGTTAATATTGCCTCATATGCGGCACTGCTTCAAATGATTGCTGATCAAACTGGGTACAAGGCTGGAGTTATGACTCATACAGTTGGTGTAGCTCATATTTATCACAATCATATAGATCAAGTCATTGAACAACTATCAAGAGAGCCCTATGAAGCTCCAAAGTTAATTATAATGAATAAACCTGAGACTATTTTTGAATATGAGGTATCTGATTTCGCGCTGATTGAATACGAACACCATCCACTTATCAAGGGAGATGTTGCAGTGTGACAATTAATATCATTGTGGCAATGGATAAGAACGGTTTGATTGGAGCGAATAATAAACTACCTTTCCATCTTCCTGCTGATCTTTCTTATTTCAAGCGTATGACCAGTGACAATGTTGTTATCATGGGCAGAAAGACTTATGAATCTATTGGAAAGCCTTTACCAAATAGAACAAACGTTGTATTGACGAGACAGCATATTTATCATGAAGGATATCACTTTATTCATTCCATTGACGATGCTCTTGAAATGGATGCTATATCTTCATATGAGAGAGATATCTTCATAATTGGCGGAGAGGATATTTACAGACAATTTCTACCCTATGCAGAGAACCTTTTCATTACTGAAATTGATCATGAATTTGAGGGAGATTCATATTTTCCAAAATTTGACAAAAATGATTGGGATTTGATCGGTCAAAAAAACGGTGTAAAAAATGATGCCAATCCATATAATTATTGTTTCAAAATATATACAAGAAGCTTGACAGATGAAAGATAAAGTAGTATACTATAGGTAGCGGTGGAGAACTGCTACCTCTTTTTATAACTCAAACAAAAGGGAGATAAAACGAATGAAGAATCAACTGAATGTAATTGTTACAGATGAATTGATTGATTATTGTGCTGAAAGATTTCTTAAATCTCCATATCAAAATCAAATGACATTTCAAGCTTATTTCGACAAGATGGTTCAGGAGGAATTGAAATGAAACTCTATCTTGACGATCTTCGTCCATGTCCTGAAGGATTTACAATTGCCAGAACAGTAGAAGAGGCAATTGATATTTATAAAAAGCATGCATTATCAGAAGAGTCTAAGATTATCTCTCTTGATCATGATCTTGGAGGACTTGACGGAACTTATAAACGTACTGGCTATGATTTTTGCAAATGGCTTGTAGAAGAATACTATAATCATTCTGAAGATGGATGGCTTTTTCCTGATATTATTTACTTGCATACAAGCAATCCTGTCGGCAGAAATAATATGTTTCAATTGTTAGAAAGATATGCTCCAAGTTACACTTTTATTAGCAGAGCACCTATGCCGCACTATGAATCTGATGGTTCAGTATACAAAGAAGATATTGGTATTGCAAAACTAGAAGAAGACGATGAGTTCTTTAAATAAATGTAAGATAAAATAAATTAACTAAACAAAAGGAGAATGCCAAAAATGAAAAAAATCTTTAAGTATAAACTTGTAGCCGATGGTGAGCAATCTATCCTTATGCCTAGACATGCTGAAGTAACATCTGTTATTGAGCAAAATGGTGATATTATTGTCTATGCCATTGTTGATGTTAACAATCAGGAAGTTCCTCATAAGTTTTGTGTTCTTGGCACTGGTTGGGATGCTAGTATTATTGCTGAGAAACGATATGCTTTCCTTCAGACGGTTAAAGTTGGGACATATGTTTGGCATGTGTTTGTTGGTACAAATGTATAAAATAATAACTTTTAAAGAGGTTGATTACAATGGGGTTGTTTAATATCGACGATTATTCGTCATTGATTTGGGCTAAAGACAAACAAGAGGCTATTGATATCTTTCATGGCCTTTACGATGAAGTGCTTGGTAAAGTTACGCAAATTCATGAAAATGAAATTGTGTACTTTGTACAAGATGAAAGTACTGGAGACATTGAGTGGAGTATTCAACAAGGAGCAAAATTTCAGTCACCTAAGCCTAAAGCCTTAACAGTGTCTAAGTTTGAAAATAGAATACTGTCTTCACTTGGCAAGGTGTAAACCTTGCTTTTTTAGCATAATTAAAAATACAAATAATGGTAGGTGAGTGTCATGAAAAATATTGAAGTTAAGTTTGCTGTTGGTGACAAAGTAAGAGTTAAAGATTATAAAGGTGTATTTACAGTTTTTTCTGTAGTTGCTGAAATGACTGGCGATGATATTATTTGTAGTTATACGCTTGTACAAGGAACTAGCTTTATGATTGACATTATGGATGAAGAAGATATTGAAGGCGTAGATGTCGATGAACTGGATGAACTGCTTGTTGATGACAAGAAGCTATCTAAAAAGGATGTAAATTTCCTACTTGACACTTACAATAAATACAAAGACTTGGAAACTCTCTACGCTTCACTTGGTCATAAAACTGAATATTCTGAAAAATGCGAAAAGATTGTGTCGTACTTGAAAACGCATACATGAAAGGTTGTGATTATCAAATAAGATTATAATTAGTTGTTGCTTTTCGGTCAGTCAACTTAGAAAATACATCATGAAAAGAGGAATTTGTATGTTACAACAATTTGAGAATTTTATTAAAATTAAAGATGGTCACAATGTCAATTTTAGAACACAACCTGTAGTTGGTGATAATGTTATTGCTGTTGCTAAAAGTGGAGAAGTATTCCAAACATTTTCTGTTACTGGAACTTGGTGTGTAGCTAGAAGAGAGTCCACTGGACAGCTTGGTTATATTACTACACTCGAACAATACGTTGAGCCATTTGAGCCTGAATGGTTGAAGAAGGCTAAAAGACTTATTAATTATGGTGAAAAATATCTTGGAACACCATACGTGTTTAGCTCTAGTAGATCAAATGATAATAGCTTCGACTGTTCTGATTTTGTAAAGTGGTGTTATGGCGAAGAGCTTGGAATTACACTTCATTCCGATAGCAGATCGCAATTTGCTAATGATGGAGTTGCTATTGGTAATGGTTACGACATCCTGAGAACTGGTGATGTAATTTTCTTTGACACGAATCATGACGGAATCGTTAATCATGTTGGTATTTATGTTGGAGCTTATAAGATTCTTCATACTTATAATACTACATGCGATATATTTGACAAGAACATGGTTAAGATTAAAGATAATTGCGGTGGAGTAACTTACTCTGAATATAAAGATGGTACAAGCTGGAGAAAAAATACCGTTGGTGTAAAAAGAATACTGCTGTAAACATTGGGTCTGCTAGATTAATTTCTAGCAGATTTTTTATTTTATGCTTGACTTACTGGATAATATAGGTTATAATTCTATTTGTGGTTAAGAAAACCGGATTAATAGAAAATAATGCTTGACTTATTGGTAAATGTAAGATAAAATAAAAACATAACAAACAAGGGAGATGTTGAAATGAATAAGTTTAAAGTTGGAGATATTGTAACTGGACTAACTAATTACGAGTGTCATGGAGAAGAGAATCCATATGGAATTACTGATCATAAAATGACCAAGGGAAAAGTCATTGATTTAGAAGAAGAAGGCTGTATTAAAATTGAAATTTTAGAGCATGAAAGTAGCGCATACGTTGGAAAATATTTTTATGTCCGAGAAAAATACTTTAAACTGGTGAAAGGGGAACCAAGTAAACCAGTAGAAAAAGTAGAAGTCTCTGCTAATCCATCTGGTGGACGAATTAAAGTTATAGAAGAAGTTGGCAAAACATTCTTGATCATCGACAAGAAATATACTATCTGCCTTGAAGGTAATTTCTCTATTAGCATCCTGAACAAAGACGAAGATGTATACAATGAAGAAATTGGAAAAGCTCTGGCTTACCTCCGTTTCGAACAAAACAAATAAAAGAAGATAAAACTAAAGGAGAATGTAAAATGGAGAACAAATTTAAAGTTGGAGATATTGTAACTGGCAACGAATTGAGTAATGGGGAATATGGAATAATATCAACAGATATGCTAAAAGGGGAAGTTGTTGACATTCTTGGTCGTGAAATGACTATTCGGGTTTTAGAGCATAATTGCCCTCAGTATTACGGCGATGAATATGTTGTTAAACAAGAATGCTTTGATCTTGTAGAAGATAAAAAAGAAGTTAATTCATCAAAAGATAAAGAAGATATTAAAGCAGAAACACCGAAGAGTGATGCCAAAATTACTCTTGAAGATATGATTATTGTTGCGGCAGTTGGCGAATTCCTTGAACGGAATTATGAAGATTCTGTTGCAGAAGTGGCAGGCGTTAGAGAACTTATTCTATTCACAATGGAGTCTATTAAAGCTACCAAAAGAATTCAAGAAGAAGATAAAAACTTTAACGAAGTTGAAGAAATTAGAAAAATCCTTCGTAAGTATGTAAAAAAAGCTCTATAAGTGAAAGATAAAATAAATGGGGTGCGGATTGATTTCTGCACTCCAAAAACGAAAGGATGAACTGAATGTTAAAAGATTTATTTTCTAATCCTCTTATTTTGACTGATACGTACAATCTATCTCATCAATTTCTCAAGTTCAATAATGACTGGGAAGTTAGCCATGTTTATAATAGAAAGCGTCCAATGGTACTTTATGGGGTTTCTGAAGCTGTAAATCGTGTTCTTTCTATTAAAATTGAAATGTGGATGGTTGACGAAGCTGAACAATATGCAAAAGAAAAAAGTATGCCATTCCCAAGAGAGTTGTGGGAACGAGTTGTAAATGAATTCAATGGCTATGCACCAATCATGATTGAATCTCTTCCTGAAGGATCATATATTCCTGCTGGTACACCATTCATGCAGATTCGTAATACCGTTGAAGGATTTGGCGAATTAAAGGATTGGTGGGAAGGTATTATTCTTCAAAATGCTTTTGCCTCTGGTTGCGCTACACGTGCATATGAAATGGCAAAGTATCTTAAAGACAACGATCTTCCAATGATTCGTTTTCATAGTTTTGGATGGCGTGGGCATCAATGTCCAGAAAGTGGATATTGGGCTGGTACTGCTTGGAATCTATTCCTTGTAGGAACTGATGATTTCCATACTAAAAAGCATACACCAAAAGCCAAGATTGGTAGCATTCCTGCACTTGCACATAAGGTAACTCAGCAATTCGATAAAGAATATGATTGTTATATTCGTGCAATTGATTTTGCTGTCAATACGCCACTTCGAACTGTGGCATTAGTTATTGATACTTATGATGCTAATCGTTTTATTAATCAGTATCTTATTGGCCTTGCTCGCTATGCACTTGACAAAGGTGTCCATATTGTTTGCCGTCCTGACAGTGGAGATGTTCTTGATCAAGCTATTGAGATTTACAAAGTATGTATTGAAAACAATCTTGCAAACGTCTCTGTGATCATTGGAGAAGGCATTACGTTTGAGGTGGTCAAAGCATATGATGCAAAGCTTAAAGATGCTGGAGTGCCATTGGCGTTCGTCTCTTATGGTATTGGTGCTGGATTCTACAAGGACATTGACCGTGACTACCTTGGATTTGCAATGAAGGTTGCATTCTCTAATGGTAAGCCACGTATGAAATTTGGAATGACAGCGTTGAAGCGCAGTATTCCCGGCAAGGTTTCTATCATTAAAAAAGACGGAGATTTGCTCGTCATTCCTGAAGGAAGTCTTATGTCCTATACGTACAATGATCTTTATGAGATTATTTATGTTCATGATGACACTACTGAAGAGCCAATTATCAAAACAACTGAATGGAATGAAATTTATGATCGTGTTCAAGAAGTTGATGATCATCAAAAAGTAATCTACATTTCTCAGGAAATTGAAAATATGATTGCTGAATTCAAAGAACAATATAAAGGGTGATATGTATGGAAATGAATATGAACAATAAAGATGCAAATGGAGATATTATTAGCGCAACACCGCCTAGGCCTTGGACAATTGGCGATCCTCCACCATATAATCATGAAAAAAATAACACAATCTGGACTGGGCCATCAACTTTCCCATATCTTACACCTATGCCTAAAAAACCATTTAAATTTGGTTTTTTGCTTGGACGATTCCAGCATATTCATATTGGTCATGAACAAATGATTGATAGAGCGCTTGATGTTTGCGAGAAGGTTTTGGTCATTGTTGGCTCTGCACAAGATGATGCACGAATTACCAATCCAATTCGCAATCCGTTTGAAACTCATTTTCGCATTAGGCTTATCAATGAGATTTATAAAGACAAGCCAAATCTCTTTGTAACGTCTATGCCTGATTTGACTCACGAAAATGATCATAGCTGGGCATGGGGCAACTTTGTTCTTCAAAATGTTGCACTGCGAGCTAATCAGTATGATATCAAAGAAAGTCCTGATATTATGGTTTTTGGTAATGACGAAGAAAGAATGTCGTGGTTTAATCCAGACGATATCAAGACAGTTAATCAACTGATTGTTGCGCGTGGAAACATTGACATTAGTGCTACTCAAATGCGCAATTATCTTGTTGAAAATAATTTTTGGAAATGGCGGCAGTATGTAAACTTGAAACTTTCACCATTGTTCCCTGTAATTCGTGAAGAACTTTTCAAAGTAGAACACTACAGAAAGTTGGCTGAAGAAAATGGAACAATCAATGCCCACAAGTAAACTTTGCAAGGAAAATTATAAAGGTGCCATTTACACTGATCGAACTGAAGAAATTTCATTTCCAGACGGAAAGAAAATTACTAGAGATGTTATTGTAAAAAATGAAGTGGCGGTCGCACTGGTTCATAATATTGACACTGATACTGTAGTTCTTATTAGAGAATTTAGAGTTGGTTCTATGAAGTATGAACTTGGTGGCGTTGCTGGCATTGTTGAAGTTGGTGAATATCCCATGAATGCAATTGTTAGAGAACTTGTTGAAGAAACTGGGTATAGTGATACAGTTATTGTACAATCCCTTGGAACAACTATGACTTCCTCTGGCTTTACCAATGAAAAAGTTCATCACTTTTACATTAAAGTGAGGGGCTTGAGAGGCGATCAGAATCTTGATGCAGATGAATCTATTGAAGTTATTGAGCGTCCTTTTGAAGATATTGCTATTATGATGGCAAATGGTGAAATTACTTCTAATCATTTACACGCTTGCTTGTTAAAACTTATGATGAATAATGGATATGAATTGGTATGATGAATGGGAATGATTAAATTTGAATATAAAGAAGTACCTTTTCATTCACTGTCGCCTCATCATGGGCAACTTAGTATAAAATTATTAAATGAATTAGGTGCCCAAGGTTGGGAACTTGTAACTATTATCAGTGGAGAATGTATCTTTAAACGACAAATAAAAGAATAAACAACTATTGACATTTGGCACTCTATATGGTAAAATGGATTTTACTTGCTAGAGTGCCATTTATTTTAAGGAGGTTAAAAGATGTTTTGGAACAAAGATGATAATGCAGAAAAAGTTAAAGGTAGAAGTGTAAAATATTTTATTGATGATGTTATTAAAAATATTGGAATTGATAAGACTATTACAATTAACAATGTTAAATTTCATGTAGCGAATGATCCTTGGTATCGTATTAGCGGAAAATCTGCATCTGAATCTATATCCATTATAATTACTCTGATCAATGATGATGATGAACTTGTTGTATTTAAAGATGATGAATGGCTCTATCAAGGATCATGGTGCGATAAGATTTACAAGATCATTGACGATATTAAAGAACAAAAGCAAAGAGCAAAAGTAAGGAAAGATAAAGAATTTGCAGATAAATTAGAGAGATTTGAAAAAGCGTTTGGTGATGAGTAATGAGTGATTTCTACAATTGGAAATTAGTTAAAAAGACAAGAAAGGATCATAATTGCTTTGGTTGTTGTGAAAAAATCCCTTCTGGTTCATCTGCACATTATTATGCTGGAGTATTCGAAGGATATTTTTCAACTTCTTATTATTGTATTCCATGTAAAAAATACGTTGATGAGAATCCTGAAGATTGGTCAGAAGGATTTTATTATGGGGACATTGGTGAGTCAAGAAGAAGGTTGGAAAAAATGAATGGAAGATAAAATAATTATATATACAGACGGAAGTGTAGATCACAAAGATAGAGTTGGCGGAATTGGTATTGTAATGTCTTACAAAGGAAATGTAAAAGAAGTCTATGAAGGTTATGAAGATACCACAATCAGCCGAATGGAATTGCAAGCTTGCATTAGTGCAATTAAGCAACTTAAACGAAATGACATTCCTGTTGAAATATATTCGGACAGTGCCTATGTAGTAAATTGTTTTAAAGATAAGTGGTATGTGAATTGGCGTTCAAACGGTTGGAAGAATGCAAAGAAGAAGCCAGTTGAAAATCAGGATTTATGGGTTGAATTGCTTGATCTTTATGAGAAGCATGGGAATGTTAGTCTTTGTAAGGTGAAAGGACACATTGGTGTTCCTGAGAACGAAAGAGCAGATGTTCTTGCTAATATGGGAAGGAGATTGATTTTGGATGCAAAATAATTGTGAATGTAATAGAAGTTTTTACATTGACTCTATGTGCAAACCATGCCTTGAACGAGTTAGAAAGAGCGCCTTAGAGAAAATTGAGCAACTAGAAGAAGAAATACTTGATATTGATGCCGTTCTTGATGAAATCAACTTCTATTTATACGATGAAGATGATGAGGGGGAAGAATAAATGGAATTAAATGGGTGGTATGTTGTAATATTCAAGAAACCCTACTCAATCTATAATAGTACAATAAAAACTGGGAATACCATGCAATTCGTAGGTAAATGTGAAAACTTTAATCCTACTGGATTGTGTGCATTCAGTAATGATAAAAATGAAATGTTGTTAGTTCATTATATTGATATATTACAAATGATTCCTACAGAAAAACAATAAGGGAGAAGTGATAAAATGAAATCATTGTTGTCTATTCTTGGAGTATTGATTGTTATCGGAGGATTTTGTGCTGGATTCTATATTGACATCTACATGCTGATCAAAGCAATCATTGACATTGTACATGGTGGGAATATTGCATGGGATGTATTCATGATTATTATTAGAGAAGTTGTTGGATTTCTGGTAATTGTCTTCTGTTGGTTTGTTGGCATTGCACTGCTTGCGGCGGCGAATGATTAAGTGATGAAAGAATAAATTAGAGATAACAAATTAGTCAATCTGATTGCAATAAAGTGACAACTTGATTTGCCAGAAGACAAGGGAGAGATTCTATGGAATTAAATGTAATTGATAATTGTGCTTGTTGTGCAACTGAAGATGGATTTGTAAATCTCCATTTACACACAGCATATTCGCTTCTCGATGCACTTAGTAAGCCAGAAGATATTATAGCAAAAGTAAAAGGTTTAAATCAAAGAGGATTTGCTTGTACGGAACACGGCAACGTTCATAGTTCTGTAAAAGCTTATAAATTGGCTAAAGAAAATTCTTTGAAGTTTATTTATGGATTAGAGGCATATATCACTGAAGATAGATTTATCAAAGATAAAACAAATAAATACTATCATCTAACTATCCTAGCAAAAAATGAACAGGGTAGACAGAACATCAATAAGCTTGTAACAATCTCCAATCTTGAAGGATTTTATTTTAAACCTCGTATTGACTTTAAATTGCTTGAAGAATTTGGTGATGGCTTAATCATCATGTCAGGATGTATGGCCTCTGAATTGCAACAAGCATTAGCTGGAGGAAAGATTGGTAATGGTGATGTTGAAATAACATCTGGCAACATTGAGAGAGCCAAAGAAATTGCAAGACGTTATCGTAATGCATTTGGTGAGGATTATTATCTTGAAGTTCAATCACACAGAGATAAGCGTCAACAGCAATTAAATCGTGCGATAGTTGACATTGCAAAAGACTTAGGCATTCAATGGGTTGCTACTGCTGACAGTCATTTTGTCAATGAAGAAGATTTAGATTTGCACAGGGTTTTCATTGGTATCAACCGTAACAAAGACGATTTTGAATCTGACGAAACATATCAAGACACACAGATTCAAAGTGAAAAAGAGGCATGGAATCTTCTTATGTCTTTGACTGAAGATGAGCGTAATGTTGCAATTAGGAATACTCTGAACATAATGGATAAATGCAATGCTCCATTGCCACTTTCAGCACCTTTAATTCCTCATGTTAAAGTTCCAGAAGGTTTTGAAACTGAGGAAGATTACTTGCAACATTTGTGTAACGAGGGATGGAAGTTTAGGAAGATTGGATATAAATCAAAGAAGCTTCAACAAGAATATAGGGACAGACTTATTTATGAATTTAATGCGATCAAGGATATGGGATTCACAGGATACTATCTCCTTGTTTATGGATACGCAACATCTGTTCGCAGAAGAGGTATTGCACGTGGTTCTGGTGGAGGTTCGCTTGTAGCTTATCTGATTAATATTGTAGATATTGATCCAATTGAACATGGATTGTATTTTGAGCGCTTTATTGATGTTGCCCAACTTGATTTAATCAAGAGTGGAGAGCTTAAGCCTGAAGAGATTAAAATACCAGATTTTGATTTGGATTTCGGCACAAAAGAACGCGATCTTGTCTATAACAATATCGTTACTGAACATGGGTATGAGCATGTTGTAGCTCTTGGTCAATTTGGTTACATCTGGACCAAGAGCGCTATCAAGGATGTTGGTAGAGTGCTTGGAGTGCCATTTGAAGTAACGAATGAGATAACGAAGCTACTAGGAGAGGATACGATTGCAGAAGGGCTTACAAGTGGCATTCTGAAGCCCTATCAGCGTCAATATCCAAGACTGTTTGAGTATGCAATGAAACTAGAAGGATTACCCCGCTCATATGGAATGCATCCATGCGGTAAGGTAGTAACGATTGATCCTGCTGTTTATTATACAGGATTATCACAGAAGGAAGGTCAGCTTGTCTTACAAGTTGACATGAAAGATGCAGAAGCACTTGGTTTAGTTAAGGTAGATTTACTTGGACTTCGTACAGTTGATGTAATCTATGACACACTAGATATGATTGGCAAGGACACTGAATATATCCGTAACATCACATACGATTGTGCTGAGATGTTAGAAATCTTTAAAAATGGATTTACTGACGGAGTTTTCCAGTTCGAGAGCGAAGGTATGAAGCAAACATTGATAAATATGATTCCTACCCATTTAGATGATCTAGGAGTTGTAAATGCTCTGTATAGGCCAGGAAGTTTGAAATATATCAAAAACTACATTGATAGGAAGCACGGAAGAGAACAATTTGAATATCTTCACCCTGATCTTGAACGTATTCTTAAAATCTCTTATGGCATTATTGTATATCAAGAACAACTGATTGAGATTGGACGAATGGCTGGCATGCGTAATCCAGACCTTTTACGTCAAGCTACAGGTAAAAAAGATATGAAGAAACTTGCGAAAGCTGAGCCTGAACTTCGTGATGGCTTGTACAAAAGAGGTTGGACAAAGGAGCAGGTAGATCAATTGTGGGAAGATATGCTGAACTTCGCCAAATATTCATTTAATAAAGCCCATAAAATGTGTGTGGCTTAGTGTGGCGACATACTAAGAAAATCCTTCTAATTGCGGGGAACTCCTAAAGACTTCAATACCAACTTAATATGGTGACATGATTAAGGGCGTTGCTAACTACAACGATATGGTAAAAAGTTGAAGTATAAATAATATGGACAATCCGCATCGAGACTTCTTGAAATAATTTACATCCCATGATACAATAGAAAGAAAGGAGGTTATAAATTATGGCAAAAAAATATACTCAAAAACAAAAAGAACTTATTTTAAAATTATATCAAGAGGCACAAGACTTGGATGAGGCTATATTAAGATTAAAAGAACAAGGAATAGTCATGACTAGGCAGGCAATGGCTGATATGGCTCACGATAATGGTATAAAAAGAAAAAGAATTTATACAAAACAAAACAAATTATCAGTCATAGAGATAAGGCAATTAGTTTCAGATTATGAGTCTGGTATTTTTACTATGGAAGAATTGATAAAAAAGTATGGTTTTAAAACAAGAAAATCAATAACAGATAAAGTTAAACTTTATAATGGCAAAATGAGAACGCAAGATGAAGCTAATAAAATGAGAAAAACTTATGAAGAAACAATGTTTAATAAGCTTGATGCGGAATGGAAAGCTTATATGGTTGGACTGCTTCTTACCGATGGTTATATTACCAATGATCAAATAGGACTTGATTTAACCGATGAAGATGCAATAAGTTATCTTGCAGAAATGACTGGAAAGGGTAATTACACGACAATTGTTGATAGTTGTAAAAGTAAAAAGGCAAAATATAGACTAACTCTTAATTCTAAAACAATTATAGATGATTTGACTAGATTTGGGGTTGTGCCAAGAAAATCTCTAACATTAAAGGGGCCGTTGCTCAATGAAGATGAAAGAAATTATATTCCACATATCTTTAAAGGAATTATTGATGGAGACGGCTGGATTAGAAGTGATGGCAAAGAATTTTTTATCGTTTCTGCTTCAAGAGATTTTCTTGAGTGGTGCATAAAAGAGTTAATTCTATTAGGAATGAGTAATTTAAAAATTACTCAAAAAACATTTGATAATGAAAAGTGGAATGACTGTTTTCTTGTTAGGACTGCTCTTAAATCAAATATAACTATTTTAAAAGAGAAAATATACGTCTATGACTTAGGGATGGGTCGTAAACGTGAAAAATTATTTCAAGAAGGGCGTTCAGAGACTACCACAAGGAAATCTCAATAAACTTTGAGATTATGGTATAGTCCAGACCACAACGTATATATAATGCGACTAAGGAAATCTTAGTGTGGTAAAGTCACAAGCTTATGCAATTATTGCAATGATCTGTGCATATCTGAAAGCATTCCACCCAACTGAGTTTATGTGTGCATGGCTTAACTCCTTAGTAGATCATCACGATAAAATTGAAACTGCTTTCAAAGAGGCTAAACGAATGGGAGTTAAAATAAAGCCATTAAATTTCAAAGATGCAAATGCTTTATGTAAAGTGGTTGATGGAGAGCTTGTCTACGGAATCTCTTTGATTAAACACTGTAACGCTCAGATTGCAGAAGATATTGCAAAGCTTCAGCCAGCAAATCGTTTTGTTGATATGATCATTCAAATCAAAGAACTTACTTCAATCAACTCTAAACAACTTGATATCCTTATCAAACTTGATTTCTTCTCTGAGTATGGAAGCAAAGAACTATTGCTTACAATCCTTAAAGAAGTCAACGATGGCAAGAGCAGATATAACAAGACGCACAAGGAGGCAACTAAGCTCAAACGAATTGCGGCACTTCATGAATATGAGGACGAGCTTAGACAGGGACAAGTTGACTTGTCCATTAAACCATATGAACAAATTGCATTTGAACTTGATCATTATGGTTTCATCAAAACAACTTTTAAAGAAATTCCTAAAACAATACTAGCTGTAATGGATATCGACATGAAGCCTAAAACAGCTTATATTGCAGTTAAGTCATTCTGCTATAAAACTGGAGACACGTTTGAGTTCAGAGTCAAGAAGGATAAGTTTTATGGCAAAAAAGATATTGAATCTTTTGAAGTTGGAGATTCCATTAAGATCAAAAATCTTTCTGAAAAAGCTAGAGTACGTAAAGATGAAACTACTGGCAAATGGATTGAAACTGGAGTAAATGATTATTATCTTGAGAAAGCAATAAAAATAAAACTATAAAAGGGAGATATTTTGAATGGTATGGTATCCTTATAAAGACCGCTTTAATGTTGATGTTGAAGAATTGCTTGGAAAGATTATTGTTAATATTGAATTGCGTGACGATGGTGAAGATGATTATATTATTTTCACAACTTCAGAAGATGATAAATATGTTATGTTTCATGATCAAAATTGTTGTGAATCTGTTTCAATTGAAGATATCTCTGGAGATTTGAATGATTTGATTGGGACTCCTATTCTGATGGCAGAAGAGATTAGCGAAGACGGAAGCATAAATGACGAATATAGTTATGAAAGTTCTACTTGGACGTTCTATAAGTTCGCTACAATTAAAGGATATGTAACCATTCGTTGGTACGGCTATTCCAATGGCTACTATTCGGAATCGGTTGACTTTATTCGCCTCCTTAACCAAGATAATTAAAAAAGTTCTTGACATTTTAACAAATATAAGATAAAATAGATTTACATTGAAAAACAGGGGAGATGTAAATTATGGATTCTTATTATGATTCTTATAATGATGTTTACTATAAAATTTATCAAATGAGGAATGGCTTGTTAACAGTCGCATGCGTGCAATGGTTTGATGAATACGATTATGATCAAGAAAGATTTTTTACAGATGATTTGGATAATCAACTTCAATTCAAGACAGAAAGAGAAGCTGATATTTGGCTTAATAACAATATTAAGCCAGAACTTATTGATCCTGAACATCGTAGAATAACAAAAATGACAAAAAGAGATTATTTTATTTAAAATTTGGGAGGCATTAAACCTAATGCAAAGAGAAGAAGCTAAAAAACTGCTAGAAAAAATTAATGAGTTGTCAAGTCGTGATTTATTCATTGAAACTTATCTTAAGCTTGCAATTGTGCAAGCAAAAGAAGAACTTGGCTCTGGTAATGCTAGTCAAGAATTCATTGATGACGTAATTATAAATAAATATCTTCTTAATTTGGCAAAGGATTTGCTCTTTATTCAAACAGCAAGGGTAGAAGCATTACAAAGTGAATTGGCTATATACAAATCGAATGGAGGTTGTTGATTGATGATTAGAGTTAGTGGAGATGCAAGATTTATGGTTTACTTTAATGTTGAAATCGACATGACCGAAGAAGAGTGGGAAGGGTTGTCATACGGATATCAAGAGGCAATTATTGATCAACATATTGGCTACGAAGAAATGAAGAATGCCGAAATGACTGATTGTGACGTTGATGATGTTATTGAAGTAGATGATGAAAATAGAAACTTTTAAAGTTGTAATTGCTGGCTCAAGAGGATTTAATGATTATAATCTTTTAAAAAAGAAACTTGATTTAATCCTAAATGATATCTCAATTCCCATTGAAATTGTTTCAGGTGGAGCAAGGGGAGCAGATAAATTAGGAGAAAGATATGCTAAAGAAAAAAGGTATTTGATCAAAAGATTTATTCCTGATTGGAATATTGGTAAACATGCTGGACTTATTCGAAATGAAGAAATGGCTAAATATGCTGATGCTTGTATATGCTTTTATGATGGTGAAAGTAATGGGACTGGACACATGATAAAAATGGCTAAAAAATACAATTTAAAACTAAGGGTGATAAACTATGGATGATAAAATTACTATTAATGGTGTAACATATGTCCGTGAAGATTCTATTGAAAAAGAATTTTCAAGTGATGATGTTATTAAATATTTGAGAGAATTGCCAAGTTGGGAGTACATCAACATTGTTGAAGACTCTATTGCTCAAATTGTAAAAAAAGGATGGTATGACAACTCTGATATTGCCAATGGAGATATTGATCTTCATGAAAGACAAATTCTTGCAATTTACCTTGCCGTAAACTAATAAAAACACTTACTAAGGAGACTGTACAAATGAAATATAAAATCGTCAGCGTTATCAATCTTGAAACACTTGAACCTTGTGAAGTAGCAATTCATCGTAATCGAATTGGCAGAGAAGTAGAATTGATGTTTGCACCAGAAGAGGGAAGCGTAATCATTTTTGTTAATCCTGATTATAGCACTACGCAAACTACCAAAGTTCAAGAGATTATTATTAACGACGAAGATTATTTAATTTTCGAAACTAAAAATTCCCGCTATACCTTGGAGGTATTGAAAGATGGAGAATCTAAATAAAAATATTGTCAAAGAAGTATTAAGAGAAATGTTCAGCACTGGCGAAATCACAATTGACATTAGTGAAGTATATGCTTGGTATGATTCTGATCCTGATCATATTTTGTCAGTTCGAATTGATGGAGAAGTAGTTCATAACGTATATTTTTAATATCACATACAAAAATAGAGAGAAGGAATTTACTATGGCAGTTACAACATCTGGAAATAGACTCCTTATACTTGGAGAATACGTAAATAACAGCACTGTTAACAGTCTGGTGAAAAGTATTATCGAATATAATATGGAAGATGATGCTTATGAGAAAGATGCTAAAAACTTTGAACGTAAACCTATTGTAATTATCATTAACTGCTACGGTGGTGTTGTATATGATGGGTGGGCACTTATTGCGGCTATTGAAATGTCTGGAACACCAATTGTCGGATTGGCTATTGGAAGTGTTATGAGTATGGCCCTCCCAATTTTCTTGTCTTGCCATACGCGACTTGCACACAAGCGAGCTACTTTTATGTATCATGAAGTTATTACTGGTGCTCAAGGATCAATCACAGAAGTTAAAGAGGGACTTGAGAATGCAGAAGTTCTTCAAGACAGAAATGATGCTTACATTCTTGAGAAGACTACAGTTTTAAGAGATAAACTTCTTTCTGTCCGCGAACGTAAAATCAATTGGTTTATTCCTGCCGAGGAAGCAGTTAAATACGGAATCATTGACGAAGTTATTACTGAGCCTGTAGCTTGGATATAAAGGGGGAATTAACTTGAACAATCTGTTCCTTATCGTTGGGCCTTCTGGCAGTGGAAAAACCACTGTCATGAGGTCTGTAATGAAAAATGAGATCGTATCCTGTACAACTAGAGAACAACGAGAAGGCGAAGTTAATGGAGTAGATTACGTGTTTGTTACTGAGGATGAATTCAAATCTGCTTTTGACGATGGTCTTCTTATAGAACATACTAAATATTCTGGAAACTACTACGGCCTATCATACCATGAAATTGAATCAAAGCTTAAAAAAGATCATGCATTTGCTATTGTTGACATTAATGGACTTCAACAGCTTAAAGCTATTTATCCTTACTGTACTTCTATCTTCATCAAGACAACCAAAGAACATTGCACAAGAGCTATGATTGAAAGAGGCGATTCTTTAATCAAAGTTCACCAGCGTTTAGAGACTTTCGAAGACGAACAATATGATGCATTAGAAAATTGCGATTATGTTGTTAAGAATGAATATGGCGACATAAGTAAGGCAATCTGTGTCATCACATCAATCATTGAAGTGCATACTGTTTGACAAATATAAGAATAAATGATATAATATAGTTATAAATTAAAGCGAACTATCCTGAAAGGGGGTTCGCTTATTTTCATTTCAGAGAAAAAGGTGATTATCATGGAATTAAAATTAGTACTGCCCTTGCCTGTTAGCCTTAACCAATTATATATTAATAAATATTCGTACAATCCCAAGACGAAAAGAAGTGAGCCTACAGGTGCAAGAATATTAAGCAAGGCTGGAATGATGTCCAAGAAGCTTATTCAAAAAGCTGCTAATAAGCAAATAACTAAACAAACTTGGGATTATGAATGGACTAAAAATAATTTCCTGTACATGGATGCTACCATATATTTCAATCGTACCAACAGAGACGATAATAATATCTATAAGTTACTCTGTGACGCTCTGGAGAAGATTGTATACGACAATGACTCACGCATCCTGATTAGGACTCAGCGTATCTACTACACGACTACAGAGCCGCGTGTAGAGCTTTATATCCACGCTGTAGACTACATTGGTATCTTCGATGACGAGGCTCAGTTACACTCATTTGAAAGCGTTTGCAAATCATGCAAGAGATATGGAAATAATTGCTCTATCTTATCGAAGGCCAAAGAAGGAAGAATACAAGAAGAGATTGTTGATATGGTATGTGGTAAATATACAAAGAAATCAGAAACAAAGAAAGCCACTAAATCTAAATGATTTAGTGGCTTTTTATTTATAATTAAACCTCTGCTCTCCAATTTAGCGTTACATTATTTGTTCCTGCAATTGGTGCAGTTGCAAATGTTATCGTTAGATTTGTTGAATCAGCAGTTACACGCTTAACTACAGCATTGCCAGCATCAATACTAACAGCTTGTACAAAGTACGCGGTAGGCGTAGCTGAAAGTCCATGAGCAATTGTTTTTGTTGTACTTGAACCATCTCCATTATAAACCAATTGACCTGATCTTTGTTGTTTGACGGAGCCAAATTCAACCCATGTTCCAACTTTTCCACTAGCAGTACATACCCAACCAATAGAACCTCCTTGAGATGGAGCAGTATTAAAAATAATGTCTCCCCTGTAATATTGTTTAACAGTTCCTGTTGGAACTGCTGAAGCATACATAATACGTTTGCCAAAAATACTATTGCCAGAAATTGTTGTAAATTGTGGTTTATCATCGTTGTTCAATGATGCAAATTGTCCTCCGTAAGCAAGCTCATTACCAGTAATGACGCAGTTAACAACGTAATCAACAGTAGAAGGAAGGTTCATGGCGTTTTGACCAACTTTTTTACCAAGTGGAAGTCCAGTAGAAATGATAATAGTATTGTCAGTATCTTGATAAACGCTATTACCCACAGCGGTTAAAGATTGAATTCTAGTGTTTGAACCAAAATCAATACCACTATACAATGTATAGCTTGAACCATCAGCGTAATTATAACCAGTTTGATAATTATTAATAACGTTTTCACTCAAAGTTACTTGATTTATTCTTGTTAGAAGATTTGCATTAATATATATACCTTGTCTGTGAACCTGATAAATATTGTTTCCTTGTAAAGTCAGGTTGTTCATAGTCTCGCCAAGATCACCCATTTTCCAAATGTCCACATTAATACCAAGCTTCCCGCCGCCAATAATTGTATTATCCTGAATTGTGCAAGTATAGGCTCTAGCTACACTAATACCACTTCCTGTTGATGTTCCTCCATTGCTTGGAATGTTGAAATCATAAATTGGAGCATGGATATAATTATCGGAAATCTTTACATAATGTCCAGTAATTGAAATTGCATGATAATTTGTTCCGTCGCCAGCAACCTCAGTTCCATAGTTATAAATGATATTTTCAGTTACAACCATAGATGACTTGTCATTCTGTTCAAGGAATACCCCATATTGCCCACAGTTACGAATTACATTGTTACTAACTTTGATTTTAGCCATGTTTGATGAAGAGTGAGTAATAGCACTATGAGGATGATCATAGATAAAGTTTGAAATAATGCTGATATCGCCGGGAATGTCATTCCCAACATTATCATCTTGAGTATCAGTTGTTGTATACCCAATATCTCCTTCAATACCTTTATCTCCATTGTTATGTACTGTATTGCCAATGATAAGAAGTCTTTTTTGATATGAATACATAATTCCTTCGTCAATATTGTCGTGTACAATATTATTTGAAACAGTATAATCATATGAATAAGGCTTTTCTTGAATACTTTGAACGCCTAAGTATCCGCCAGCTAATGAAATACCATTACGATTGACTCCATTTGCATATGTGTATCCATTGAATCCATTGTATACAAATTGTCCATTGTGATGAACATGATTTTTATCAATTGTTACTTGGGTACATCCAAAAGTATATATTCCTGATCCAATAAAATTTCTTGCTTCACAATTTGTAATACTCAATTTTTTAACATACAAACATTTAAATCCAAAGCTATTTGCTTCTTTCAAAAAACCAGTTTGATCAATCATGCTATAATTCCCATCAAGAACTAATCCATCAAAATGAATATTGTAGCCAAATGCATCCTTTGTAAAAGCATTTTTATTGTTATATGTCCCGGGGACAAATATTGAATTTATTCCTTTATAAAAATAATTTGGATCATTCTTAACAGTTGTTGGAATAATTTTAATTACACTTAATCCCTTGTTGCCAAAAAGCTTCATGTTAGACGGAACAATTATTGGCTTACTTACATCTACCATATATGCTACTGATGGAGTAGGAAAATAAACAGCATTAATTCCCTTCTTATTTGCTTCGATGATTGCATCTTGGATTGCATTAGTGTCATCTGCTATTCCATTACCTATAGCGCCATGAAGTGTAACACTAATTATATTTTCATTCTCTTTGATAGTATCAAACTTTTTTGAAAACAATCCCATTTTAAATTCCTCCTCATGATGTATAAAAAGAGGATGAATAATAAAATTCATCCTCTTTTATTTATTTTATTAGTGTGCGCCAATCCAGTTGTAGTCGATGCCAGATTCAACAATAATGAAAGATTTAATCTTTGCATCTTCAACTCCACTTTCAAATCCTTGACCAGCACGGAGAGGAATTGCACCAGAGCCATTAATTTTCACAGTACAAGCCTGCTCATTGTAAAAAGAAAATTTGTAGAATACTACAGGGGACCAACCAGTAGGAGCTACCACCAATTCAAGATTTGCCGTGCTTGTTCCACCATTACCAAGATATCCATTTGCCATTATAAAAACCTCCTAATATTATTTAAATTATTTATTTGTAGCAGGAAGACTATTTACAGCGCTTTCAATTCCAACTTCAATCAAGTGCTTAATTTCATCTGTAAGCTCAATATTGAGTTGTGCAAGAATTTGCTCAACAGTACTAACTGCATACTCCTTTTTCTTACTATTGTCTTCAGTAGTCATTGTCTGCTCAACATACTTTACAGAAGTTTCAGTAATTTCAAAAATAAGATTTACTTTATCTTGCAAATTCTTATTATTAAAATCAACATTTTTAAGAATTGCACCAATAAGCTCCATCAGTTGTGTCGTACCTTTTGCATCTTCAGTACTGAACCATCCCTTTCTTTTCAGGAAAGGAATTAAGAAATACCCTATTCCAAGAACAGCAATTACAATCAAGGCAATAAGTCCAATTGTCATCAGTTCCATATTATTTATCCACCTTTTCAATTACTCGTTTCATAAGCTCCAACATCAGCCAGACTGGAGCATTGTCATTAAGCTTATCTTTCCAAGTATCGTAATCAATCATCGCTTCACCACTTACTTGCTTATAACTTGCGAGCTTCTTCAACGTGTCAAGTTTCCACTGTTCCATTTTTACCGCCTCAACTTTCAATATACTTTTCCCTTTAGAGTCAATGTACTTCATTAGAAGTGTAATATCTGATTTGAATTTGGACCAAAGATTTTCACCCTGAATACCATCAATCTTTAAGTTATTTTGAATCCATACTCTATCAGTATCAGACCATCCAACACCTTTAAAATGGTTGTTGTCATAGACCATATCAAGCATTGGCATAGGACAATCTTTGTGTGTTACATCGTAATGTCTAAGAATATCTTCATTTGGACTAAACCCATATACTTTACACAAGTAAGCCATTGTCCAAACTGCTCTTTTATAAGACTCTCTGAAATTGCCATCTTTATTTACACACATTTCATATCCAATACTTCCATCATTAGGATAACTACCAAATTGCTTTGTATAATATGTATTAGCACCTACATGATAAGCCTGTTCTACATCATTTGGCATATATGGCAATGCGGCAATAATCTCTCTGGAGTCTCCAACTAAGTGAGCGGAACCATAAGTTCCTGTCCTGTTATTGAAGAAATTTCTATTGGCTTGTGCCGTAGCACCAGAACTTGTATTTGCTGTCCAATGAATTACGAGTCCTTTTGGAACAATTCTTTTTTGCGTTCTAGTCCATTGTGACGGTTTGATAAAATCATTTCTAACAAAATAGTTGTTATAAGCTAGAATCTCATCAACAATTAAATTCCCTGTAGTCATATCTAGCATCTCCTTTCTTAGATTACTGGCTTTTGTTCGTCCTCTGTTTCTACTGGAATATCACCAGTTGTAGTAGTATTTGAACTGTTGCCAGAAATAATAGTTTTAATTCCATTGACAGCGGTAACTCCGCCTACAGTGTACACAAGTCCTTCTGCTAAAGTTAAAAGATTTCCATTTATATCTCCAAGCAAGAAACAAGAAACAAGACAAGCTGTAACAACAGCAATCAAACAAATAACAAGTGCTGAAACTCTCATTTCATCAACACTGAACAGTCTTTCAAACCAATTCATTTTATCCACCTTCTTTCAAAGGTTATTTTACTTAAGTCCAAAGTAAGCACTGATTATTCCAATTGCCAAAGTAATAACGAAGCCCCAAGCCCATTTATTATTTGCCTTAATTGCCTTAATATCTTCTTCATTTTTTTTAGCAATTGCCATTGCATCTTCTGCCTTGTCTTTTGCGTCTTGAGCTTTGTCAATAGCTAATTCAACTTTATCTTCCATCTTTTCAGCACGATTCAGTTTTTCTTCTATTCTTGTTACCCTATCTCTTACTTCGTAAATAGCTTCAAGCAATTCTTTATTTGTATAATCTGACATTAAGCAGACCGCCTTTCCTTTTCGATATAATGAAAAAATAGGAGAGCCAATTTCTCGCCCTCCATTCTATTGATATTATACCATTATATACTATATTTGTCAATCTAAGTATTGTTTAGAACTCGCACTGTGTTTCCATTGTTTATTAAAAATTCAAACAACTCATTGGGTGTTTTGTCTCCAAAGTTTTTATCTATAGGTATTGCACCAATTAATCCAATAACTAATTCAATAAGCTCTGAACATAAGAAGTGGTAGTTTGAATCAAGATAATGACTTTTCTTGAACTTAAAAATCTTCTCTATCGCATATCCAATAAACTTCTTATAATCATATCCAAAATCACAAAACCTAATTGCAACTTCGCGAAGCTTCTCTTTTTGTTGTGAATTTAGATTCATACTTACAAAATCAAGATCAGTATATTTTAAAGAGCAAATCCTTGATTTTACAAATCTTTGCGACTCCAATATTCTTGTGCCACAGTCTGAAACAACTATGGCACAATGAGAATATTCGCCGTCAAAATATTTAATTAAACTTGATATTGGAGAGTGTCCGCGAATAAATAAAATATCTCCAGTTTGTAAATTACCATACATACGATATCACTTCATTGTTATCTACAGCATTCTCAACTTGGGTTTTCAATCCCCAGTATTTTGCAATTAAAGATTGTTTATGAGAAAATGAATCTTGACATAGCGCAACAAATTGCTCTCTCGTGTGAAGTAGTGGCCCTGAATCAATTGTCTTCCATGTAACAGAACTCATTGTAGGAACACTATTCATTAGTGTCAGCGTTCCTGTGAGATTTGTTTGATCCAAAGCATCAAAACCATATGTATGCTCTGACCCTAAAGCGGAAGATTTGAATCCAGCATATATTTCTTGACCACATAAGTAGTTTAGTTGGTCAATTTTCTTCGCTTTTAAAGTTGTTAAATCTGTATTTTCTACATCTAATGAAAGAAATGCCTCATCAGGTGAAAGCGGATTAACTTGTGCCCTTAATTCGTCTATCTGTTCCGCCATCTCATTTTTTGGGGCGTTGTATCCCGGATTGACTACGAATCCGTCAACCTCTGTGTAGCAATGTGTTTGAACGGTTACTCCATCAGGAATGGAGTCAACCTCGAACACATCTACGCTTTGGGAAGGGAATATAAGACCCCCTACATCGATGCCATTTTCCGCAATATCGGCGACATTGCTAATAAATACGATTACACTGTCAGACTTACTAACGATAAGTTTTTTCATTGTTTATTTCCTCCTATACGTAAATGTAGTCTTTCATAAGAATCTCTGACGACGATAAGCCCAGCCCAAGTCTTGGATGACTAGCGGGGTCAAATGTTAGTTGACCACCTGTAACACCAGCACCACCCGTCAGGTAATAGTAAGCTTGCCCGGGCTTAATCCCTGTTAGGCCGGATATTAAACCTCTCATGTACACGCGTCCGTCAGTAGGATGATAATAGCCAATGACAGATGGCGTTGATGTATTGACATAATACTCTTGACACATCAAGTCAGTTCTAAAAGCCTTAGTTGTTACAGCCCCAGTAGTGAATACATAGTTAATGATATATACAATATTTCCGATAACCACGCTTCTAGGTGTATATGATGTGGCTGTTTCTTGCCCCGCGATTGATCTGAAGCCCATGTTAGCTATGAATCCTGTACCAGCCGCATTGAAACCTATCACAGCCCCCCAGAGAACCGTCCCGCCGCTGACTGGAACTACGAAGATTACGAATTGATTTGTAGCTACATCGAACGTAATGTTATGTGCGTTCTGCGACAGAGAAGTAGTCAAATTTGCGCCAAATTGTGCATCACCTCTCGTATACGTTCCAGTATTGGGGTCTACCCTCCAAGCAGCAATATCGTAGTTGTAACTTGTGGATGCTGGCGTGAACCCTACAGCGATGTAGTGATAGCCATCACTTCCTACGTAATGAAATGGCCTACTTACTAGGGTGTAGTTAGTATTGTAGTTACTTAAGAAAGTAGCTGTTTGCATATTGGTTACGGTTGATATTGTTGTACCAGAAATGCTGAGGCTGGTACTGATAATCTGATACTGTGTAGCTGAGTTACACAAGATAATCAACGCTTTTGTAGCACCTATCGCGATAGCATTCATCCTAATAAATGTCCCCGAGGCTGAACCAAAGGAACCAGCAGATGGCGTAAATGTAGCTCCAGCAGAAGGTACATTACCCGCAGTTGTAATCACATTCGAGGTGATATTAAGCGTTTGAGTCGAAAGTTGGTAAACAACTATAGCCTTGTCTGTTGTCAGTTGATCTATACTGATATCACCTGTGCATACTGTGGCCGTGACGGTTAGGTCTGTACCTACAGTTACCGTAGAACCCGATACAGAGAATGCGATAACATGAGGGTAGTTTGTGGAGTTATCAATATAAGCCAGCGCAAACTTACCTGCGGCCATAAGGCATAGGTCAAAGTTGTTACCTACATTGGTTCCTAACGCATAAACTGTGCCCACAGTAATGGTTGTTCCTGAGATAGTAAGGACAACGGCTCTAGCTTGTGTACCGTTTGCAAATACCAACAAGGCGTGCGTGGAATCCAACAAGCGCAAGTAATTGTTCTCAGGTCTAGTAACCGTTGGTAGGTAGAATGTTGAAGACCAGACAACCACCTCTGTACCCATACCAGAACTTGTAGTCGTAGGTGTCAGTATCGATGCCCTTATTACTGGTGTTCCTGAGTTTGCTAGGATCATCAAAACATTGCCGTTAGGCAGAGCCAAGGTCATAACATCGGTACTACTGTTAACTAAGCCAGATGTGCCCGCAGACTTGGTTTGGAATCCGTCAATGCCGTATACGGTATCTGCGGCAAGATCGCCTATATACTCCGATCCGTACAAACCCACTACGTTACCGGGAGTACAAGAGTATACAGGGTGAGGCTGATATACCCTTGAAACGTCTTGCGTATTTCCTCCCCCGCCGCCTTCCTCTGCCGCAATTAATGTAAAAATGTCACTCATATATTATCCTCCTTATGATACTGTTTTTGTGATGCTAGTTACTTTGCTTGTAGTCGCATCACGATTTACCGTATATGTGACTGTTGACCCGCCAGCTACTTGTGTAAAGCTCGAAATAAGTCCCGTCGTCGCGTCGCGGGTAATTGTAGATGTGACAATCGTAGTGCCGCCATCCTTCTCCGTAACTGAACTAATCTTGCCTGTTGTCGCGTCGCGGGTAATGTTGATTGATCGCGTATCAGTTTCAAGAACCGCGCCAATTTGCTTGATTACGGATGTATTATCTGCCCCAAGTCCAGCAGTTTTAAGCAAATACTGAGTGTGCGGATCGCCTGTAGAATTGTGATTGCCAGAGTGAAGGATTTGGCTGAAGTTCGTGCCGCCATTCTCACTGATCCTCCACTGATTCAATGTATAATCCCAATAGAGCAAACCTTTATTCACCGTGTTGTCTTGCGTTTGAATTCCAGCAAAGATTCCAGAGCCACCACTTGCACGATTCATTATAAAACGCGGGGAGTCCATCGTGAGGGTTGTTGATCCCGTCATCGTGCCGCCAGTTTTAAGCAGATATTGACTATGTGGATCACCAGTGGAGTTATGATTTCCTGCATGATGGACAATATTTCCGAGATATGTTAATCCATCATTAGCCGTTCCTGCCGCTACAGCCAGTGACCAACGGGCATTAGTGTTGTCATAGACACCCCATCTCCCAGTTGACGGCTGAGCACCAATGAACCATAATCCTGTTCCAGCACTATTCTCAATCCGCTGTCCGAGGATGGCAGTATCTGTATCCACAAGTGGTCGGAAGAAGAACGATGCGGCGCTCTTTGTGATTCGTAAATCACCAGTCATTGTGCCACCAGTCTTCAACAAGTACTGCGTATGAGGATCGCCCGTTGAGTTATGGTTTCCTGTGTGGTGGAGTTTGTAGCCTGAACCCGCTTGGTAGTAGTACAAGTCATTTGCTCCGCCAGCAAGTACTTGAAGATAGTTAGTAGTGGTCTTAACCGCACTTGCGTCCGTTGCGTAGAAGTAAATAGGACGGGAAGAACTGTTCGCACCGTCGTTGAAGGAATTCATAATGATTCGAGAGTCCATTGTCAGATCGCCCGTCATACCCGTCCCAGTCTTGAGCATATATTGAGTGTGCGGATCGCCTGTACTATTATGATTTCCTGCATGATGAACGATGTTTCCTAAGTATTTCAAGCCACTGGTTGGGGAATTTGCATCTATCACCAATGCAAATCTATTGTTCACAGTATCGAATACACCCCACAAACCAGAAGAAGGTTGATGACCAACATTCCATATCGCAGTCCCAGCCGTATTCTCATATTGATTACCCTGAATAGATGCGTTTGTATCCACATCTGGTCTGGTAATGAACTTTGCACTGCCCTTCGTGATTCGTAGATCACCAGTCATCGTGCCTCCAGATTTGAGCAATAATGTAGAAGTGGCTGTTTGCACGAATGCTGTAGTAGCAATTTGAGTTGTATTTGTTCCTCCAGTAGCAGTTGGCGCTGTAGGTGTTCCTGTAAAAGCAGGAGAAATCAACAAATTAACAACATCATCTATTGTTCCAGATGAGTTTCTCTTTACAATTTGATTAGCACCAGTCCCTACATTTAATGCAATTGTTGGATTTTGAACAGTTCCACCAACAATAACATCAGAACTACCAGCAGTTACAGAAACTACAGTTCCTGCACCATCATTACCTTTTAAAGCAACCAGATTCCAGAATTGAGTATTAGTTGGTAGATTGCCAAGAGTTTGAACAGTACAAATATATGATGATCCTTGATAACTAACAACATCTCTAACATTATATGTTATAGAGCCGCTATAACTCCCTTGCCATGTAAAGCTTGTTCCAGTTGAACCTTGAATTCCTTGAATTCCTTGATCACCTTTATCTCCCTTGTCACCTTTTGAAACTATTAACTTCCAATATGTAGTATTGGTTGGATCAATATTGGTGCATGCCAAAATATTCATATAGCCTGAACCTTGATATTGAACTACGTTATTGGGAACGTATGCAGTAGCTGAGTTGTAATCACCTTTATTAACTAAGCCATCTGCTTTAGTTTGTGCATTGGTTGCCGCAGTATTTGCCGCATCTCTTGCAGTGTTAGCCTGCGTAGCCGCAGTATTTGCCGCATCTCTAGCTGTATTTGCTTGAGTCGTAGCAGTGTTTGCATTTGAAGTAGCAGTATCAGCATTTGTTTTGGCAGTATTAGCCGCAGTTGCCGCAGTATTAGCTGAATCTCTTGCAGTGTTTGCCTGAGTTGTGGCTGTATTGGCATTAGTTGTAGCAGTTACAGCATTGTCAACAACAGTTTGAACACTAATTATTTTAGTCCAATATGTAGTATTAGTTAATGGTTGATTTGTATTTGCATCTTTAATTGAAATATACATATTATAATTACTTGCATCTGTTACAAAATCACCAGTTATATATGTTGTTGCAGTAGAATATGTTCCTTGCCATGACATGTACCCAAGTCGTTTCCAATTCGTTGTATTTGTTGGAATAACATTTGTAGATGATACTATATTAATATAGGCAACGCCATTATAAAAAACAATATTCTTAGGTATGTAAGCGGTTGCAGAACTGTAAATACCTTTGTAAGAAAATGCATCTCCAGAAGACTTAGCATAATCACCCTGAGTTTTAGCATAGTCTCCCTGTGTTTGAGCGTAAGTTGCTTTAGTATTGGCATTTGTTGCCGCTGTATTAGCACTATCAGTAGCCGCATTTGCATCATTTATAGTTTCACCCAATAAGTCCAGAGCCTGAATTGCCTCATTCCCACTGTCAATAATATCCTGAAGAGATGTAATTACATCTGGATTATCAGTATGGGAGTAAATTCTTTCTGCTGGATACAAAATCATTCCCTTTCCTTTGTATGTAAAAGTTAAAGTTTTTCCATTTTCAGAAGGATTGAATGTCACTTGTCCTGTTTGATAATTCACAATAAATTGAGTAGATGTTGGTACTCCATTATATATTTCAGTATATCCAGAAACTTGAACATGATTGAATTCATCTGGAATTTCCTTCAATGGTGATATATTATTAATAACTATCCTAGACTCTGTAATTGAAACATATGGATCGTCAATAGTATTCTTTCTCCATATGATGATTACAGGATCATTATATTGTGGATACTCTCTTGTGATAGGCATTTTACTACCTCCTTTTATAATAAGTATTATAACATTTTATGCATTTTTTGTCAAATTACTATTTTATCTTGCTTTAATTGACCTCTTATATTTTTTTAAGGTATTGAATTTAAACAAGCATTTAGCCTATTAATTGCAAAGGCGGTTATTGTTTGTCCTGAACTAACAAAAGAAACCTGTCCTCCCGGCGGATTCATTTCGTTAATTGCGCCAGCAACTTGATTATATAAAAATGCTGATATAGTCGTCCCACTAGAAACTGTATTCATTGTAGTTGTGTTTAAAAGTTTATATAATCTGAATTGATTTACCCTATTGACAAGAGAATTCCAATCACTTGCCAAAACAACTATCGTGTTTCCTGACACTTTGTTCCCACCTGTCCATGAAAAATTATTTGGTCTTGGTGGAGAAACAATTACATCAGCGGAAGACGTACCTGAACCAGCAGTTACACCATTAAATGGTGTAACACCTAAACTATATGATCCAGCGGACATATTGGTGAAGCCAATACTTGTGCTGGAGGTACTGCCACTACTTATTGTTCCTCCATTTTTTCTCAACGTCCATGAATAGGATGTTACAGGAGATGATGCATTCCAACTGAACGATAATGTTGCTGGCTCAGTACCAGATGATGAGCCAACTACTGAAGTTACTGGACTAGGGGCTGGTGGAGCAGTTGTTGACGCTGTTATTGTGTTGGAACCAAGATCAGTCGCTCCATTATAAAAATGAACAGTCAATGAATAAGTTTGTGATGAATTCAGTCCAGTATAAGTATATGAAAATGAATGTGTTGTATTTGTTCCATCTAAGCTTCTACTACCATTAAATGCTCCGTCAGCATAGAATTTTGCACTATCTGCAACTCCAGTGTATGAAGCATTTACCGTTATTGTTGATTCTGTTGCGCTACTAAATGATAATGACATTTTTCATAACACCTCCTTATATTCAGTGGAATACTCTTTTAAGAATATTCCACTATCTATTTTTTATTATCCAAATACGGCATGAATTCCAGCTACAGTTGCACTGCTGAAATCAACTAATCCATAAAAATTCGTTCTGTAAACTGCTGTATTCGAATTTCCAATGTTAACATTTCCATCCCAAATATAAGTGTTTTCTGCTGATATTTTTATTTCTGCACTATTTAAGCTTTGAATAATAGCACCACTATTAAATGTAATAGTTTTTCTTGTAAGACCTGTCCCAAGCGTTATATTGTCACCAACAAACAAATCAGAAGTAACATTAATGTTACCACCATTAATTTGAGCACCAGTGATAGTTGTACCATTTATAGTACCAGCCGAAATAGCTGGACTTTCAATAGTTGTTGAGGTGATTTTTGTAGAAGTAATGTAAGATGGATTAGTCCAGCTAGATACTGGTGCTCCAGTTACATTAGTCCAAGCAATTGTTGCACTTGGCCCCATAACTACGTTTGTCCCCACCGTCAATGTCTCAATCATTGCTGTTGTAATCTTTGCTGTAGAAACATCAAGTTTAGAAACACTCAATTTATCAATCATTGTTCCGCTAATAAAATTCCCAGCAATAACTTCAACGCCGTTGATTTTGATTGATTTAGCATTCAACTGACCATCAAGAATAAGGTTTCCACTAGTTGAATCATAGTAGAATTTATCAGTCCATGTTCCGCCTCCAGCGCTCTTTTGAAAAGATAATCCTTTAGTTGCATTAAGTATAACTCTTGCTATTCCATCAGTTCTAGTAATTGTAATGCCATTTGTAGCATCTATTACTACCCCATTAGCCAGAGTCGTTGTCAGACCTCCGCCTGTGATTGTCAGTTTGGAACCATTTAATGTTACACCATTGGCATCAACAGTAAATGTTTTAACTCCACTTGAATCACTAGCATCAATAAGCAAATTAACACCAGCAAGGAGCTTACCGAAAATTCTTTCACCAACAATGCCATCTTTAGTAATAGCGTGTTTCCATGTATTACCATTGTCATTGGTGATTGCCATAACACCATTCTGAATAACAAGATAAGATAATGGGTCTGTAGAATTCTTAACAAGAATTCCTCTTTCGCTAATCTCAACAGAATTATTGACTCCTGCGACGATTGACCTACCAATGGCATCCCATTGTCCATTAATAATTTGATTGATTGATGAAGCCGTTGACACGGCATTGTCCCACTGACGCTTGCTCAAATCTACTGTTGTAGTAGTTCCTGTTGAATTATAAACAGCTTTAATAAGCTTATCGTTATCTGACATGACATCTTGTGTATTTGCAATAGTAAGAGTAATATCGTCATTCTCTTCGCTGATCTCAAACCCAATTATCTTAGCTGTGGCATTAATTCCAAGTTGATCATATTTAATTGTAATCGTATCTCCAAGATTAAGTTTATCCCAATCTCTTTGGGCCTCAACTATCTTCAAAAAATTGACCAAACTAATTTCTATAATAATTTGTGGTTGTTTTAATTTTTCGAAATATTTAATTGCATCATCATAAAGTTCTTGTTCATAGATATAATTCTGATCTACCCATTCTTTTTTAATAATGTAGTCTTTAAGTTCTTCTTGAAGAGTTGGATTAATAAAATTTGATGAATCAACACTTGCTCTCAAGTCCTCAATTTGTGTATCTACTGAGGTAATTTGTGCATTAACTCCATCGATCTCTGTTTGCTTATTCGTAATTTCAGTATTTTTCTGATTTAACTTGGCAACAAGAGAAGTCCCTGTTGTTATTTGAATCATATTAACAAGAGATGCATCTGAAAGAGGGTCAATAAAACTTGTTTCATTTTTTATTTTAACTTGGATTTTAGACACTACAGAGTATGTATAGTTAGCTTTAAAATTGACAACTATATCAGTTCCAGCAGGAGTATTTAGGCTTCCATTATAACTTCCAGTAGACCACTTGGTTTTATCGTTAGAAAATACCTCTATACCATTAACTTTGATAGAACTAAGAAAATCAGTTGCAGGATAGTCTGCAAATTTCAGATTATCAATAACTAGTGTAGCGCTATTGATTTTAAGTGAATTTGATGTTCCAAATGTAATTGGCAATGAAAAACTATAAAACTGTTCTTCAATTGTCGTTGGCTGAGTTGTGTCATGACCAGCAGAATTTTCTATATCAATATTGTTTCTAATAACCGCTAACTGTTCTTGAAGTGTTGCCATATCGTTTTCTTTTTGTGTTAAAGTAGTTTGATATGCCGTTTCTTGATCAAGCAAATCTCCAAAAGCTCCTACTTTGCCAGCTAAAAATTCATTGTAATCAAGAATGGCATTGCATAATGCATCACTCATGTAATAACTACTTTGAATTACATTTTTACTAGCATCTCTTTGAAATGGATACATGAATGTAGAGAAATCATCAATGTAATTTGTACCAGTTGGATTAATTCTTTGAATAGATAATCCATCTGCACCTTCAACAAAAAGCCTTGTAGCCATCTCATCACTATTACTATCCCTACTTACAGATTGAAGATATTTTCCATGACTCATTGTAAGACCCATATTAATTCCATAGTCTTCTTGTTTAACAAAGCTAATCTCTCTATTTATTGTATCCCATTTAATTATAGCTTGAAACGTTTCTGCTATCTGCATAACTGCATCAAGAACAGTTGTAGATGTGAAATCAAAACTTCTAAATTTTGTATCAAAATCTGCATCAACATATCCAACTGACCATTTTGTTTCATCAAGAATACCAGTGATTTGCCTTGACGTTCCAACAGAGTCAGTGACTGTTCCGCCCATTAGAACTGATGTCAAATTTAATCCATCTTCTTGAAATGTTCTAATAAGATTATCATTCATTTCATAAGGCAATAGATATGCTTTAACTTGTTTATACTCAGAGTCTTCTTCTCCACTTTCTACAACACTCCTAATAGTATACCATTCTTCTTGTGTTCCAATTTTAACCTTTAGCAAATATCTATTTCTTACAAGCGAGACATTAGGATTGTCAATTAAGGTATGATTGAAATCTAGACTATAAGGAACATTGAAAGTTAGCTCATTAATATTTCCCATCAATACTGACACATTTTTATTATAGGATTCATTTAATTTTGCAATTGTAACTCTATCTGGTTTAGCAAGAAATATTTCTATTTCTCTTGGTTTTAAATTTAAATTGATATCTCCTATCATATTAATCCTCCTTTATCCCTGAATTGTTTTAAAATAAAACCTAAAGTCAAGTTTGACATTTCCATATACAACAAGATTATTTGTTCCTCTAACAATATCAAGATAGTTATTGTTAAAATTATCATATCTATATGTATTAGACAAACTACTTTCAATATGTTGTGCATCGTTATCAACATAAACAATCTCATTATTCAGTAGTCCTGTAAACTTAAATTCAATTCCACCATTAGTATTGTTGACAATTCTTACGTCTCCATTCCCAATTTTAGTAATCCAAATTTCAGGATTGCAAATTACATCTCCATTATTCACGATTTGAATAGCACTTCCGCCAACAGGATTGGTTGAGAGGTCATATGAATCAGTATATATTGGAGAATAACTATATGGGCTGTCACATCTCATTGTTATTTTGATATACCCTTCATTTGTACCAGTATGAATAAGCTCTGGACTGTCAACAGCTATACAATAAAAAATTCTATTTTCATTTTCTTCGAAATACATTGGCTGAAAATAAGTCTGTCCACAAAGCCATCTTGCAACGCTTCTTATTTTTTCTTCATCCCACGCTTCTGAAAAAGCAAGTTCTAAGTCAAATTCTAAAGGTTCATATTCCAGACCTTGAAAATATGGTTTATTTCTGCCTTTTATAATGATTTCATTCACCTTTCTTTGAGATGCAAATGGTTCACTCATCATTCCAGAAGATGAACTAACTGAAACATTCATTATGCCATAATCATATGAATACTCACCAGCATAAGAAAACCATAAAGACTCTTTAATCATATTTTAACACCTACCTTTATAAATAAATACAGAAAAGGCAGTGTTGGAGTACACTGCCTTAAAGTTTATCTTCTTTATATTATAACATTTTATGTTATATTTGTCAAGTTAGATTTTGCCTCCAAGTTTTTTAACTCCATTTACAATTTCTGATGTGACAGCTTTCCCAGCATTCTTATCTCCAACAACTTTTTCAATGTTTACGTCAATGTTATAAATAATATCTCCATTACCACTAGTGACGACAGGTCTTTGCAATGATTTTGCGAAACTCTTCATATTAGGAATAAAGTTATTTACAATGTTATCTGCTGGAGAGAACAGTTCTCCTTCAAGAGCTTTAACAACTTGTTCGTTAGGTTTCGTATTCATAAGCTTATCTACTAGAGATGTTGTTCTGTTTACCGCCCCTCCAGAGCCAACAACTCCACCTTCATGGAATAGTTTTGTCTTCTTGGAACTGTCAGTATACCAAGCGCCACTTCCAGCGTCGTAGTACCAACCATTAGCTTTTCCAATTGCCTGATTTGCCGCCGCAAGTTGACTTTGTTTAGCCTTGTCTGTTGTATTTTTCCATGCCTCTGCGTTCTTTTTCATTTGTTCTAAATCATTCATAGTTTTTACAGCAGTTGGATTGATAACCTCCATTTCCTTCTTCAAGTCAGCGAACTTATCAATCAAATTTGTTTGCAAATAACCAGCAATAGTCTCAGAATGATCTTTCATGAATGATTCAAATCCAGAAAACATTAGTTGGACGTTTTCAAAATGTCCAGACATTATTTGCTCTCTTACTGTATTCCATTTACGATCATCATTAATAATATTATCATAATACTTTGTTTGGGCTTCTTTTTCATCGTTAAGTTCCTGAATTGCAATATCATACTTTCTTTTTTCTGTTTTTCCCTTAATTGTAATCTCATATTCAGCATTATCTTTAAGATTTTGAATTCTCTCTTTTTCTGCGTCCAGTTGATCATCCAATGATTGCTGTTGAAGTTCAATAGAGTGGTCATATTGCATATTTTGAATGTCAAGATCAGCATCTGCGAGTTGCTTTTTAAGTTCTGCTAGTTTCTTTTGTCCTGCCGCTGTTTTGTCAAGTTCTGCAACGTTAATAGCATTTTGCAAGTCTTGTCTGTTTGTTTGAGCTTTCTCTAAGTCTTGGTTATATTTTCTAGCATCTTGATCAGCTTGCAAACTTGCTTTCTTTTGATTTACAAGTTTTTCGTAAGCATCTGATTGTTTGTCAAGAGATTCCATTTGAGCATCATGAAGCTTATTAATAGCGTCAATTTGAGCATCAATTCCATCAAGAACAATTTGCTTCTGTTGTTCGTAAGCATCTTTCAGCGCTTGAACAACATCGTCAGCTACTTGTTTAACCTGATCTTTTAATGCATCATTTACACTAGCAATGCTTCCAGCCAATTCCCACCATTGATTACTCAATCCTTTAAGCTGATCTTCTAAGTCTTTTCTATCCTTGTCTTTGAGTTTGGTGTTCTTTAGCTGTTTTCTAACTTCTTCAGCTTCGTCATGGACAGCCTTTTGCATCTTCTTATAGATGTCAATTTGACTAATCAAGGCTTCTCTATATTGTCTGGAGTCTTCAGGATATGTTGACATCTTATTTTGGATAAGAGCAAGAGAACCTTGAAGTTCTGTTAGCCTTGTATTGTACTGTTCAATCGAACTGCTTGACAATTCAAGTCCTTTAGAATTGATCTCACCTTGCGTATCAAGCCAACTTGAACCAAGACCATCGATTGTGTCACTAAGTTCTGCTATTTTTTGAGACAATGTGTTGTATTTGTCTTTTCCTTCGTCGGATAGTTTATTGAAGCTTCCCATAGCACTAAGCTGTTTTTGATACCCATCTCTTAAGCCTCTAAGTCTATCAGCTTCAGTATGCATCAAGTCTTGTCTATCGTGCAACAAACCAATTTCTTTAGTAAGTGCATTTCTATATTTTTGAGAGGTAGGAACATATCCTGCTAGAGCGGCCTCTGAAGACTGAATTTGTTTATCGATATTAGCGAGATTTCTATTATATTGTTCAGCAAGTTTATCAAATGCTTCAATATCTTTTTTTGTCTTATCTTTTTTATCCTTTTTAGGCTTAGTAGTATCAACTCCAACACTGCCAAGAGATTTTTGAAGAACTGTTGCACTCTGAGAAAGTTCGCCAATTTGATCAATGAATCCATCTAAATTAGCCGCTTCACCTGTGACTTGTTGTACATAGTCTGCTCCAAGCGAAGAATAGGTTGACAACTGTTTGGCAGTTTGTTCAGAAACTTTGTTCTTAGCCGCTTCAGCATCTGCCACTGTTTGAATAGCGTGAATTTGAATACCATACATATTAAGCATCGCTACAAGGGTTTGGTTTGAATTAATTAAATCTTCTTTTCTTGCTCTCGCTATTTTGTCAAATGCGTCAAGTTCTGCATCTCTTTTATCTTTAACGGCTTCTACGTTAATTTTAATTTGACCATGTTCGATTTTAAACATATCAACAAGTGATGCATCTTTTGCAATCAAGTCTGCCGCCGCTTGAGCGCTTACAGTCTTATTGTTAGCGTAATCATGAAGAAGTCCGTTCAAATCACTAAGAGAATCTGCGCTATCTTTGTAACTTGATATAAGTTCATCTGTTATTGTTTTAAAGTCTTTAAAGTTATGAGAGGCTTCAGTTGCGGTTCCGCCAAGTCCAAGCAAAGAATTTGCAAAAGAGTCTACATCTTCTACTCCAAGATCATGTGCAAGAGTTTTGATTCCAGCAAGCGCCGTCTGAATAACTGCACCATTTCTTGAAAAAGAATCGTCAGCCATTTCTTTTTTAAATGTTTGAATTTGTTCAATTAGACTTGATATTCTAGCCATACCAGCATTAGCTGTGGCTTCAGTTGAATAATCAATTTTGTCTACCATTCCTTTTACAGTTTTAAGCAACGCATCTCCAAGTTGTGTGTCAGAGCTTTTGTCAAGATCATCTACAAGTTGTTTGAATCTATCTTTTACGGAGTTGATTGAATCAGCAAGAGAAGATTGATCTACAATTACTTGAACCTTGTACTGAGCAATTCTTTCTGGATCAGACCTATTAGGGTCTGTTGGATTGAATTTTCTTGGATCACCACTAAAATCGTATGGTTTTGCATTTGCAATCTGCTGACTTTTAGCGAGTTTCTTTCTTGCATCTGCAATATCCTGAAACATATCTCCAATTTCTTTTTTGGAAGTTTCAATTCTATAATTTCTTTCTGCTTCTACAAGAGCATCCATACTTTGACGCTCTTCATCAATTGCTTTTTTAGATTTTAAATGAGCTTCACCTTTTTCATTAATACTTTCTACAAGGTTTGGAAGCAGTTCTGCAAGATCACTAACTGTTTGGTTATACTTCTGTTGCTGTTCATCATCTGCAAAAGTTTTACCGCCATTAGTTTTATCTTCAAGTTCTCCATATGTTTTAATTAATTTTTCAACTGTTTCTCTATGAGTTGTCCAGCTTTCAACAATGGTTTCATTCCTCTTTTTCAGTTCTTCTGCTCTTTCTTTGGCTTTAGCCATTGCGTCTCCAATTTTTTGAAAAATTGTTACAACTGCTGTCAGTGCAAGCATTGGTAAAAATGCAGTAAGTAATCCTCTTAGTCCAATTGCTAAACCTCTAACTGCCCAAGTTGCCGCATTAGCACTTTTACCAGCGCCAAGTATTGCATTAGCTGTCGTTCTAGTGCTTACAGTCAATTTTCTGAGATTTGTATCAGATAGTTTCATCCAACTTATGAATGACTTGCCAATATCCATATAAACTGTTCTTACAGCTTTTGAAAATACCAAAACTGCTGTGGTCGCAATCCCCAACACTACAGGAAGTCCGCCAGTAAAATCTACGGCTTTTCCAATAACGCTAACAAGACTAGTTAGATCCACTATTGCATCTTGAATTCCCTGATCCTGAAATGTATCTTGAAATATACCTGTCCAAGCATTTTTTAATTTTTGAAGTTTCGCTTCAGTTCCTTGTTGATATAGATCAAATTTTCTTTGGGCAGTTCCAGCTTTATTAAGAGATTCAGAATAAAGGTCAATAGTTTGTGGATAACCTTGCATCAAGTTAAGGAAACGTGATTGTTGGTATGTTCCCGCGACAGTTGTCGCAATATATGCCTGAGTTCTTGAATCAAGTGTGTTCCACTTTGCTCCAAGTTCATCCATTACGTCTCCAAAATTTCTAAATGTATTATCAGCATTTACAAGGCTGATGCCTACAGTTGATAAAGCTTTTGCAACATCATTGATCTTGGTTCCATCAGTTTCGTCAAATCCGCCTTCTTTAAGGTTTTGTACACGTGCAAGTATCGTCTTGATAGAGTTACCAATCGTCTCAGCGCTCTCACGCGTCTTTGAAGACACGATAGCAATCCAGCTTGATACCTTCTCAAGACTGATTCCCAAGGCTCCTGCTGTACCGCCTACGCGTTGCATGGCCCTTCCAAGCTCGTCTGATCCAGTGGCAGTGGCATCTCCCATATATGAAAATACGTCTGCGGCATGTTCAGCAGTAACGCCCATTGAGTTTACAGTTGCAGTAAGAATTTCTGCTGATTCGTTAAAATCAAGATTAGAAATCTTAGCGTACTTAATTGCAGTTTGCATCTTGTCAACCATCTCAGCCTGAGTCAAGCCTTGACGAGCAAATTCTACAGCACCTTTTGCTACTTCATCAGTAGCGATACCCATATCCATGGCCATGTCTCTAAGCTGTTTTGACAATCCACCAAGTTGAGTTTGCGATTCTCCATAAACGATAGACAACTGAGTAAGTGATTTGTTGAATTCGTTTACATATGCAACTCCATCAGTAAAGAAATGTAAGGTTTGATAGAATGCTGTCATACCAGCCATCCAGATAGGAATAGATTCCATAGCTTTAGCAAACTTCTGTCTAAAATCTAGATTTCTGTTTGCAGTACTTTTAAGCGTTTCACCAAGGATTCTTAACTCTCCAGTAGCTTCGTCAATTGAACCTTTGTATCTTGAGAATGTATTTTTACCAGTTTCAACATCTGCTGTAAATTTAATTAATTGTTGTTGAGTTTTAGGATCAATAACATTGGAAGTAATAGCTAATGAATCAGCTTTTACTGATCTCTTACCAATTAATTGAGACCCTGACAACTGAGACATTACCTGATTTCTGATAGACTCTTGATTTCCACTGAAATTAAACCCTGTAACTTTTTGAGAATTACCTTTTAGTCCAAGTCTATTCAATCTGTTTTGTTCGTCTTCAAGCTTTTTAAATTCAGCAATAGTTCTCTGTATTCCATCAATTCTTTCTTTGAATTGTCTTTGTTCGTCATCACTCAATCTACCATTTGTTTTTTGAATATTCTCAAGTTCATTTTGAACTTGTTGATACATTGTTTTTGCTTGATTAAGTTTATTTTGATCAAAAAATCCAACCTTTTTAAGATCAACATTATCTATTCCTTTTTTAGTTGTATCAATAAAATCCTGCAAAGACTTTTTAGCTTGTTCAATATTATCAGTGACAGTTTTACCATCAGTTTTGAAAATGCTCCATTTTTGACGTTGCATTTCCTTTTGTCCAGTATCTGGATTCTCTACCATAACACGATTAATAAAAGTCTGCCATTTCATGCGTTCTTTGATCATTTCACCAGCGGCATTTTTATATGTAATAGTTGCGGATTTAATTCTATTATTTTGATCTACTTCTGTTTGCACAATAGCTTTATTGCCTGAACCAAGAGATTTATTAATTTCGTCTACTCTTTTTTGCAGTGACTTTAAGCCTTCATCACCATACGCTGATTGAGCAGACTTCTTCCCCATAGTTTTAATTTTCTCTTGTTGCTGATCAAGTTTCTTAGAAAACTTATCCATAATAACTTGTGCATCTTTAAGTCCGCTAGTGTCTACTTCAAGATGAAGTTTGATAATTTTCTTTTGTATTTGTTCAATTGCACTATTAATAGCCGCAACAGATTCTGGAACATTCAAATCCGCTGTAAGTAAGATTTTCATATCCGACATAAACATACCTCCTTAATTCCTTAAATATAAAGAAAGAGGGTTTTCACCCTCTTATTAGTCTAGTTCTACTATATCGCAGAAACGATCATAGTCTGCCGCTTCCTGCCCTTTGAATGTTTTGTTTGTATTTAAAATAATATCCTGAATCGCTTTAAGCATATTTTCTTTGTCACCTGTTGGTTCAATAATAAATTCTTCAAGCATTAACTCAGTGTATTCTTTTTGGAATCCTTCTATATCCTTAAGTTTGAAAACAGTTGAACCATCTTCTTTAGCCTCTGTTTGCGGTTCACCATTTTCATCTTTGTATGAAAATTGTTTGATAAGCTCTTGTCTTTCTTCTTCAATTTGATTAAGGTGTGCGCTTACCAGTTTTAAAAATCTACTTCTCATACGAGAATGCTTCGCATTAACCTCTTCGTTGGTCAAAAAAATAACAAAATTTTCAATTTCATAATTATACATTTTCATATAAAAATCCCCTTTTTTTCATTTTTATTTTATAAGATACTTATTTAACTTTTAATCCTCTTGATTGCAATTTTAATTTCAAGTCTCTTTTGAAAGTTCTAAAAATAAAACTTTCTGCATTAGTAAAATACGGTCTAGGTTTTGTCCAATAACCGTCTCCAAATATCTTTCCGCTTCTACCATCATTAATAACTCTTGGAAGATAATAAGAATATTCTTGTGGAAAGTATCCCTTGACTGTACTATGATGCTGGCCCATATAATTATTTCCCTTATATGGTGCGACTGGCTTCATCATCATTGGGTCATGATAAATTTCAGCATTAGTAAAGCCTCCAACTTGATAAACATCACTTTTGACACTCTTTCTTAATTCGCCAGTTCTTTTATATGTAGATGGCGTTCCAGCGTCGTAAACATCAGACTCAATATAATCCTTAACAGTTTGTTCAGCATCTTTTGCTATGCTCTTCATTGCCGATAAAATATACTGATTCAACACTGTCTCCAAATCTTTGTCATTTTTAATTGTCTTCTTAAAAGCCATTACTACCAACTCCCCTTGGAGTTTATTCGATTCCCAAAGCTTCCTGCCTGTCTTGAATCTCTTTTTGAATTTCATCTAATCTTTGTGCCAATTCGTCAGCCATAGCATCTCTTTCTTTTAGTGTTTCGGTCATTTTATTGAAAACGCTTTCAATTTGTTCCTGCGGAAAACAAGATACGATTCCTCCGAGCAAATCTTGATCAATAAGCATACGCAAAAAAGCCACTTGCTCATTTACATTCTCTGGAACATCAATGTTCGTAAAATGCTTAATAAGCAACATAACACCATAAGGTATAAAGATTGACTTCAAATCAATTCCTTGTTTCTCTGCATCCTGCATTTTAACGAGCATTTCTGCAATCAGGTCCATAATCTTAGATTCTTTAAAAAACTTATCAACTTTAAATGTGTAGTTTTTAACTTCAGCAGTTAATTGTTCACTAAGATTCTTGTCTTCCTTTTTTACATTAGCATACGACAGATTTTTCTTTCTTGCCATAACTATTCATCCCCTTTTATACATATATTAATTTTATACTGCATTTATACCCTTAAAACAAAAATAGAGATAGAGCAATTTACTCTATCCCTATTCTATACCATATTCTATTTTTTGTCAAGTATAAATTAATACTTGATAAGAGAAATCATTTCTGGCGAATCGTCTGTACGGAATACCGTAAGATTCATGTCAAACACAGTAGGATCACCGTCAGCTTGGAACGTCAGTGTGAAGTTAGGCTGAACTTTTGCCTTGTTAATAACGAATTGGAACGGCTCGTCAACACCAGTCTCAGAGTTACGAATCAGCGTGTCACCAACAACCTTAACGTAACTTGGGAACTTGTCAGCGGAAATCGTGATTTTCTGAGCAGTAGCATCAGTCGTGAACTGGTAATAAACAACAACTGTAGCTCCTACAGGAATATTGGTATTCGTAAACTCAATTACGCTACCAGTTTTGCTTACTGGAGTAATTTCAGTAATTTCATCGTCCTTGTATGTATACACAGTTCCTGTAAGGAATGTTTCAGAAGTTGTTACCTTTGTTTGACCAGCAGTAGTAGAAACAATAGCAACCAGTTTTTCACGCTTGTAAGCTGTTTGAGCGCCAGTAACCATTTCGTTGCCTGTCATCAGAGCGATAGATTTAGGACTCATAAGAGCATCTTGCATCGTTACATTAGCTTCACGGTTGAAGTCCCATTCCAGAAGTTTAGGATTACCCTTACCGCCACGTGCCGCAGAGTTTTCAGCCGTATTTTCAATTGTAGATACCTTTAGAGTATCAAGGAAAAGAATAGGTTTGCCAGTGGAAAGATCATATACTGTAACATCTGCAACTTCTTTTACACCATATTTATTCAGTGCCATTTAAAAATCCCCCTTAAAAATTTAATTATATCAATAGGAAAACCTATTAATTTATTCTTCCATCTTAGATGACCAATGCTTAAGATTATCAATCTTTGCTCCTTGAATCATAGCTAAGATATTTGTCTCATAACCAGAAATCATTTCAAGTCTTTTGTATTCATCATAAACCTGATAAATCGTTGCATCCCAAATCGTATGCTTGTTGTATGTATTGCTTTTTGTACTAACAGCACTGAGTATGTCAGCAAAGTCTATATCTTCTGAATTCTTAGCCTTTGCTTTTGCAACTTCCTTCTTAGACTTTTTCATTTTTTCTGCTATTTGTCTTGCTTTATCACTCATTTTAGATAAAGCTTCTTCCTCTTCAGATTTTGATTTTGAACTAGTAACAACACAATTTTGATGTTTTACAATTTCAACTATTGAATCAAAATTACCTGAATTGACTTTTCTAGCTTTATCCAAATCTTGAGTGCCAAAAATTAAACTACCATCGAAGAACGATACGTCTTCCTTGTTTTCTCTTAAAAAGAAACACAAGGAGCTAATTAAAGCATCTACAAGTAATTCATTACCAGAGAATAGCATTATATCGAAAACTGTAAGTTCTCTTATTTCAGGCAAGTCTTCTTTAATCAAATCTTCCTTTGTAAGTAAGAGAACTCCAAGGTGCCTATTGTAATTAACATAACCTTCATCCTTAACTTCTCTAGTTGTTAAAGGATAAATATTTAAATAACCTGTACTAAGGAAATCACCACAAAGTAGTCTAAGTCTTAAGTCAATGCTGTCTATATTCTGGATATCAAACATTTTTCATCCCACCAAACACAGCCATACTTGCCTGCAATCTGATAGCATCAAACCTCTCATCCACATTCATATGAATGAAATTTTCAAAATGAAGTTTGCCAAGGGTACCAATACTCTGCCCGCCAAAATGTTTGACGAGATGATGCATGATCATATAAGGTCTTATGGAAGATTTTCCATCGTTGACAAGCCACAATCCTTTTGCAACTATAATATCAAAGAACAGAGATGTTTGAGCAATCTCTTGACTACCATCAAAAATTCCATCGGGATAGTAAACTCTAATCTCTGAGCAATCAGAAAGGGTAGAGTTTGGAAGGAATGGATATGGAAAAACTTTTGTCATAATAAGATTGGTTGCAGGAATTGCAACGTCAGGCTGAGACAAAGGATTTTTTAAATCATAAGTCAAATATTTTACAATCTCTTTAACCTTAACAATTTCTTGCAGGATTAAAGGCAAGTTATCTGCTATTAATTCAATGTTTACCATGGCTGACTACCTCCACTTCCCCCTGTATTTGGTTTGATAACTTGTGAGTTATCAGCAACCTTGTTAACAAAATCATCTAAAGGACTTTTTGTTGTGAGTCTAAGAGAAAATCTAATTAGTCCAGAACCATTTATAACATCAGTCACATCGTCCATACCTTTAATCTGATAGACTTGGCTTCCAATTATAAATCTTTGTGTTGCAACTATTGTCTTTGTGAATGAATTATATTGAACATAAGCTCTAAGTTCACCCTCAAGAGTATTCATTTCAATTCTGTCAGCATCATCAATACCAAAACTAGTGCCTCCACTGGCAATAACTGCTTTATACTCTTTTATGGTTCCTGTAGAGTCTTTCCATTTCAGCGATTCATTACAACGCTGTGCAACAGCTTTTGGATAAACTTCATGATTTTTAACTGAGAAAACCAACCAGTTAACACCATTGAAGATTATAAAGTCTCCAACATTTGATAGAGTTAGTGGCCTATAAAGCAAGCTCAACTCTTTCGAATCATCGCTGATATTTATTCTTGCTTCTTTATTAACACCATTTAGTGTTACAGTTCCATAAGAAGGACTGTCTGCAAATGTGCTGTTAACTAGTGAGATGCTAGATTTTGTAACACTGTCCTCGATATTCTGTCCACCAGCCTGAACTCTCTTTTTGTAGTCATCAAAATATGTCATATTATTCACCACTTTCAACAGTGGGCTTTAACTTTTTTGCAATGTCGATACACTTAAATACTTCTTTCTTAATAAAATCTTTGTCAGAGTCAAACATGATAGAATCATTAGAAATTGATTCTAATGTTGCTATTAGAATAAGAATGTCAGGATTGTCATTTAAAGATTCGATTACCCAAATCAAACCATCAAATTCATAAATTAGCGACTGAATATATCTAAATAGTCCATCATTTTTTTCTTCATAGAGCGGCAATATTTTGTAAAGTCTATCTACCAAGGACGATGAATAATTTATAAATATCTTACTGTTCTCAGTAATCTTCTTCATACAAAGCCGTCCAGATTGAACTTGTAGTATGAATACTTAGTCATTAATCTTTCTGATTCAGCCTGCATTGTTTTATACAGTGTAATCAGCTTATCTATTTGATTTGCTTGTGAATAAATCTTATAATCAGGGTCTGACATAGCGATTCTATACAATTCGCTTGTAACAACCTTTGGCCTTAAGTATTCTACTACCATAAGAGCGCCTAAAATATCTTTTTCTTTATCTGACAATGTTTTATTAAAAATTTTAGTAGTATCATTTCTATCGCTTAAATCGTTTTTGCAATTATCAAATTTGGTAATTGCAGTCTTCATATATACAAGCAAGGTAGTTTCCAAATCTACCTGTGACAGATTCAAAAATGAATAATCTGTAATCTTGCTCAAGAAGTAACTATAAACATCACTGTAAGGGGTACTCATAATGTTACCTCCTTTTAACTGAAATCAGCTTGTAATTCCTGTTCAAGCAATTTAATAGTACGATTGCTATCAAGCGTTCCGTCCAAGATCATATCTTTAACTTTATCTTTAAGAATTTCTTTTGCTCCATTTGGAAGAGTTTGAATAGTGCTAGAGATATTTGCCGCTCCACTTTGTAGGAATGCTTCAACATCTTCAATTTTCAAGAAGTCGTTATAAACCTTTCTAAGTCCAAGATAATCAACAACATCTTCATCTTCAATAATAATCCAAGGCTGGGTCAAGAAACGTGGCTGAGATGCTTTCATAGTAAGAAGCTCTCCAACAGTAAGCCATTCTGACACTCCATAGTCATCCCAATCAACGTGATAACCATTTCTATTGATGTAAGTCAATGTGCCAGTTCTTACACTACGACATTCAACTTCCATATCTCTCTCAATAGTTTTCTTTTTTGGTGGAGCAGACTTTACTACCTTTACTTCTTCTTCATTTTCTCCAGAAGCTACAGCCTCTACAACTTCTTCTTCTTTCTTCTTTCCGTATGCCATTTTACATATCCCCTTTTTCTCATTTAAATTTAAATAAAGGGATAGCCGAAACTATCCCTTTTCTGTTATTAAAATTAAGACAGCGTGTAAACACCATAAGCATTGTTGAATTGTACAGCCAAACCATACATCGTTTGGAACGTGTATTCCATGCTTTGATCCATGTTCTTGCTACCGTCAGAGTTTTCTTGGATGATAGATTGACCTTCACGAACAACTTTAACAGGCTTGCTGTTAGAAGGAAGTACGAAGAGTTTAGTATCATCAAGAGCAAACGTGAACGTGTTAGGCAGATGAACTTGTTGCAGTTCAAGCAAAGGAATACCATTATAGACATTCAGAAGTCCGCTTTGGTTGATTTGGTCTTTCATGTTCTCACTCACCAAGAAGGATTGCGAAGAGTAAGCACCGTTGATTTTCTTCAGAGCGTTACGAGTACCAGCAACTACCAGTGGAGCGTAGTTGTTTGCTACAGATACGTGCTGAACCAGATCATCAAGGTTAACGTCCGTGAAAGAACCAGTTTTCTTGAATTCAGCAGGCAGATATGTAGTAGCACCAATAAAAGCGTTCATAATGTCAGTGTACATTTGCAGACGCATAGCTTCGTCGATTTTACGAACCAGACCAGCCCAGTCTACGCGACCAGCAAGGAAACGCAGGAAATCAGTGTAAACCTTAGCACCATACCACGAAGTAGTAACGCTGAAGCTATCACCAATATTCAGTTTTTGTCTACGAAGATCATAGTGACCGCCAGCAATTTTGCTGATTGTCAGAACAGAACGATCTTCTACGTAGAATTCATTCTTGTCGCCAAGATTAAGATCACGATATTCAACGAATTGTTCGAAGAATGGGCTTTGCGTAACGCCACTTGTAATCAGATTGTCAAGAGCAACTTCCATGATTTCAAAAATTTCATTTTTAAACTTACGGAACGTGCGGAAATCAGGCTTGTCAGTACCCATCAGTTCAACAAACTCTTTACGGATAGATTCCGAAGCTTGATGAGCAGAGAAATTAAGTACATTGCCTTTTACAGTATCAATAGCCAATTTAATAAGAGCAGCTTTTTCCATTTTTTTCTTACCTCCTATGTATAAAATTTAATATTAAGCTTCGTTTTTAACTACTTGAATAACAACGTACTTATTGATACGAGCGATAGAACCAGCTTGACCAATCAGAGTTGTCGTTCCAAGAACTTCAACGTCGATGATTTTACCAACAAATTTCTCAGTAGTAGTGGATGTAGCTTCTTTCAGCTTCAGTCCAGCTTGAGCAACTACAAAGTTACCTTTTACAGCGTCAGTGCCCAACAGAGTCAGACCATCATAAGTAACAGAGAAAATGTCACCTCTTGCGATATCATAAACGCGAGCGGCTGTACCAGCAGGAATATAGAAATTCTCAAGAGCACCAGCCTTAGTCGTTGTTTGATCATAAATGATCTCAGGCGAAGCTACGAGATACAGAGAACCATCACCAGCGGAAGGAACAGTTACGTTGAACAAGTCACGTTGACCAGTTACGTTTGTACCAATTTTAACTACATTACCATTGTCCATGTCAGCAGAGTGAACAACGTCATAAAGGTGTCCTACATAAGCGCTACGAACTTTGTCAAGTCTTACAATTGCATGTGCCATTTATTAAAACCTCCTATAAAAATATATAATTTATTATTTTATTTATGAAAAAGCTTATTTATTGTGCTTTTCCAAAATATGCGAATAATCAGCGAAATCTTTTTCTTCCTTCTTGCCGAAGACAACCTTAACTGCTGGCTTCTTGCTAAATGTAGCAGTCTTCTTACCAACAATAGAGAACAATTCTTTTTCAATATCTTCAATAGACAGCGAAGAAGATTTTTCTTTCACAGCACCAATTTCTTCTTCAGTCAATTGCTCAGAGAATCTTTCAAACAACTCTGTTTCTTCTGCCTCTCTTTGAGCGGCAAGAGTGCTAGATTTAAACTCTCTCAATTCAGTAACTTCCTGAGTAAGCGCTTCCAAATTAGCATTAGCCGAATTCAAAACATCAAAATTATCAGAAAGTGTATTGAATTTTTCAAGAAGCTCATCATACTTACTAACCATTTCGTTATACTCTACTTCAGTATAAGTTTTTGGCTCTTCATCTTCATGTCCACTACATTCTGCTTGACCGCATTTTTCGCAAACATTAGAATGATTTGTTTGTGCAATTTCTTCTGCAATTTGAGAAATCTTAGCTTCAAGCTCTTCTTCTGTAGAATAATCTTCAAGCTTAAATTCTTTTTCTTGAAGAACCTCTTCTGTCAGAGAGAATTTAGCCAAAAGCTCGACCAGTTTTTCGTTCATGACTTCACCCTCCTTATTTTTATTTATATCATCACCATTAGGAGATTGATACTTAGAGAATACAACTTTAAATTCTTCCAGTTTTTCTTGTACTTCTTTTTGAAATGCTTCCATGTCAAATGCTGTAAAGTTTTTAACCTCTACACTTGCACTATTCATAGCTGGCATAACACCTTCTCCAAGAATACAAGCACCAAAGAATTTAAAATCTTCAAAGTGGAAAAGTCCTGATTCATCCCATTTGCCTTTGTAATCATCATGAAGTTCCATACTTTGACTCTTGATTCCATCACGATTCATGATTTCAATTGGTGTATTCCACTTTCTCCAAAGGATACCTTCGACAGTGAGATATGTTCTTTCGATACCATCATCACCAACTCTAGTTTCAAATTTGGCATTATTATCTTGTGGAATAGTACCAAAAGCCTGACCAAGATATTCGTACTCGACATTATCTTTTTCAATCGTAATTCTCATTCTATGATCTGAAAAATCAGGTTCGTCACGATTTACTTCTATGTACCCCAAAATAGGTGTATCAGCAAGAGATGGAATTGCTTTTTCTACTACTTCTTTGCTAAAATAACTTCCATTATAATTTTGTTCAAGATGCATGAGCCAAATTTTAACTCTCATAAACCTTGAATCATAATCATCTAATTTTTGAAAGATTACAGGGATTTTAGTATTAACCTTCATCTTATCGTTCTCACTCCTTTCTTAAATTAATTAAGGTTATAATTAATTTTTAATTGTTTAAAAATAGAAAACAAAAAGAAAGGAAGTGGATGAATGTCAATAAAATAAAGACTACCACCCTTATCCTTTCTCATTATTATACCATTATATATTACATATGTCAATTAATGTAATAACCTTAATTATTATTGCCTTTATTACCATCCCTAGCTTTTAAGCCTTCATCGGAAACTTTATCGCCTTTACTTGGAGCACCAGCGCCATTTCCATCTGTTCCATCAGTCGTATGACTTGACTGAAGCGGGATAAGCTTCTCATTAAGTCCTAATATATCGTTCTCAAGAACTATCATATTAATCATTGAACTAGGAGAAAAACCCAAAGAAGCGGCGATAGCCATCTTAACTGGCATACCAAACTGTCCAGCTTGTAATATATCAGTAAAGAAATCATGTTGATTAAAGATTGAGATATCAAGAATTCTAACCTTAAACATTGGAGTGCCAATAAGGTATTTAATCCTTCTGTTAATCCATCTTTCTACCTGTCTGATAACACCAAATGCCATGGCCTCATCTGTCTGAATTGATTTAGATAATCCAATGCTTGTAGTCTTATCAGCGTTGAACAGAAGTTGACTTACACCAGTCGTATTCCAGAAGTCTCGTTCTGCTTTGGCTACGTTGTCAAAATCAGCCTGATCCTTTTCAAAGCTTACACTATCAGTTTCAAATGGTCCAGTAATGATTCCTACTTGATCAGGTAACACTTGAGCGGCTTTATTATGGAATGCCATAGCTGTTTCAAGATCAATAGCGAAGTCATTGTTGTTTTCACTGTCAAGTCTAACAGGAATCTTTTGAATTAGAATCTTATAGTTAGAAATTTCTTCTCTATCTTTTCTTAAAGCCTTGTAATCCTCAATGTCAAAGATTGACTCAAACGTACTAAAGAATGGTGGCATGATATAATCCAAATCCTCATTAATCTTAATGCAAATTGTCCTTTCAGGATCAAGCTCTTGCCACTTCATTTTAGATGGGTCTTTTCTAAATCTATTATACATCTTTTTAAACTCTGACGGATACATGTCCAATTGCTCAGGATTAGTTGTAAAGTAGCTAAAATCAAATGCAAAATTGAAACAGCCATCTTCTTGACTTGAGATTTGACAAAACTCTGGATCAAGTTTTTGAATAAAATAGGAATTGTCAGACATATGTTCATATCCATAGAATACATCATCACGATAAGCAATATTGAGAACCTTCAGGAATTCATGTCTAATATTCATTTTTTCAATAAAATCCAGAACACCTTTATATTGATTTTTAAACTTATTAACATTAATCTTTTCGAAGTCAACATTGTAAGGTTCTACAATATAATACAATGGCATAAGTCTTGAGAAATAATTTACAAGTCTTTTGTAATGTGGACTCTTATTATAAAGAATCATGCTCAAGTCTCTAATCTGCTTTTCGTATCTTGATGGATTCTCTACGTATGTAGCAATATCATCTCTTGAATATTTTCTTAGAACTTTTGTATAGCTTTTTGTCGTTGTCAAATCTCTAATAATAAGCTTGTTTAGAGTTGCATAATCAATGGCTACACTAGCTCTTTTAAACTCTTTATTAATTTCTTCACTCACTATATTCACCCCTCAATTATCTTCCCAGCCTTGACTTAGGAGATTTGGCAAGGAAAAAGCTTGCCGCATTTATAGTTTCTCTTTTACGAATAGTATTCTTCATCTCTAAATTGTAAATATAGTAAAGTCCATATTCAAATGCAGAGAATTTATCCTTATTGATTGAACGTGATATTTGTTTAACCTGTGTTTGATTACCAGTTTGTTTGTGCTCAAGGTTCATAATCTCTTCACACATCAAGTCAGCCATTGCAAAAGGCATAAGCATTTTAGCCACTTTTTCAGGGTCTGTATTAGCTTTAATTTCAGCCCTAGCCTGAGTTTCGCCATGAAGAATTTTGACTTTATGAGTAGAAATCATATTGACAAAAACGTTATGTATATTTGAAGCCCTATCTTCTTTAGTATTTGAACTTAATGCATAAAGAAGTGGAACACTATTTTCTGTTTTGTATTTGCTATATCTGTCATCATTGACAACAGAATAAGCTGGGTTTTCATCGCATTCCGTAACAAGTACGTCAACCAAACCTTTACCAGCACCATTCGCATCCACTACAACCATAGATGCTTTAAAGTCATTTACTTTTTTCTTTATAAATATCCCTTGCTCAGTAAAGTGTGTTCCTTCAAAACTGTACATATTAACCATGTGTTTTTGGTAAGTTCCATCTCCACGTGGAATGATCTTAATAACTGCTAATGCACAATTTGCATTCTGAGAACCTTCAGCACGTGCAACGTCATAGCTGAGAATGTATTCAATACCCTTTTCTCCGCTATGTTTCTCTTCTGCTTTAGTAAGCACTCTGCAAGCCAATAGATCATCCAATTGAACAAGTGAATTATCGCTTGTACCAGTCCACACACTTTCATATTCCCTCGCAAATGCAAGAGGATTGAATGTAGGTTGCTCTTTTAGTTCATTAATAAATCCAATATCCAATTGTCCATGCATACATGCTAGTTCATAACTTGCACCTAAGCAGAATGATTGTTTACCTTGAGTCATCTCTAGCAAGACTTCTCTCATCTTTTCAAAAGCAAAAGATTGACGAGTTCCACTAGTTGTGATATACCATTGGAACTTATGTATTTCATTGGGGTCAACCCTATTGTCGTTCTCATCCTTATATTCACTTAATCTATCGTTAGCCATAAGAGGAATAACAACAGAGTGCAAAGTGTCCTTTTTCATTTTAGGGTCAACAATCTCTTCTATTGCTCCGCCATTTCTACGCCCTCCACGTTCAGCATCAGCAACTTGAACAACATCAAGTCTTGAGCCGTTGTGGAATGTAAGTTTGGTAAAGTCTTTCTGAAACTCTATCTTTGCAATTTCATCTTTAAGAATAGGATAAAAGTTCCAGATGTTTTCAATATTCTCTTTAGAAATCTTAGCCGCTTGTTCTTTATTTGGAGCACAAATAAATAAATGAGTGCCGGGATACATAATGCATTTCAAATAAAGAGCGAGAATTTGAGTAAATGATTTTGCAGTACCACGTGTAAATGTAAAGAAAACCTTCTTATACCTAAACAAGACTCTAAGCATTACTCTTTGATAGAAATAAAGATTGATTTTACAATCATCTGGTTTAATAAAGTCAATAAATCTATCAGGATAAGCGCGCCAATAAGAACATGCTTTTCTCCAGTCTGGTTTAGTTTCGGCAAATGATCTAACATTTGCAATCTTTTTTGTAATGTCAATTGTTGGGGTCATTTCTGTCTTAAAATTCTTATAAGATGCCATTAAATATCACCTTCGTCAACTTGTGGAGTATCATCTGGAGGCACAATCATTTGCTCCATTTGAAGCAATTTTCTTGTATAATTCCCCAAATACATAATCGTTCTATCTACTATATCTTGATTAAATTCAATTGGATAAGGTTCGATAAAACCTTCACTCTCAATCTCTGCGAAGATTGTTGAAAAGTTTCTGATACCAGCAGATTCACTTCCAGACTTTTTGTCAATTGGTCTAAAACCAGAATTCTTCTTAACTTCTGTAAGTTGTCTATTAAGCTTTTCAAAGTCTGTTGTATTATTATTTTCCAGTGCTCTATCAACAAGTACAGTCAATTTACAATACAATGATAAATCCTTTTTGTGTTGTGGAGTTTGAATATCATTTTTATCCATCATCTCAGTCCACAAATTTTCAAGCTCGTAATATTCTTTATTAGAATATCCCAATCCCCATTTGCGCTTAACGTCAAGACTTGGAGTCCCATATAATTCGCTTTCTTCCATGTCTTCATAGTTAACAAATGGTTTTTCACTTCCTCCAACACTGTCGCTATACCCTCTGCCCTTGTATTGTGGAAGCGAATTGATGCTACGCAAATACCAGCCAAAAGGCTCCTTGCCTGAAGTTACTGCCTTATTCCATTCAGAAACATTAAATGGTCTATCAATTTGCCTTAGTATCCTTTGCACTGCTTCCAATCCTTCTACCTCAATTTGTTCCTGAATGCATTCTTTACAAATTGGTGATTTTCCATCTGGAAACAAAGGACTCTCTGTTGCGTAAAATCTGATCAAAGACAACTCTCTGTCACAACCTACACAAACTTTTTTATCTTTTACTACTCGCTTAACCTTTTTTGCTCTTCCGCCTCCGGCGTTTCCAGCCATAATAATCTCTCCCTTGTTAAAAGAAACAAGGTAAGTAGATTACCTTGTTTCTCCACTAAGATATTTCAATGCTTTGTTATTGACCTCTATTTGTTCAGCCAATATTACTCTCATTCCATTCTTCTCGGCGCTATCATATAATTGCATAAGCGCTTCAAAAATTTCATCATTTGTGCGATCTCCTGTAATAAAATCAAATACATTTAAACACACAATTCTTGCATCTTGGAACTTATAATATTTATCTTCCATTTATGCATTCCCCTTTTACACGATCTGTAAGGCCACTCTAAGAGGCAATATGTCTCCACCATCTGTTACTACCACCATCAACTGCGAAGCGTCCGTAGCACTGCTCAGAGACACGCTATAGTCCTCTCTGCCTGCCAGTGAACCCACTCCTATTGTCATGCGTCCTCTGTCTGACTCCTTCACATCATAGTTGTGTAAGTGTCCATAAATGAATACATCAAAGAAATCATTTTCCATCGAAATTTTTGATTTCATTCTATTCTGTTTATTTCCACCATCTAGATGACCATGGGCCAACTTAAACTTAACTCCATTTAACGTCTTATTGATTTCTGTTGCATCATCAGCGATATCAATATAAGTCAGTCTGCTTGCACCAGTTAATTCAATAAATGTCTTAATGTTAAAATTTACAACTGCATTTGCATTATCATCTTCATATGCAATATTCTTATCTCCCTGAAATCTGTCATGATTCCCGGCGATACCAACATATTCAACATTAACGTACTCAGAAAGACTGACAAGAAAATCAATTACAATCTTGGTTGCCTTATGAATTTGTTGTGCTAAGCCAAACTCTGTTGAAACCTTTTGTTTATAACGCATATTGACATGTTCAACAATATCTCCCAAACCTGTAACAGTTACTTCTGTAATGCCGAAACAATTGCAATACTCAAGAACTTTTTTCTTATATTCATTCATTCTCTTAATTGCAATCTCATAGTTGTAAGCGTTCTCATAAATATCTTCAATAAGTTTGCCTATATGCAAATCAGTAAGAACTACAATAGCCTTATTATTTGAAGTTTTAAGCCTTGGATTGAAAACATAATGAGGAATTGTAAAGTTAATATCATCAAGAAAAATTTCTCTAATCTCTTCTGTGATAACCTTAACAAGCGACAATTCTCTTTTGTGTTTATTAATCTCGTTTAGAATTACTTGGTTTTCCCTTTTTTCAGCATAGATGTCACCGACGAGTTTATTGATTGAAGCAAGTCTTCCTTCCGCAACCATACTCTTGTGCAAATCCACAGGTACGAGTAATCCAACTTCTTTTTGATAATCTTTAATGAGACAGCGATACGCTTCATTTGTGTCAGAATCATAAAATCCTTCACTCTCCATTAGTTCTTTGTGTTTTGACCAATTACATTTACGAGAAGGTACTGAGTCTTGAAGTTCTATTTTTATTTTAATGGCACAATCAAGATGCTCTTTTGAAACTTCAACAGTCATTCCGTCGCTATTTGTGTAGCTTCTTAGTTTATCAGTCATTCAGACCACACCCTTATTCTTCATCGCTTTCAATATCAGCTTCGTCAAGACTAGGAATCATTTGTTCCTCTTTAATAGTAATAGAAACCATCTTGCCTACAAAGTCTTCTTCCAGAAGTGTTTTCAGATCAAAGAATTCACTAGGATCATCTTCACGTTTCCCAAATTCTTCAATAACCAATGTCTTGTGCAAATATCCTTTGAACGATGCAGAATTAACTCTTTTAGCCATGTCGAATCATCCTTTTTCTCTTTTATTGTATTTTCTAACCTTTTCAGGTTAACATGCAAATCTAATAAATATATTATACCATTTTATATGTCATTTGTCAATAAATAGGAATTACTAGTGATTTATTGTATATTTTAATTATGATAATAAAAAAGTGATGATATCATTAGATACCATCACTTTAATGATGTTTATTATTGGTACGGAATGGTGGGACTTGCACCACACTATCAACTGCGCCAGCCGCTGGGTTTACTACTTAACTCTACATTCCGATGGTACAAGTGGCACGATTTGAACGTGCGATCTCTTGCTTCCAAGGCAAGCGAGAACTCCAAGCTTCTCCACACCTGTATATTGGCATCCCCGATGTGATTCGAACACATGCATATAGGTGTAGAAGACCTATGCCTTAATCCACTTGGCTACGGAGATATATATGAAAAGCGTAAGCAACACTTTGCCGGGAGGCTTTACCGTAGCTATTCGGTGTGTTGCGGGATTATGCACTGTAGTCAGCAGGACACCACTAACCCATGGTCAACGCTTAACAAACTTTTTTGGTAGAAGGTGAGGGAATCCAACCCATCCTATGACATCGCATATAAGGCGACCGCGCTCAAGCAGAGTGCTAACCTTCCATATTAGAATTAAATATCTGTACCTTTACGATGACTCTTATAAAGATCACGATCAGCCGTAACTTGTTCTTGCGATTTCAGCCCTTCGTAAACTTCAACGACTTTCCATCCATTATTCCAAGTACCATTAATCTTACGTTCAATATAAGAATCTTTGACAGCGTAATCTTGTGGAATAAAAATAGTGTCTACATATACTCCATTGTCAGATTTCTTTTCAAGTTTTACTTGCTGAAACATATTTGTTTTCATATTGTTGATCTCCTTTTATTGTTTAATTATGGAAAACTTTTTACCATTATAATTACTCTCATCATGCTTCAAATCTCCACGAATTAATATTCCAACGTTCTGAGAAAATTCAAGATTAAACAAATTTCTTGTACGTTCAATTTGTGTTATCGTGTAATTATCATCATCATCAAACCAAATTGTATCATTGACAAACATTTGTTCATTGAATTCTCTAGGAAGTTGAATGAAAAATACATAACCTTTTCCTGTAATGTAAAATGTATCTGTAATTCTAAATTCAATCATATTAACGCTCATAACGCTGTTTCTGGACGATTTGAACAAAAGCTACAATCTTCATCTGTACATTTCTCATCAATCCACTCTCCACATTTAGAGCAATATTTAGCATCATATTCTTCATTGTATTTTGTAAACTTTCTAGGGCAATCACACATTGTGCATTCCTCCAGTTATTGTTGTATTTATATTTGCCCTTCATTGGATTTGCACCAACTCTTCCTCAATCAAGTAGAGGCGTTCTAACTTTGCTAAACTATCGGGGCATGGCACTGGCGACACGGCTCGAACGTGTGATCTTCTCATTAACAGTGAGTTGCTGTACCACTCAGCTACACCAGTAAATTTTGGAGGAAGCGACATGACTTGAACATGCACAGCGGGTACTAGCCGCCTTAAATAGTTTTCAAGACTATCTCCTTACCATTCGGACACGCTTCCATATATTTGGCGGAAGGCAGAGGGGTCAAACCTCTGTGACCAGTTAAGGTCAGCCTTGGTTTAGCAAACCAGCACATTGTCGCTCTGTCAGCCTTCCATTTATTATTATATTCTAACCATAGACCAAGTCTTCCCTTGCTTGATGGAATATATTGTATTCTGATTGACATTATAAATTAATGCTAAATCTTTTATTTCATATCCATCACTTAGCTTTGCCTTTATATCTCTAACTTTTTCTTCATTCAATTTTATGTAATTGACTGAATTCAAAATAAAATTTGGAAGAACATGTGTCCATGTTTTTAAATCTCTAATCTGCTTAATTGTAGCTTTACTTACTCCATAAATATCAGCAATATCTTTATTGCCAATTGTTGTATATGCCATTAAATGTTTTATCTCATATACATCTTTTTCAGTCAGTACGGAATGTGGATGCCTATCTCCAAAAACACCATTACCAGCAGTAAACTTATCGGACTCATTCTCAGAGTACGTACCAACTTTTAAATGATTTGGATTAATGCATCTGCTATTGTGACATAAGTGTCTGACTACAAATCCAACCTTAGATTTTTCTCCATTGAAAACATCGTTAATCCAAACGTGCATATCAATATGTTTCCCAAATCTTTTCATTCTGTAATATCCAGTCTTTTGACTGGAATGACTTACACAAATAAAACATTCTCCATTCTCCCCACCTAAAACATATTTAATAGGTTTTACGGCAGTTGTACCTTGTGAAACATAACCATCATCTAAAATAAACTCTTCCATAAAAACACCTTAAAGCCAACTAAAGAATTCTCTTGGGAGACTGTTTTGAATTTTAACAATCATATCAAGCAATTCTCTTTTTGTTTTTACATGATCTGGTGGACAACTTTCAAAATCCTCTTGCAGTTGCAAAAGTGCTCGAATATTAAAATCATAAAAATCAGGGAACTCAAATCTCTTTTTCCAATCTTCAAACTTTTTATCAACATTACTCATACGCACTCACACTCTCTAATTTATTCTTATATTTGTATTGGAGCGGACGACGAATCACGATATCGTATCCTTCGGGTGGAAGCCGAAGATTTTTCCTTTAAACTACGTCCGCATGGTAGTGACGGCTTGATTTGAACAAGCGACCCCCTGTGTATCAGACAGGCATTCTCACCACTGAACTACGTCACTATTTGGTTGCTACGTGCTGGTAACGCTCCAGCTTAATCAGGCTTATGAAGCCAAACGAGATACTTACCTCTACCACCAGCTATATTTTGTGGTCATGGCTAGAATTGCACTAGCAATGGACTTGATCATCGTCCACCCTCATTACGCGAGGGCGCGTCTTCTATTTCCGCCACATGAACCATATAAAAATCATTTAAACTTTGAATTACACATCGTAGGAAGCAAAACATGATTACGAATTTCCTGATTCGCTTCAGATGAAAACATAATGTCAAATCTATACCCTCTTACAAGTTGATTTGATCTTCTAAATATTCTTACATCATATAAATCAGATTCAATCCTTACACAATTATACTCATTTCTACTTTTGGTAATTCCACCTGAATTTTGCAACATTTCAGTAAAGAAATTTACATACATATTGTACTCAAATTCATTTGTAGCAAATGCACCAATCTTAGTCATAACTTCACCTTCTTATTTTCTAATGCTAACTCTTCTTAGTTCTCCGAATATCTTATTATAGATTCTGCCATACCATCTTGGCCTGAACATCAGCAAGTAAGGAATAAGCATCACATATGAAAGAATCCAGAGTGGAATATAAATCATAGCAATAAGTAGCATTTCATACCATTTGAAATCAAAACTTATGAACAACATAATTCCACTCACCTAATTTCATTTTATTTAGCATCTAACGTTCCTCTTGTAATCCAATCCCCATAAGTTGCACAAAATGCATCAATCGTTATAGAATCACTTGTTGTAAGAACTGTTGACTTAGAAGCATAGAAACTCACCTTAATTTGAGTACCAGTAAAAGTCTCTGGAACAATGAATCTGTAAGTGTAGATTGAATTTAAAGGATCAGAAATATCAAGTGGATTCAATGTTGCAAGAACTATATTATTCACATCAGTAACTTCAACTGTACGATCAGGCAATCCAGAAGTTCTATAGTTTGCCGCCAAGTAGATTGGCGCTCCCTTTAACGAAGAACTCACTGTAAATGTGTAAGTCACCTTATTACCAAGAATAGAACCATTAACTGTTTCAGCAGGTGCAATATTCTCATACAACTGTTCAAGCTTTCCAAATCGTCTAATTCCATTTACTTTACCACCGAATACAAGACCTTCTTGCAAACCGCCAGCTAAAATAGTAATTGAAGCATTGACAGTATTGTAAATAGTAAGATTTTCTGGAATAGTCTTAACAGTTATGTCACCACTATTTTGTGCTGTAATCTTTCCACTGTACATTGCAAGATCAATAATATCATCACTCAAATGATCAAATGAACCTTCAGTTTCGATAGTTGTTGCTAATGCTACAGAAGGAGTTGCACAATAGATAAGACTATCAGTATAGCCATTTCCATCTCCATAACTATTTCCCTTGAACGAAAACTTACGTTCTGCACTTGTAGGAGAATTAACATTCTCAAGACAAATAACATATTTAGGAGCAATTGGCGCTGATCCACCATCACTAATAGCACCTTTGATAAAGTGATTATTGTTAATTTGGATATTTCCTTGCTGATCTCCACAAACTTGAATGCAACCTTTGTAAGATTCTCCCAAACTCAATGTACTTCCACCAGAAGTTTGAAGACCACCACAACGACTAAATGTGTTCTCATTAATAGAAAGATCATGATTCTGTTGTTTCAATTGAACTCCAACGCCTGAAACTCTATCAAACCAATTTCCTTTAATCATATTGTTATCACAACCATACAAGGAAATAGCTGAGTCTCTGTCGATCCATTCAAACCTATTATTTAAAATTCTATTTGCTCTTGCTTGGACAAGATCAAAGCCTTTGTTTCCAACAAAGATATTATCATTCCATTCGCAATCTACTAAACGTCCTTGAAAAACTGTTTTATTAACTGTATCTCCACTGTTGTTATAAACTGTAAATGCACACTTTCTAAAATGAAAGTTTTGACACATTTCAGTTGAACCAGATGGAGCATTGAGAACCACCATATTCTTAAACGAACAATCCTCAATGTCAAAGCTTCTACAATCACCTGAAATAACAAGACGAGTAAAACCTGTGAAAGAAAGATTTCTCAACGAAACATGATAACCTTGACTTGGTTTGTCAAACAGTTCACTTGTATAATCACCAACTAAAACTGATCCACCTTTAGAGAATACATCACCGTAACTTGCACCACTCCAGTAGTGCTTTACTGTTGATCCTCCAATAAATGTAATATTATCATAGTTAGTAAGTTTACCACGAATAAGCCATTCGCCTTCAGGAATATAAATGATTTTACATGACGTTGAATTTTGCGCTATATTTATTACTCTTTGAATGATACTTGTGTTATCAAAATCAATTTGTTGCCATCTTGGGATAGCTCCAAAATCTGCAATATTTAATGCATTATTAATCATATTAATCACTATAAACATCTCTCCTGTATAAAGGCGTTAGTTGAGCATAAAAATTTATTTTGACTGCTTTTCGATTGAAACCCATGTTCCACTTGTATTGCCAATCAGTGCATGAGCATTTTCTAAGGACTTCTTAAACGATCTTGCATCTTCTTCTTGAATGAAAGCTTGATAGCAAATTCTAGTCTCTCCATGAAATTCTCCAATTCTTTTGCTCCAAGATACAACCCAAACATCAGTTACTTCTACTTCTTTTGTTTCATTTGTCGGAATAGAAATAGTTTTTCTTTTAAAGAACATTGAATCATTCTCCGTTCAATAGTTTTTTATTTGGCTAACAGGCTATATTATAATGGTGCCCTCTACTGTAATCGAAACAGTGACTACGGGTTACAAAGCCGTTGTTTTACCACTAAACTAAAAGGGCATTTGGGGCGTATGACGAGGTACGATCTCGCAAAGGGTCAACAAACCCTTACAGGATTCACATTCCTGCGTGTACTTCCAATCCCACCACACACGCCATAAAAACAACTTTTTATAGTTTAATAAAGTTAATAAAAATCATTTCCTGCCATGACAGCCCTTTATAAACTGGAAAGGACAAGTCATAACAACCTATGAAATTAAACAAGGGATTTTATCGAATGGGCGTGATACCCAATGTATCACTAAGCCCTGATATTTAAGACTTCAACGTTGACTCATGTGAATTCTGAGTCGTAAACTTTAAGGTTTGATCTCTGAGCTTTGAGCTTTATATCACATTTTTAATTATCCCCAATGGATTAATACTCTGCACGAGTTATCAAATAGTTCCTTTAACAGAACAACCTAAAAGTTGTAAATTTAACGTAATTTACGAAACGTATGAAGTTCTCCAGTTTTCGTCATGTCAGGAAATATCAATTATTTATTTGCACCTTGCGGGACGCGCCAAGTCATCTTATTCTTATTGCAATAGGGAAGATGACTAGAAACCTAGAGACCTATTTGACATTAACCGCTAATTTCAATGTCTGTGCGCGTATTACTCTCACTCAGAAGAAAGTCAGCTTCTTTGTCAAATTCTTCAATCTGCTCAGTAAGTTTATCAATTGTCTTTTTCAGATCAATTGGATCAATAAACTTAACTTCATTGTCAAGATTGAATCCTTTCGTAATTTCTTCTACGGAAGCTTCTTTGCCCTTAGTTTCTTTGCCAAGAGCATTCTCAATACGCTTCTCAAGAGCTTGTTTTGCCTTCTCTTGTTCACGTGCGAGAACTTGAAGTGTCGTAGTGTACTGAGTACGCATCATGTTCAAAGCTTGACGATCATGAACAATTGAATTTTTACGTTCAATTACCTCTGCCACACTCATAACTTTTCCACTAGGGAAAGTTACCTGAGTGATTGCATTAGATGCAATGATTGCAGATTTAATCTCAGCACGACGAGCGATCAAGTCTCTGATAGATGCAAGAGATGCTTCAGCATTCTTTGCAAAATTTTCAGGAGAAATATGACCACCAATTGGTTTAGAACCAACTTGAATACTTACGAATGCCGCTTCGCTAATTGCACGATTAATTCTAGCCTCAAGTACTCCCAATTCCGACAATGCTCTGTGTACGCTCAATTTCATTAATAAATCTCTCCCTTTTCATCTTTGATATTTAAATTTGATTAGTAAATATAATTCATTTTTTATTACATCTGTTATTTTCGACTGTTTTCATATTATACCATTTTATCAGCCACTTGTCAACAACTATTTTTCAAGATCGATTTTTATTGGCGAGGGTGGGAGGATTCAAGCCCCTTAACAATGGTTTTGGAGACCATCTGCGCTCTCTGGCGACATTTAAGTTTCCTACCCCCAAGCATGCGAGCGTTCCGCTCTAGGTATTATCTTCTCTTCCTATCAATCTTAAAGAACAACATGTTTTGATTGAAATACTTCTTAATCAATCTAGCAGACCATCTTGGTTTAAACATTATCCAGTGTGGAAGAGTAATTATTTGACAAAAAATCATGAAAACAAGTATCATTACTATAAACAAAAAGTTGCTCCAACCACTATCTCCATCAAAAAGTCCCATACTCATCACTCCACTATATCTACAATCATAAGAAACTTTTCATTCATATAAAAGACGAATACCAAACTTTCTTCATACTCACATATGAATTCTGATCTAAAGTTTACTTTTAGATTCATATCAATCATCTCTCTCGGTTACATTTATTATACCATTTATTCTTTTACTTGTCAATGCCATTCTCTAAATCTTTTTCTTCATTATCTTCGTAATTGTGACTCCATTCAAAAATACCGTTATCTTTGCAACCACAATTCTTAAATCTCAAGTAATCTTCTTCTGTTGCATTATAGTTAATTGTCAATGTATTTGTACATCTACTGCTATTACACTTCCAAACATACCACTTCATTTATTCTTCCACCCTTCGGCTCAACGTAATACAAATTATACCATATAGATTAATGTATGTCAACAACTTTTTTAAAATAAATAAAAAGGACAGCTAAAAATAGCTGTCCTTTTTATTTATTTAAGCCCCAAATTAATGCTTGCTGTAATTGCATCTTTAGCCGCACTAAGAGGATGAATTCCATCTCCTGTAAATCCAGCTTTCCACAATCCAGTGCTATCAGACGCTGTTTCGATAACCGCCGCAACATCAAGGACATTTACAGGATACAATCCTGCACGAAGATTCTGATTAAATGTTGCACGTTTAGTATTGTAGCTATTACCAGAATAAACAGTTTGATTTCCAACTGTTGCCCAGTTATCCGTACTAGTTGTTCTTGGTGTACTTGTGCTTTGATATACAACCAGTCCAATAGATTTCAAGTTCCTCCACAAGTCTTTAATGTATCCTTCTTGTGTAGCAAATGAAGCTGGAAGGTTCCAATCATTCGCTCCGAATGTCACAATGGCATGAGTAAAATATTGTAACAATCTCATGCGATATGCATTACCAGAGTTTTGTTGCATCGTTGTAACATCAGAGCCGGGACGAGATAGAATAGAATAACCATATTTATTCTGAACTTCTAATACAGGCCATCCATCACCATTAGCATCTCCAACCATAGAATCTCCAATAAGTGCGAATGCAACAGCATCGTCTTTAGCTGGAACTCCAATGATAACCGAAGGGCCATATCCAGATTCAGTTGAAGCACCAAGAGCACCAGTAGTGTTAACCTGATCTCCAGTAGACTTTCCTTCTCCACTAGAGCCAATAAGACCAAGACCTTGAGGATATGTTTGTCCATCCGTAGGGACAGAAACCCAAATTCGTGTAAAGAATGTAGCGCCTACAGGAATATCGCGGTAAATTGGATCAGTCAGAGCAAAGCCACCAATATCAAGAGTTTTGTTTCTAACTCCACCGAAGAATAGGCGAGTCATTAATCCGTTATATTCCAATGCTACTGCAATGGTGATTGGATTTCCATTACTTGATTCAGTTGTAACCGTAGGATAGAAGTTTGCAAAACCAAACTGCAAGCTGTGACACTCTGTTTTCATAACGTGAGAATAACGATACGTAACACCCGCAGTTGTGCCAGCAAGCGTAGTACCTACATGATGTGCCGCGCATCGTGTAGCAACTTGAATTGGTCTTTTCTTTGCAATTCCTCCCACAAACTTATTAATTTCAGACTTCCTTATGTCATTGGGGAAAATATTATTTTTGTCCATTAGTATTTCACTTCCTTCTCAATAAAAAATTAGAACAGATTAAAACTTACCAAACCATTTGAAATCAATACCAGCCTCAACAATAACAAGAGAATAAATCTTAGAATCGTTTGCATCAATTTGAAGTCCTTGTTCTGGATCAAGAGGAATTGGGCCGCTACCATTGATTTTAATTGTGCATGCTTGAGTATTCAAAAAAGAAAATTCATAATATTGTCTGTTAACATTCCATCCAGACGGAAGTGGAAGAATCTCCTGATTTGCTGTGCTAGTACTTTTACCACCATTATAACCTTGTGCCATTTTAACATCTCTCCTTACTTAATATGTATTATCAAAATAATAAAAAAGACAAACCCTTTGTGAGTTTGTCTATTGTCTTTATTCTATATTATATCATTTATTACATCATTTGTCAAAAATACTAAATGCGATTTGCTTTACGAGAATTCTTCGCCATCTGACGACGATTCTTGCGACGATTATATTCTTTATCAGAGAGAGTATAATCAACTGGATTGTTCAAACGATTAAATCCACCTTGACGAAACAGTGCAAATTGACGTGCAATTCCAGCTTGACTTACTGCGTCAAAAGCTTTTTTCTGATCTTCTGTAGGTTGTGCAATCACTTCAGGATTTACGATGTTAAAGAATTTTTCATGTTTTCCAAGTTCAATTTGTCTATTCATATTTATTATCTCCTTTTATTCGAATTTTAAATTATAGTAGTTCAGCCAAAGAAGCTGTTTCACTGCGCTCTGTCTTGTCAAGAATTACTTGACCATATAATGGATTGCCCTTAAGTTTAGTAAGCGTCAAGATGCCACTGTTATGTCTGAATACATCTTTATCAGTCTGTTTTAAGTCTCCATTGAACCAAATTTGAGAGCCTTCACCTACACGACTAATAAGAAGTTTTACATGTTCTGAAGTATTGTTTTGAACTTCTGTAACGTAGATGATCGAATTTTTAATATCTCGTCCACGAATACGTGTCAGGTCTTGAAGTTCAACAACTCCAGAATCAACCATAAGTCTAAGCTGATCAACGCCACCAACAGCGTCTGCTAGAGGCATAGCAAACTCAATCATTTTATCAAAATTATCACCTTTACGGAATCCAGACTCTGGAGCATCCTTTAATGGTACTTGATTTCGTACAAAGACAATCTTATCAATTACTCTACTTTCAAGCATTGCAATAGCATGTGAAATCATACAGAAATCTTTTCCTGATCCAAAAACTCCGAAACAAGCTTTGACAGTTATACTCCTGTCTTGCAACATATTAAATAGAAGTTGTTGTTTTAAATTTCTAGGCTTTGTTTTCCCCATGTGTCTACTTGAGACTTCCTTGAATTTTACAGGGACATACATTTCACCATTCCACTTATACTTTGCCTTATCAATATATTCTCCACCTGTATTCTTAAACATGATATATTCATTTTCATATAGTTCATACATATTTTCATTGAGATTAGAATAGAAATCATTAAGCTCTTCTTCGTCTGCTTCGATTTCCATAACACCTGAATACATTGTTTCATAAGTTTCTTTGCCATCATCACTAAGACCAAATGTAATGTATGGAATGTTATATCCTTTACATTTCTCAATTACGAGTTGATCATTGCTAATGACTCCATAATCATTCTCTACTGCGGCTTGAATGATAAGATTATCAACATAACTTCCATCTTGAGTAGCATTAAGTGTCCATTTGTAATCCTTGAGATCACGTGTAATCTTTGCCTCATTTTCTGGATCAGCTAGATATCTTACTGCTTCACGTGCCTGATATGCCAATGTATTAATTTCAGACTCATTAGAAACTCTACTTTTCTTAGACTTAAATACATCCAATTCTCTATAGACATGGGAAAGTGCTACAATATCATAATCTTTAATTTCTTCTAAGTTATTTAGAAATACATTTGTATCCACAATATACTTAATGGTTTTTACTTCCTCTTCCATAAATCCACCTACCCATAATTAATGACTATATAAAAAATGGAGCGGCAATCTCTCACCGCTCCGATAACTACCATGTTTATCTCTATATTATATTTTAAAAATTAGCCATTAACGAGTTCTTTGATTTTAGGCGATACACTGGAAACAACGGTTTTCTTTGCAGGAACATCAATTGCTTCACCAGTTTGTGGATTGCGGCCTACGTAAGCTTCGCGTTCGCGAACTTCCCATGCTCCGAAACCAGATACAGATACGTCATCACCATTTTGAAGTGCTGTTGCAATTGCTTCAAATACTGCGTCATAGGATGCTTCTGCGTCTTTCTTAGTTCCACCTTTAATTTCTGCGATCATTGCTACCAATTCTTTTTTGTTCAATTTTGCCATTGTAATCTTCTCCTTTTGTCCCTTTGGGATATAATATAATTTTTATATTTGAACACCAGTTACTTTATCTTTCACTTGTGTTTCAATTAATGAAATCTACCTTTGAACCATCAATCTCTTCAAAACTTTCATCAAAAAACCTAAACTCATCTCCACTATCAACAACCAATATGTTTGACATCTGTGCATCATTTGACCAATTGTTAATAACACCTTTATCACTTTTCTTGGGCTTATTTAAGACAATATACTGGCTTACTGATTCATCAATCTTCATCTTATTGCTTTGATAAGAGAAGAAATTATTGGTATCAACTATACACCATTCAGAACCAACTGATTTCTCAATAACCTGTTCAAGCTTGTCAAACTTACTTACTTTTTTCTTTGCCATTCGTTTCACCACGCATTTCATCCTGCTCGGAAACGTTTTCATCTTTATGATTACAAAGATAGTTAGAAATAATCTCCAAGCAAACTTGTGTCTTTTTCAGTTTCCAAGTCTTCTGAAAGTATGGATTCCATTCTTCTAGAATCTTGTCAACAACAACCCTTTTTTCTTCAAGTGAAATCTTATTATCTAATTCAATTTTGCTACCATCTGGAAGTATAAGTTTCATATGAATTTTCCTTTCACTTGCTATATTCATTTGTTAATGAAAGCGCTTTCTCAACCTTATGAATATATTATACCATTTATTCTTGCACTTGTCAAGCTTTTATTTTATCGGTTGAGAGATCATCCTATCTCATTCATTTTACTGAATGGTTTCTTGTATCCCTCAACCTTATGAATATATTATACCATTTATTCTTGCACTTGTCAACAACTATTTTCAAAGTGTTAAAAATGCTTCCATAAAATGAGGAATGCGAACAACATCCAGCCTACAATAATTAATATCGCTCCTCCGAAAAACCCGATTGCAATTCCTAACACAATTCCCTTTAATGTCAAAAGTGATATGATTAACAATAAAATTAATATAAATATTAATGCATACATTTTATTTACCCCCAGATTCGCATTGACCAATTGGAGAAATAGCGATATTGTCATTAGAAAAGTCATCTTGAACTATAATAAATTTGCACCCTTCGGATTCAATCGTCCAAGTTTCAAAATCTCCACGATAAATAGAGTGTCCTAAAATTTCTGACGATTCAGGAAGTTTATTGTTGATATTATCAACTTGAACTGGACCTGTATCTTCTGCAATTCCACAGCCAGAAGCAATTATAGTAAAACCCAATGTCACTACAGCAAACATCTTTTTCATTACGCAATATCTCCTTTTAACAATTCTCCTAAGAATGTGTTACGTCTCAAGTTCTCAACTTTTTTCATTGCTTCGTTAATTACTTTTGGCTGACACAATGTAACCAAATCTTCTTTTGCTCTCGTAAGAGCAGTGTAAAGAAGATTTGCATTTAATTGATAAGTGTGAGATTTATCAGCTATAGCTACAACTGCCTCTGCCGCACTTCCTTGAGATTTGTGCATTGTCAAACATCCAGAATGCAATAACTTTTCAAAATCAGAAGAAGAATATTCTACAATAAAGTCATCAAAATCAATTGTGATTTTTTTATTTTCTTCATCAACATTTGTAATAACTCCTGTGTCACCATTCATAATGTCTACTGAAGCACCACAAACATCTTTGACTCTGTAAGAGTTTTTAACATTTATTACGAAATCACCTTTTCTGAATGCCATCTCTTCACCATATTCATTTCTTGTAATCTCAGGCTCGTCACCCATTCTTGGATTAACAATCTCTTGAAGATTTCTGTTGATTGCATGTGTCCCCAAGTCTCTCTTTTTAGTTGGAGACAAAACCATGATGTCTTCTGGAGAATATTTTCCTAGAAGTTCATTATAGTAGTGCTTGTAACCCTTCTCCATTTTTTCTTGTGGACAACATACGAATATGCAATTGTCTCCAAATTTTTTTACACCTGTGTCATTGTTCTTGAGGAATTTTTCACCCTTACGAATCTTTGTAACAACATCAAGAATTCCACCTTCAGATTGACGGAAAACAATGTCAAGCTTCGTAACGGGAAATGATCCGCTATTAATACAATCATACAAGAAATTCCCGCGATCTACTGAAGGAATTTGAAAATCATCCCCGATGAACAAAATTCGAACATTTGGATTAACAAGCTTCTCTAGTAGAATTTTAATAATTTCAACTCCACCCATTGAGGTTTCGTCAACAATAATTACACTTTGAGGAATGACTACTTCACCAAATTCTTCTCTGTTCAAGCCAATTCCAGCCGCTTTATGAATTGTTGAAGCTCTACGTTTTGTATATTTAGACAATACTTTTGAAGCTTTGCCCGTCGGAGCTAAAAGTAAGTAATCAAGATGTAATTCTTGTTCAAGAAGATTAATCAATAACTTCTGCAACATTGACTTGCCACAACCAGCATAACCAACAAGGAATGTTACTCTACTTTTCTTGAAGTTATAGAAGAATGATTTTTGTTGATCAGTTAATTTTATCTTATATTGATCTTCTTGTTTGGCAATAAACTCTTCAACATTAAAGTCATAAAGTTCACTATTATTGTTATGCATACTTAGAAGTGTTTCTGCAACATTCTTCTCTATTTCATAAGTTTTCTTCAATGCAAACTTTCCATCAATGTTTACAATATCTTCTGAATTCAATAGCTCATCTCTGATCAAAGTCTTTTTAACTTTCAACAATGTATAAGATTCTCGCAATAACTCTTCAGCAGTTACATAAGTATCTCCATTATTTTCACATTGTTCAATAGCATATGCAATTCCTGCATGAATCCTGAACGGACTATTCATATCAAACCCAATTCCTTCAGCAATCTTATCTGCTGTCGTAAATCCAATTCCAGAAATCTTAGTGAGTTTATATGGATTTGTTTTAATATCCTGAATCAAAATCTCTGTCGAAGTATAATGTCTCATAAGTTTACTGATCATATTAAAATTCAAATCAGGAAATTCTTCCACAACAGTTTGCCATTCAAGATTTTGAATGACACGTTCTCTAATTCTATTGTAAGTAAACTCTCCAAATCCATACACTTTTGAATAGTCGAACGTATTCTCTTGGAACATCTTGACTACATCTTGTCCTTCATAAACCTTATAAATAGCATCAACCTGTCCTTGCGTCATCAAGGATGAAAGAAAGCTCTTCTGTCCTTCAATGGAACTTACTGAATGACTATACTTCCTCTTAATCTGATACGAAGTTCCATATGCATCATTTACTTCAACAAGTTGAAATTTATAAGTTGCTCCAATATTAAGCCTTTCAACAACACCCTTGATGCCAACATTTGCATATGCGTTTAGTTTCACTAGTTGTTTATCTTCTTCGTTTTTTAGCAAACATCCGTACATCGCCCAATTGGATTCTTCTTTGTACGCGACTTCCCTGACAATAATAAGTTCAATATCAAATGGTTCACTCATTCTCTCACCGTCCAATTTAAATTATCTACGAATAGTATACCATTTATTCTTCCACTTGTCAATAGCTTTGACCGATTTCTCAACAAAAATAAACTCGAAATCCAATAGGTTACAAAAATGGACCAACTATAATAGATAACTTAATTATTTATTTTACTTTATTATATATAATATCAAATAATATAGTATAAGTATATATATAATAATAATTAATATATATTATATTTAGTCCATTTTTGTAACCTATTGGTTTTCGAGTTGGAATTAATTCAGAAAAAACCCCATTTGACAGACCGAGGCTACCACGCCCCGGCACTATCAAACGTGTCGAGTTGCTTTTTGTCCACTTTAGGAGAGGACTTTTTGATCTTACCATATATGATTGTCCAAGTAAAGATTGAATTTTCCCTTCTATTATATAAGGAAAATCCAATTCATGTCCGACAAAAAGTACACGCTTGATTTAAATTATTTGTCATAAGTTGTTGTGTCCATCTATATGATTGGAGTATAAGCCGATCAACAAGAACCACCAAACATCATTGTAGATAATTGTCGATCATCAACAATCGGGAAGGAGGTTCGAAATGGCTGGAATTTCTTTAGCTTCTATAATAATAAATCTTGCTGGATGCGCTGTTGTCTCCGTTATGGCGAAACATAAAGCAGAAAAGGTTGTACTCATCAAGAGAGGCAGGGAGGTAAGGTAAGTGGAAGGTGCCGCTATGTATGAAAAATATTTTCAGCAAATAACAAACAACCTTGACGTTGATGATCTAATGATTCTTGACTCGTTAAAGGAAGATGACGCAAATGTCAAATTTAAAGCCATGAAGAACACTGTTTTATTTGAAAGGAGTGGTATGTCAGAGGCCAAATATAGAAAGACAATTGCTCGCTTATCTTCAATAAGTTTTATTGAAGCAAATACAACCAATAAAGAACATGCTCTATTCATAACAGAATACGGAATGATTGCACTTCAAATCATGATCAAGAAAGCTGAAGGGTAGGTTTACAACATGAACATTGCCGTTATTGGATTAGGTGGCGCTGGAGGAAATATTGCAGATGAAGCGGCAAAACTTGGATTCACAACTGGAGCAATTAACTTTTCTCAAAAGGATTTAGACGCACTTGACAATGTAGAATATAAACTGAAAATCATGGGTTCTGAAGGCGTTGGTCATAATAGAGAGGTTGCATTGTCTCTTATGCAAAAACACTTTGACTCAATACACGAATTCCTTAATGTTAATTTTTCTACACCATCAATTGAATGCATCGTTTTCGCGGCTTCGACTAGTGGAGGTTCAGGCGCTGGAATAATTTCAGTAGTAATAGATGTTGCAACTGAAATGTTCCCTGACAAAGTTGTCTGTGCGGCAGTAGTAATTCCTGATGAATTCGAAGCAACAAAATCTCAAATCAACTGTTCAGAAACCTTTGAAGACTTGTCCAAACTTGAGGTAGCAGTATTTCCAATTGATAATAACAAAGTAAGAAATTCTGGTGTTGGTAAAAATAAAGTCTTCGAAATAACAAATAAGACGTTCGTTGAACTTCTTTCCAAAATTGTTTCTTATACTGATAAGCACTCCAAAAATGGTAACTTTGACAAACGAGATTTGCTAACAATTCTAAAAACAAGGGGAGTAGCGATTATGGCAGAATCTGATATTGCTTCAATCAATAGCAAAATTTCATCGCAAGGAATTGCAGACTCCATTCATCAATCTTGGGATAAATCAATATTTGCTCCAGTAGAGTTTATTCAGGTGGTCAGAGCAGGAGTTATTTTCGATGCTCAAGAATATCTGATGGAACATTTAAACCATGAAACTATATTTAAAAAATTCAAGGAAGGAATGCCCATTGATCTATTCGAAGGCAACTATCATGAAAGCAACGGTAAAGTTCTTACTATTATATCTGGTCTTCCTTGGTGTAAGTCAAGACTTGCACAAGTCGATGAGCTTATTGAAAAAAGTAAGTCTAAAGTTGAGAGCGCACTTTCTGCTGAACAAGATACGTATCAATCCAAAGCGAAAGCAGGAGAGGTATCAGCGCTATTAAAAACTAGTTCCTCTGTTTCTCCACAAGAAAAACCAAAGCGTTCTGCAAGTGATATCTTTAGCAAATGGAAAAGGTAGTTAGAGATGAAGATTATTTTTGCTACAAGACAAATACTTGGAAAGTAGGAGGACAAAAAATGCGTGTTCTTATTAATGGAAAAGATTTGACAGAGAGGGTTGAAGAGCTTGAACAACGTGAACAACACTACTTTGAAATTATCGACCTTGCCAAAAAAGCAATTATTATTATCATTGGGGCTTTCATTATCTTGCATATCCCTGATTTACTTGACATCCCTACCTACGTTTTACATCATATTAGGCCGAATGTCGTTGACGGCTTTGCTCAGATTCGCTAATCGCAAGACAAATCAAAAGACTGTTGTTCAATAAAATAAAATTAAAATTGGAGGAATCAAAATGAGCAAACAAGAACAATTGGAAGCTCTGGTAAATGCTGTAATGGAAGGAGTAAAAAATGGGAAAATGCCATTGCTTACAGAAGAAGGTTTCACAAAGCTTGGAGAACTAATGAAGGAGAGCGGACGAGGATTTTTGGTCGATTTCAGATCATTGAAGTCCGATGAAAATGTTGGATAATCTATGATTATCTATATTGATAACTGTAGATATACAAAAATCAGGATAGGAAACGTTGGTCTCCTATCCTGACAAATTTAAAAGAATATATCTCCTGTTACACAATAGTCAATTACAGAAACAACTCCATAAGCAATTACCCACCATATCATATAATATTTTCACCCTCCTGTTCTTCATTTTCTTGTTCCCATGTATTGGCACTACGAAGTCTTTTATTGTGATTAATAATGTCACCTAAAAATATGTTAGATATTGCCATAATTGAGTATAGTATACCGAAAAATCCGCTAATCATTAAAACAGTAATCAATAACGCTATGACAACACCACTAATAGTCAATTGTCACCCATCCTTATCGGAAAATGTTACACCTGTTTAAATACCCATGTAAATTAACTTATTTACACAACGTACTACAAGTACACCCCCATATTCTTCGCGGATTTGACACGTCCGAAAAATCTGCGAACTTAATACTATTAAGCGGGAGGACACAAACATGAAGTTCAAGGTACATCAAAATGGTTTTTGCGAAGAAGTGACGGCTATTGAATTGTCAGTAATCAAAGGAGAAGTTGTTTCGGCAAGGTTCAACAACTCAGGAGTTAGTATTCGCAAGGATGATTTAAAAAATACGTGGAAATATTTGAAGGAAGAATTTTTTGGAGGAAAAAAGGGGTCTATAGGAGTAGTATTAAAAAGTGGAGGGGTTTTTTGGCCTATCTTTGTGGATATGATTTTCCCATGGTTCCTTGATATTGCTAAGGTATGGTGTTGTATCAAAATTTGTCAGGCGTTTCTTCAAGAGCGCAATGGTTCCGCTGGGTCAGATGGAAGAACAGGACTTCAAGCTTTGGTACATTACGGGAAATGGTTTCTTATCTTCGAATGTATACCGTTTTTAGTTGAATTAATTGATCAAATCGGTCACAAAATGGTTGATCAACTTTCGCATCAACAAATAACTATTCCGACCTCTGGAAATGGGCCAAGGATTTCGTATTAAAAAATGAGCTACTTACCAAAAGTAAGTAGCTAAAAAATTAAATTTTCTTATATTCTTTAATTACTTTAGAAACAGAAGCTTCACTTATGCAAAGTTCTTTGGCAATATTTGTTTGTTTCCAATTTTCATTATAAAGTTCAATAATTTTGTCCATAATTTCTTTTGTAATTTTCATTCCTCTATCGCGCTTCTTGTAAGAGCCTAAATTTAAATGCTTCCATGTTTTTCCGCTAATTATAAGTTGTATGGTTGAAATTGATACTCCATATTCTTCACTGATGTCATACAATTTATAATTTCCTGTGCTATATTTTTTAAAAATTTCTACAACAAGATCATCTGTTAAAACTGCATTGAAATGGTCACCTCCCTTCATGCTCGTTCGTAATCCAGTATCTAATGCATGTTGTTGCTGTTCTTTTTCTGTTGCCCATTCTAAATTATTGACAAAATTATTCTCCTTTATCCCGTCTTTATGATTAACTTGCGGCTTATTTTCTGGATTCTCAATAAAAGTCAAGGCGATAAGTCGATGAACCTGATAAAAAGTCTTCTTTTTATCTTGAGTCAATGTTATTCTGACATACCCATCTTTATCAAACATGGTTTTCATAATCTTACTTTTAATCGTTCTTCCGCCGCTTCTGCTGTTCACCCATCGATCCAAACTCCGTACCCTACCGAGATTACTCACTTCATAATAATCTCCATACTCAACAATTCCTTTTAATGGTTTCCAAATTTCCTGCATATTATTCACTCCACTTTCATATAATATAATAATGAGGTAATTTTATCATTTTTTCTTACATTTGTCAATACTTGGACAAAGAAGGTGAGTTAAATTGATTGTTAAGATGAATGGTGTATTTGACCGTATACTGTTTCCAGTGACAAGCGGATTCAGAGAAATTGACTCAGCACATCCTCATAACCATGTAGGCGTGGATATTGCGATGCCGACTGGAACGGATGTTCTCTCTCCTGATAATGGAGTGATTGAACATATTGTTCATCAAGGGCACGAAGGTCTGGGCGAAGGAATTATAATGAAACTCCAAGACGGCAAAGAACTTACATTTGGACATCTATCACAAATCGATGTAAAAGAAGGAGACATAATTTCCATTGGTCAGAAAATTGCAGACAGTGGAAATACAGGACATTCAACAGGAAGCCATTTACACATCTCTCTGCAAGACACAAGTGGACATTACATTAATCCTTCACACTATGCTGATATGATGGCCCAACTAGATCAGCCGTCTAAGTGGGCACAATTCAAACACTTCTTTTCGTCTCCTGTTGATGGATGGATGAAGGAGATTGATTCAATAAAGGATTTCTTTAGACCATTCAGAGATTTCTTTGTATGGTGCGGAAGAATATCATCAGATGTAAAAGAACACGGATTTCTTCCATGGCTTGGAGATCAGATTTTATATACTTTCAAATTAGGATTTGAAGGAATATTATATTTTGACGAGTTACTATTTTTATTTCCAGCAATAGCCGCTATGGTAGCATATTTTGTAGTTGGCAAGAATAAGTATACAAGGTGGATAGTTCCGCTCTGGTTCTTTTATTTTGTAGCTGAAATAATGAAGGCCCAATTGAGCATCAAATAAAAGGAGAGTGTTACAAATGGAATTCTTGTTGCTTGCAAAAATCAATGCCGCTTTTCAAATTGCTGAGAAAATTGCATACGGAATAATTGGATTGGTTGCCGCTAAAATTGTAGTCAAATCAATTAAAGATTATAAAGACAGCGTAGAGGAAGATCGTTACTCTAAATGAAAGTAGGTGACATAAATGAATTTTTCCCTTCCTTTTACAAGGAGCAAGGCTGAAACAATTAACTGGAATAAGTTTTTTAATATATATAGGGAACCAGTCATCACGTATTGCATTACTCCGAACAATTCCCCAATGAAAGACAAATTCTCTTCTTCTAAAAGGAAGGGAGGACGCAGATTCGCTGAACATCCATTCTTGGATGATATGGAGGATTTCTATGAAGACTCTTTAACATCTGATACTCTTCTTAACACCATCACTGGGTTATTCTCCAAATTTTATTTACCTGAAAGAATACGGCTCACAAGAGATGGTGTAAAAGTAAAGCTTAATGATGTTGTGTCTTATAAGATCGTTTTTCAGAATGGTACAATGAAATTTTACCTCACAGTTCCTGAGAAATGGGCAAAGAATTTCACCAATGCTATAAAGAAAGATTGGGGAAATGTTGATATCAACCAAATTTCCACGGACGTTGTAGACCTTAACCCCAAGCAGTGTAGAGCCTCTAGCATCGTGCTCAGACATCACCACTGCCTTTCTATCAAGCTCCAGAACCCAAGGGAGGGTGTTAGGGACACCCTGTACTCATCGCTGTCCTCGCTTGGTTCTACGCTGTCTAAAGACGACAAGCTGATAGTTGACTTAAATATTAAGCCTTTGGCTAATAGCTGGAAAGATGAAGCAATAAAAGAATATAGAAAGGCCAAGAGGGGAAAAGCTGTTCCACGAAAGGAAACTAGCTTTGGAACTATCGTTCAGGTTGTACTTGGATTTGCTGATTCCATATTGGGAGAAGTTGAAAACTTCTTTATGGATTTATTTAGTTCAAGTGACGATAAAAAGGATGATGGAAAGCAGGAGGATAGGAAATATTCCTATTCAGATGAAAAGCTTCATGCAAATGCCAATGGATTTCAAGTTCAGATAAAAGCCATTGCTGAATCTGACGATTCTAGAAAGACCAAACATATATTGAAAGGAGTGCAGAACTGCTTCCAACAATTAGATGGAGATAATAAATTCGTTGTTAAACAAATAAGAACAAAACGCGGAATTAAGAATACTGTTATCTCTGTAGTTAATAATAAGCCTCTTCCAATGTACGGGAAAGACATTTTCTGCGAAAAGGAGATGAATCAACTTTTCAAGATTCCAAGCAAACAGACATTGAAAGAATTTAAGAAAATTATAGATCAGGACAATTTTACTAGAACTGAAATTTCTGAGGACTTCTTTAAAGAAGAAGTTGGAGCACTCCCATTTGCAACAAGTCTTGATAAAGAGCCTAGAACACTAAATTTCCCTAATTACGAAAGAGAAGATTGGTCTGTCAAAGGAAGAAAGGTGGATAAAAAGACCCAGCTTGATGACAGGTGTACTGAGACTTTAGTATTTGGTAAAAAAGGCTCAGGAAAAACGGAGATAAGTGTCAATCAAATACTTGAAACTTTTCTTGCTGGATTCAGCACATCAATTGAAGAGTGGAAAAGAAAGTCCAAAAGTGTATTTGCTTTTGATGTTGCTGATGGAGAAATATTGACAAAGGTATGGAATCGCATACCTTCATGTCTTCGTCATAGAGTGATCATTCTCAATCATGCTGTTCCAGAACGACCAATACCAATCAACTTTTCTGAACTTGAAGAGTTTAACAGAGTGACATTAAAAGACCCTGATTACTCGTACAGACTTGCAGAAATAGAGGCTGATTTAATAACAGAAATTCTTAAAGTTGATCAAAGTATGTCAGTCGAACGATGGTTTAAGTACGCACTTCAATCTGTGCATTATGCATCTCCTGATTGGGGAATTCCAGAAGCTATTAAAATGCTTGTTGATGACGATTTTCGTATCAATGAAGTAATGCCGTTAATATCTGACGATCCTGAAATGCTTCTTGAAATGGAAGCATATAATGAGATGAGCGCTAACAAAGAGAATGGCACTGTTGTTACTACTATTCAAAATAGATTACAACAAGTTAAGGCAGAGCGTAAGCTGTGGGATTGCATTGCACAAAAACCACTGAGAGACGCAGAAGGAAAGGCCGCTATCAACTTCAGAAAGTGGGCAGATGGAGATATTGATGGAGCTTATTTGGTACTAGTATATATTCCAAAAGATGCAAGCCAAAAGTTTAGAAAATTCTTATTTGCCCATTATTTCATTAAAATTTGGAGTGTAGCAATATCACGCGAAAAGGGATTTGCAGGACGCGAGTACAGACCTGAAACATTAGTCGTTATTGATGAAATACATCAAATAGTAGACGTACCAGTTGTTGCACGAATATTTATTGACTTGTTTAAAGAAGTAAGAAAATACTCTTTCAGGTTCTGGTTTACTTTGCACGGATGGTCTTCTCTTGCAAAAGCTGGAAGGGGATTAGAAGGAGATTTAAAACAATCTATACTTGATAATGGTGCTAATCTAATCATGCTTAAAGGTGGAGAGGATGCTTTTGATTCTCTTTCAAATTTTATGGGAGACATGACTATGCAAGATTATAATAATCTAATGAATATGCAATGGACTGGAATCTTCTCTATTTGGTGGGGAGGACAACATGTATTCCAAGCAAAGATGTTGCCTGAATCTTCAAAAAGATTTAGGGGTTATGACAAGTGGGATTTGTACGATCTATCTAATTATATAAGTCCTTATTCCAGAAGTAGAGAAGAAGTTCGTAGAGATAACCTTAATCGTGTTGCAAACCTTCTTAAGAATTCCATTAAGAATGGTACTGAATCTGGAACTATGTCTGAAGGACAAAGTTGGGAAGATATAGATGAAGAAAATATTTAAGGACGTGAGACATATTAAATATGCTTCCATCTCTGATTTGTTACAATAAAGGAGATGTTTTGTATTGAAACATTAAACATAATACCTAATTCTTTATACTTGTATTCTCCGCTTTTATATAATTCTCTAATTTTTAAAACATCTTCTTCATTTAATTTTGATTTAGCATTATCCTTTCCTTTCATCTTAATTAAACCTGTTTCAATTGCATGGCCTATATTTTCTTTTCCTGTACTCCATTCTAAATTGTCAATATTATTATTGGACTTGTTTCCATCTTTATGATTAACTTCTGGACTATTTTTATCATTTACAATAAATGCAAGAGCAACAAGTCTATGAACATAATACATTCTTGATTTTCTATTTAACTTTAAATTTACAGAAAGATATCCGTTTTTCCCTTTCTTTGGTTTTAAGATTGAACCTTTTTTATTTTGTATTCTATTGTTGGCTCCAATAAACACTCTATCTAAACTTCTTACATGACCAAAATTACTTATCTCATAATAGTCGCCATATTCGACAATACCTTTTAAACTTTTCCAAATTTCTGTCATATTTTTTATTCACCGCCATATCATAATATATATCATACTAAATTATATCATTTTTTATTACATTTGTCAAGGAGGGTGCGATATGCGCTCAGGATGGTATGAAAGAATCGAGTATCCACGTATCAATGAAGATTGGGTTAAACTTCATTGCAAAAATATCACAAGAAGGGAGCGTGAATTGCTTCGAATTATTAATTACAGAAAACTCGTTCGCCGTGACCATCTCGAAATACTCTCTCCTGATTACAGAACTATATCTATGCGAACAAATGTTCTTAATCGTTCAATTAAAAAATTATTTGAGAAAAGCTGTATAGACAAAGTACATGAGGAACCAGAATTTATGACAGGAAATTTACCTGCAATTGTTGCAGTTGACAGAGCAGGAGCTATAATTTTAGGAACAAATTTCAAGCAAAGAATTAAACATATCAAACGAATCATTAACAACGAGACAAAAATTTTTAGAGAGATACCACCAAACTATCCACATTTGCATGGAATCAATAAGCTAGAAGTTGATACAACGCTATGGGCATTAGAAAGGGGCTATAAATTCAAATGGTATCTTGAACAAAATAACAAGAAAACCTTTTCTTATAATGGAGAAGATATTGGCCTGATACCTGATGTCTTCTTAATTCTCAACACAAATCCACGAATATTTTTATTTTTTCTAGAATACGATACTGGAACAGAGGATAACAGGAGGGCTAAAACATTTCCTACATTACTTGAAAAAATGGAGAAATACCAAAAATACAAAGCTATTGGAGCATGGAAAGATGAATGGTGGGCAAAGAAAATAAATGCTGGATTCCCATTAGTATTATTTATAACAGATGACGACAGGCGAATTGACTTCATAAAAGAAAGGGGGAGTAAAATAGGTTTGCATGTTGATGCTGTTTATTCTTCTAATTATATAAAAAAATTGGATAGTCTAACGACTATCCACAATACTCCTTCTCTGTAAACAGGGGAACTGTTTAGTGATGGGGTAAGAGCAAGGAGAAAAGGCATTTGGGTGCCTCAAGGTTAGCAGGATGTGGGAGACATTGCTGTTTAAGCTTTTGCTAACCTTGAGAGCAATTTCATTTTATTCTATACATAACCGATATGCAATACGAAAAATATTCCATAAATGTATTGACATGTCTTCCATTATGTCGTATAATTAAGAAAAACACGACATGGGAGATGTTACCAATGATTATTGATGGAGTAAAATGGGAGATAGAGATTTGCGATCATCCTTGGAATTTACCAAAAGAAGGAAGAGAAAATGTATTCTATATAGAGAGCGGATATATGGGATCAAGTTCAACAACGTATGTGTGGAGAGAACTTCAAGGTAAATTTATGTATATGCCAGTAATATTCAGAGGAGGAAAATGCCAATGCAACCACTAGTAAAAAACAATGTAGTAATGCTACACAATGACTCTGTATTGGCTCATATCAGCAAGTTCCTAGATAGATTGTCTGTTGACAGTGCAAGCACAAGCGTAGAGTATAAGCGTGATATTCAGAAGTTCTTCAAACTTATGCTAGGAAAGGAGCTTAATGAGCTTGAGGTTAGAGACTTAGATATTAAGAAGATTGACATTGAAGGATATCAAACGTTTCTTCTGGATTACGGATATAAGGCATCTTCCATCAATAGAATGATTGCTTCCGTCAAGAGTCTGTATAATTCTTTCGAAGAGAATGGTTTTAAATACAAAGACGATAACGGAGACAATATTTACATTAAATCCGCTCCACTAAATGTAGATAAGCTCAGAACAAATGATAGTGATAGCTATGGAATGATTGAACATGAAGAAATGAAAGATATGATTCGTCGTGCTAAGTATATGCCAAATGGTGTAGAAAAATCTTTATTTCTTGAGTTTGCAAGTGTAACTAGTTTTCGTCTTGAAGCTATAACAAACCTTGATTGGAATGACTTTAGAAAAGAGAGTGATACATGGGTAGTCAAAACATTGGATGACAAAGGCAAAGTTCATGAAAAATCTATACGTACTGACCTGTATGAAAGGATGCTTGAAACAAAGAAAGATGATAAAGTGTTTCATATGACTTCACGTACTATTGAACGTGTTATTGAGACTCTTGTCAAAGATATGAACATTGATCCTGAACGAAATATTAAGTTCCATAGCATTAAGAAATATGGTATCATGGAAGTTTGGATGGCTACTGGCGGCGACATCATAAAGACAGCGGAACAAGGAAATCACAGTTCTTTCGAAACAACTAAGAAATATTACATGATGTTTAAAAAGAATTATGCATCCATGCCAAGCTTATTAATTGGTCAGGAAGTTGATATTAATCCAATTAAGGAGATGAGTAAAGATGAATTAATCGCATTGATTGAAAGTTGTGATAGAGAGTTACAATTCTCTTTGTTAAATAAAATTAAGAAGACGGGCATATAATTCCGGTTTACTTAATATTTATTTACACAAGTGGAATAATTTGGTAAATTGCTTCATATGATAATGTATAACGTTCAAAGGAGAGGTAAACAAAATGAAAGAAACATTATTGGCTCTTCAAATCCTTCTTATATTTTTCTGGTCTTATTGGCTGATTATTGGAATGTTTGGGTTTGGAAAGACAAGAAAACTAAAAGAAAAGAAACCACAAAAAAGATTTGCATTATTGATTCCTGCACATAATGAAGAGAATGTTATTGAAAATTTGCTAGACAATCTCTTGGAATTAGATTATCCGAAAGATATGTATGATATTGTTCTTATTGCAGATAATTGTAACGATCAAACTGCTTCTATTGGCAGGAAAAAAGATGGAGTAATTATACTTGAGCACACGTATCTTGAAAGTGAACCAAAAGGAAAGCCGTATGCAATCAAATATGCTCTTGATTACTTTGGAGATAATTTAACAAGCAAATACGATGCAATTGCTATATTTGATGCTGACAATCTTGTTACTCTTAATTATCTCAAAGAAATGAATAATCATTTAGTTAATGGAGAACGTTTGATCCAATGCTATCTTGACTCTAAAAATCCTAATGACAACTGGATTACAACAGCTTATGCTACAGCTTATTACTACATGAATCGTTCATGGCAACTTTCTAAATCTCGTATTGGACTTGGAAATGCTATTGGTGGAACTGGATTTTGTGTGGATACAAAGCTTATACAAGAAATTGGATGGACTGCTCGCTCTCTTACAGAAGACTTGGAATTCACTATGCAAGCACTTTTGGCTGGCGTTCCTGCAACATGGGCGCATCATGCAAAAGTATACGACGAAAAACCAACTGGATTTAAATTTTCTATGATACAACGTCTGAGATGGGCAAGAGGACACTGGGACGTTTGTACTAGGTATAGTCCAAAGCTTCTATATAAGTTCATTCGCCATGGCGATTTCAAATCTTTTGATGGATTCTTGTATTTGATAAATCCCGGCAAGGTTGTAATAGGAACTGGTGTTTCCTTGATGCTTTATATCAGCAGATTTACAGGTGATAATTGGGGCGGGTATTTAGTCCCATTCTGGATATGGTTGACATTGTTAGTATTTAATGTTTTATATGTAATGTACTGTATTTGGTCTGACTCTGAACAAAGAATGGATGTAATTCAAGCAGTGATTTGTATGGCTATATTTAATTACACCTACATCCCCCTGTTCGTATGGGGTTTCATAACACAGCGCAATAAGACGTGGAAAAGAACAGAGCACACTAGAAGCATTTCATTTGGGGATGAGGCAAAACAAACGTTGGGAGGGTAGAAGTTAAAAATCAATTAGAAAATTTGTGGGAGGTTTTCTATTAAATGAAAACAGTTAAAAAAGTAGCGGCTGTATCTGCAATTATGGCAACGGTAGCGGCATTTTACGTAGCTCCAGCCTTTGCAGACTCTGACGTAGAGGCAAGTGGGATATCAGATGTTTTATACGCTTATTTTCATCCTAACGATCATGCCAGCATTCATCATGGGAACTTTACAGTAGAAGATGCAAAAGAATGGAATTTCCTTATAAGCGTTGCTTGGAATTCCCCATTTAGCAATCACCTGCCGGGGACACTGAGCGCTCCGCTTGGAATTGATACATCTGAATTCAAATACGACATTAACACAGATGAAGTCATTGGAACAAATGAAGGATACAATCAACCAATGGGATATGGAGATACATGTGAAAAACCTACTTTCTATACTAAAAAAGTAGATATTCCAACTCCATTATCATGTCCAGCACCTGACGATGACGATCATGACAATGGTCACGGAAATGATGATGATCATGACGATGATAGCAACCCCGGACATGGCGGCGGCGGACATGGCGCATAAATAATTTGTAGGAATAAAAAAGCCACTCAATAAAATGAGTGGCTTTTTTAAAATTAATATGTGTCTAGTATATCAGTAGAAATTGTATAGTTTGACCCTATTGCCCAAGTTGAAGGATAGCCCATATTTAATCTCAAATTCCTTACCGAATAAACTCATTTTATATCACTTCCTTGTTAGATATTTTTAGAAGCATTAACTTCAAATGCGAACGTAACGTTCGCAGATGGCAGAACGTCAGCATTTATCCTAAATGTAGTAGCAGTTATAGTGTCAATCCAATACTTATTAATTCCATTTAGTGGCCCCATTGGAGTTAATCTAATTCCTGAACTACTTGGGATTATAGATAATCCATGAGAAATAGTCATATATGGATTTGGACTTGTTCCAGATGCTGGATTTGTAAAGTCTTGAGAGCTTCTTCTTTCAGTCACATAACCTTTGTTTGCGCGTGCTACAGAAGTGTTTGCGAGTGCAGGCGCATTAGCCGTATCAGCATTTCTAGTTAATTTTGTTCCTGTAATGTCCATTAGATTGTTTTCTGCAATGAAGTTATATCCTGCTTCATTTGTTTCAATGATTCCATTCAAACCTGAGCAATAATTATTTTTTACATCTACTCCATTTGTGCATTGTAAACTAATTGCAGTTCCTTGGTCAATCCTGATTCTACCATTTGTTACACTTCCGTATCTCGAAGTATATCCACCTACAATTCCAACTATAACTCCATTTCCTGTGCTACCAGTTGCCAAGTCAACGATTGGTTCATTTACAGTAAAGAAGTCTACTTGTTGTAATGTAATTCCATTTCCTGTGCTTACACGTGGATTGAACACTTTTGGCCTTTTCATATAAACATCTTTGCAGAATTGAATAACAAATCCTGTTCCTTGTGGTTTGTACATTTTAACATTGTCAATGTCAATACCATTTACATAATTTATAATTGCTCCACTTCCAGCCGCCTGCGTACAGTCAAGTTGAATATTAGACAAAGTAATATCTTGAATTCTCTTAAGACCTGATCTGTCATCAATCCATATTGCAATACCTGCATTATTAACATCACTGTATCCAATCTTTCCTCTGATATTATTAATTGTAATATTCTGAATAATTTTATCAGTAGAAGGAAGATCAGTTCTTGGAGTAGTGCTAATAAATTGCCATGTAACTGTTCCATCTGTTGCAGTTCCTGAAGTGTGAGTAGGTGCTACAGTTCCAGTAGTTCCTGCGACTGTGCAGACATAAACATTGCCTCCACTTGGGCCATTAACAACAATTACACTATTGCCAACTGCATATGTAGTACTAGCCGTCCAGACTGGCTGTGCAAGCATTATTTTAATGGCAGATGCTTTACGAGAATTAAGAATACAATTAGATACTGTTACATTCTTAATTGTATCATCAAAACTATTTTCAACTGTAAAAGCAATAGCATCATCTACTGAGTTTACAATGCAGTTAGCAACAACAATATCAGAACCGCCGCAAAAATGTATTCCATCAGTGAAAAGATCAACACTATCAAACTGATTGCTAAGAGCATCCATGTCAAGTCCGTCAAGAACAACTCTTGTACATTTTCTAAAAATAGTCATCCAATCAGCATGTGCGCCTCTGATTCTTGTACCAATTATTTGAAGTCCATCTACACCCCAAAAACCAATATGTTTTCCTGTTTTTGTATTATCAAAACAAGTAATGCTTCCACCAACAACTTTAATATTTTTATTCCCATTTACTGTATCTTTGTTTTGTATAGTAGAACCAGAAGTTCCTTGTGTGTTAAAATTACGAACTAATTTTGCATTTTCATGAAGTACAAGAGTGGCATTATCGCCAAGTTTAAGCGGATTGTTTAATATGTATGTACCTTCTGGAACATATGCTCTTTTATTAGAAATAGATGCAACATCAATAGCTTTTTGAATTGATGGCTGATAGTCGAATCCATTTGCCGTGGCTACTCTTAGATTGCTGTATTCGCTTGCACTTATATCTGTGGCTCTTTGTGAAAGATTATTCACTTCGTCGCTGTGTTTAATTTCAAAGTCTTTACTAAATAAGCTCATTGTTATTCCTCCTTATATTTATTTTATCTCTCATATGTATATCAAAGGTGCTTAAAATAAAATATTCATTATTAATTATAGCATGATATACAAAAAATGTCAATTTAACTCAATGTACAAATCAAGTTTAAATTTTGTTCTATTTGTGTATCTGACATCATATAATGTTCCTATAAGACTAATTAAGGAGATGATTTTAAAATGTTGCTTAAGATTAATGGTATTCCTGACTCTGTTATTGAAACTGCTAAAGGAGCAGTAAAAGATGTAGGGGAAAGACTTAATGATTTTGGTTCCGACTATATAAACATGTTTACAGAACCAAGTTTTCACAGCGTAGGGGAGACGATTCATTCAGGCTATATGGTTCATACTCATATACTAGCTGACACGTGCGATGTTGCTGTAACAACTGGTAAGGTGGTAATTGGTGTTGGAGTTGATTTGATACAGTGTTTGTTTTAAAAAAAGAAACCCACTCAATTGAGTGGGTTTTATATTTTTACATAATATATATTAGCTTCTCCATTTTTTCCCTTCTCGAACTTCTGATGATATATTTTTAAAAAACCATGATCTTCTAACTTTTCTATATACTTAGCCAAGGTTGTTTTACTTATGTCCAACTCTTTTGCAAGATTACTAAATGAAACTTGATATTTTTCAAACTTATCATTCTTATACTTTAAATATGCACAGATATACATAGCATTAACACCTAAGTCTTCGCACCCCATCATAAACTTAAACGAATCAAAATCAATCAGATGTGTATTGGAGACCTCAAAGAATGTCCCATCAATAATACACTCTTTCTCTGACTCATCTGTTCTATGAAAACATTTAAGAGGGTACTTGACTTTAAAGTTTCTATCTGATATAATTGGAATAGTCGCCTTACTTTTTACCTCACTTATAGTATCGAACCGAAGCAAATGATTTTCATCGACATACCAATTTACAGGGTAATTTGTTGTAGTTAATGTATATCCAATTAAGTCAAGTACTCCATCCTTCTTTATAATATAGTCAACTTTCTTCTGAACTGGAGAGTATCCAAGAAACTGTTTGATGTCTGCCTGAGTGTTCTTCTGGTCAGCCTGATACTTGCAATAACGATACAGATACGTTACATAATAATAATAACAATAAGCAAACGCTCTGTGATTTACGTTTTCAATGTTAGTGTTTAAATCTTCAAAAATTTCGTTAGGCATGTACACGTGCTCGGTCATATAGTAAGCCTCTTTTCTAAAGGTTATGTTTTTGGTATGCTATGAATGTATTATAAAATAAAAACAGCATAAAGTCAAGGAGGAATTTTAAATGGTAAGAACATTTACAACAACTAATGGAAGTATTTATAAGATAATTAATGAAGGAAAAACAAAAAGGTGGAAGGCGGCAACAAACGAGTACTTCCCTGAATCAGATAAAACTGTTTACTTAGACTATCAAGACGCAAGACTTGTTTCAAATTTAATAGCTGTAGGATCGTGGGTTAAATTAAAAGAAGTTTTAATTGTTGTTTTTGGCGACAAAGAAGATGCTCAAATTGAATTTATTGAAGAGCCAAGAGTTTGTTACTCTCCATTTGAAATATGGGGAAGTGCTAATGATCCAAAATCTATCCATTTAGGAAATATAATCCAAGAGGTGTATTAAAAATGAAAAAAGATAGTAAATTTATTCATAGTGATTATTGGATGATTGAATCAGTTTTCCTTGAAGAGATTGTTGATGCAGAAATTGAAGACGAAACTTGGGAAGGCATTAATGGAAGATTTAAAAACATCATAAAAGACACCATAAAGCAGTATAAGGAAATTATTAAAAAGTGCTATCTTCAACAAGGCATGGAATGCACTGACGAAATGATTGAAGAAAACTTGAAGTATATTAGAAATAAACGGAAGGAAAAATAATTTTATGAAACTATTGAAAACTTTAGTATTTTGTGCTATACTACTAATTGTATTCGTAGCAACGCTTATTGGAACGATTTATTGTATCTCTATACTATAACCGGGTGGGGAAGTGTTCTATGAGAACAAACCATTTAGAAGCCGCAATTAAGATAGCATGTGACGCACATGAATTCCAAGTTGATAAAGGCGGAAAACCGTACATTCTGCACCCATTAGCAGTTATGGCTAGAGCACAAACAGAGGACGAACAAATTGTTGCAGTGTTGCATGACGTTCTAGAAGATTCAACATATATGGTTGATGATTTGATTAATGCTGATTTTCCAATGCATATTGCTAAAGCTGTAGCCGCTATCACAAGACGTAAAGATGAAAGTTATATGGATTTTATTAAACGCCTTTGCGAGAATGATCTTGCAAGACAAGTTAAAATTTATGATCTTCAAGAAAACATGGATTTGTCAAGATTGAAGGTTATTACAGACGAAGACATTAAAAGAAGAGAGAAATATATTAAGGCTTTAAAATATATTACGGAATTTGGAATGGGGAGTATACAATAATGAAATATATTTTTATGGGTCAAGTTGTGGAGAATACAACAAAGACGATGAATAAGGAGAAGATAAAATGAGTAAAATTGACTTTGATAAAATTGAAATTGATTATAACTATTATGATCTAAATACTACGGTTGAATACGCGATAAATGGCGAAAAAGAGCTTGTTTATTTCGGAGTAAGTGAATACAATAAAAATCTTGATGAAACCGTAGAAATTTTTCTTGGATTTACATTGGATGAGGCACAACAACTTGCTTTGAAACTTCTTGGAATTGTTGATGAGATTCAGAACACATGGACAAAAGAATTGATTAATGAATCAAGAAGTGAAAAATAATGGATTTAATAATTGCACTGCTTTTTATGGCATTTGTTATATTATCTATTGTATGGATTGAAAAAAGGAGATAGTGACTACTATCTCCTTTGTATGTTTATATTAGTTTTCAACTTGTACAAGATTGCCATTCTGCTCCATTACAAACTTCTTGTTAGAAGTTTCTGAAACTTCTTCTTTAACAGCTATCAACCGAGCTTGATTTATCACTCGCAATACTGACTTGTACTGTTCTTCAAGTTCATCACATTTTTGTTGTAATTCTGCTTTTTCGACAAGAGCTTGTTCAAGCTTAGAGCGTAAGGACTGTTCTTCTCCAACAATTTTTGTAACGAATCTACCGATTTTATTGATGCTTGCTAGAATATCATTATCAACATATTCAGTAACTTCGGCAAACTTGGTCATGCTGAAGATAGAGTCTTTTGTATTTAAGTGCTTTCTTTTGAATTTCAAATCGTTCTCAGCAAGATTTTTGCTAAGTCTCTTCGTATACCAACGATTACGACAGTTAAAATAACTTCTATGTCCAAAGAGTTCAGCCGCATATTCAAGACCGTCCTTGACAACGCCTTTTTCCTTTACTGCATCAACAATAATTTGGTCCATTTCATCTGTCCATTCAATCTTGTCCGATTTGTTTAATACCTTTTTCCTCTCTTGTTTATTTGTGAATGTAGCGATTCCCAATGCCATTTAAAGCACATCTCCTTTATTTTGTTTAATGTTGTTTCTCTATTCATATATTAACAAGATATGTACTTAATATCAACTGTAATTTTTTTCTTATTGATTTCGTACATAGAATATCCTATTATTGGGTAAGACTAAGATATGGGAGGCAATATTAATGAATGATCGTCAAAGAAGAATGCCCTATATAGCCTTGGGCACAATACTTGTGGCAACATTGCTTTATATTGCAGTTAGACTTATGAAGGGCTAGGCATTATAATAAGAAGTGGAGGTGGGAGCAAATGAAACAGAAAAAACCTGTTGAAATTGAAATGGCATTAGATCAACTTAAAATGGAGATTGCACAAGAGCTAGGAATTGATTTAAGGCCAGATGGCTACAATGGACACTTGACTACGCGAGAAGTTGGTTTATTGGGAGGCAACATGGTACGGATGCTTGTGGCAATTGCTATGACTGAATTCAACGGAATGGATGCTGAAGATTTGCATAGAGAAATTGGACATAGGTTGTATAATAAGTAAGGGGAGTGCAGAATGCCATTCGTTAGAGATATTAAAGAAAGCAGAGAATATCTTCACAAGGTTTTGGCATATGCTGACCATCACGCAGACAAAGCATACGCTATTGTAGCATCTTTGTATGGATGGATTGTTTGTTACAGTGACAATGCTGAGTTTAGGGCGCGTTCTGGCATTAAAAATGCAACGGGAAATGTTGCATATGTTACGATCAATGGTGTAAACTACAGCTTTAATTATGACCATCAAACGCAGACAGTTAAAGCTTATAGGCGTGTTGGCATGAATAATGTGGCTGTAGCTGAATTTACTGGTTCAATGACGCCAAAACAAATTGAATATGAATTTGAATGTATGCGAAATTTAAAAAGCGAATTGATAAAAAAGTATTTACTCAATCAAGTTTTAGTAAAGTAAAAACAAAGAAGGGAGCCTAAATTGGCTCCCTTCTTTGAGTCTGTGATAAAACTCCTGCATCTGAAATATATTTATTCATCAACTCTAAAATCATCAAATCTAGACACGCCAGAGAAGTCATTTATTCGCATTCCATAAATTGTAGCAGTGGAATTAAAGCTATCTGTAATATCTGCTCCAAGAATGTCATTAATATAAACTTTAATATTACTTCCCTTTAATATAGTTTTAATTGCATCCCCATTATTCGGAACGCTATTTATTGTGCTAACAACTGTTAATGATCCTGCAACCCTTTTATACACAAGGTATGTTCCTCCAACAGTATTTGCAGAAACGTACCACTCATTGCTTGTGTCTAATTGTCTAAATATAAATCTCTGATCATTTGTTACTACCGCAAATATTACTCCTGCCTCTGCATCAGATATATTTGCATTTACAGTTGCTCTAATTGTACCGCTTGTCGATGTACTATATGCTTGACCAGATATTATTCCCCATGTTCCATTGAGAGTCCACGTGTGCCCCGTTTCAGTTGTTCCTATAGACGTAGGATTATCAGTTCTGTTGAATGAGTCATAAACACTGTTTGTTGCTATATTTGTGTCACTCAATACATATCCATTAACTTTATATATAAACTTTTCAGTTCCTACCGCTGTAGGATGAAATATTGTAAATCCACCAATTGCACTTACTGCATAAGACAATGGCTTGGTTAATAGATTTCTTGCAGGAGTATTGGCTGGTATTATTTCTATTATAGGAACGTTGTATCCAATTGTTCCCCCTCTGTTAAATGACTTTACATTTGGGTTAGATACGACTGTGCTTGTTCCTCCTGCTGTAAGTGTAATTGTATTGCTTGTTGATGCTGTTTTATCAATGATAACTTTTTTAATATCGTTTCCATATGCATCTAATTTAAATGGTAAATTTTTTGATCCTTCGACAGATAATGAATGTAATGTATTTGACAAAGCTAGAGATGTTACACTGTATCCATATGTCATCATTTTAATTGCCCTATCGTCTTTTGCAATAACAGATTGAATTATTCCATTTGTAGATGAGTTTGTAACTCCTGCCGCACTGACAACTGAGCCAGCATTTAACACGTTAATTGTTCCTATTTGATAATCGTATAGGTCAGAACGAAACTCAACTCCAGATGATCCCGCATTTGTTGAAGATATACTTGAGACATCGATCCTGCCTCCATTCCCAATCCTTACATCTGATCTTTGAGCGCTTGAACCGTTATTGATTCCTATGTATCTTCCAATGCTAATGCTGTTGGCGGCTTCAATATATAATCCTTCGCCTTCACAATCAGTAGAAATAATTTCCCCAATAGTCATTCTTATAGGATTTGCATTGCTTCCTCCTTGTATTTTAAATCCTGAGTTATTGCTTGAATTGAAGTTATCTTTATTGAGTGACCCATTAAATATCGCTTGTCCTATCATTATATTTTCACAACCATCTTGAAACTTAAATCCTCCACCACAAGATTTAGCTCTAATTTGTTTAATTTGAACATTTTTAATACTTGCTATAACGGGATTACCTTGAAGTGTTCCATTTTTATTGATGCTACAATTTTCAGCTTCTAGAGAACCAATTACTCCATCCTGACAACGTAATTCGTATGGATGTCCAGTGAGCACTGCCCCAATTCTATAAGCATCTCCATCACTATAATAAGTGAATTGATTATCAATGTAAAAATTGTTCACAGCTAAAAGCTTGAACGATGAGGTTCTTATATTCTTGTATTTAATATTATTAAGGTTTACACCAGTTACATTAAATAGGGTTATTGCATCCATTGTTGATGTAAGAGGATTAGTTTGATTTTGACAATTCATATCAAATACACCATTATGTATAGATATATTTGTCATTGCCGAAATTCCTACTAACATGTTTTTATTTACAAATAGAGAAGCATTTTGATTGTCTTTTAGACGTATTGTGCATTCGTTTAAATCTATGTTTGTGTTACTCCCTATTTCAATACAAAATGAATGTTTTTGAATTGATCCACTTAATGTTGTTGCATTTGTATCTTTTTCTCCTGATTTACTACATTCAACAATCTTCTTTTGAGGAAGGATAACTGTTCCTCCTCCATTATTATCTACAAAATAAAGTGCTAGTTGCAATGCATCTTGCCATGTGTTGTATGGTTTTTTATAGTCACTTACGAATACAGATATATCTTTTATTGATGAAACTCTTTCATCTAGATCAGTATTTTTATTTATGTCAAAACCCTTTCCAAATAAACTCATTATCATCCACTCCTTTATTAAAAGAGGAGCCTAAAATGGCTCCCCTTAATTAATTATGTCAATATATTGTTATCTCCCATTATAATATTTACATGAACTGGTATCGTACAGTCTTTTAGCATATTGTCTCTAATGAACAATTTAGAGGTTGTTGTATCAGTCTTGTAGTGATTTGTCAAGTTAAGTCTATAAACTTTACTATTTTTTATTACAGAATTAAGTTGGTTTAGATCATACAAGAAAATTTGTGACTTAAATATAGTTGATGTAGCACAAGTTAAATTGTCAAAAAATATTTCCTGTAATTTGATATCAAGTTGTGTATAGTTTGGTTTTCCTATAAATTGAACATCTCGTAATGTTAGTTTCCCAAGATACTTAGATGAATCATTTGTTTTTACAAAACTGTTTGCATAGGAGCCGTTAGAAATTTTAAGATCATTAGAGATGGTTATATTGGCATTTTCAATTGTTAGATCAGATGCAGAGTAATCTCCACCTTGCAATGCAAAGAATCCAATTCCAACTATTTCTTTTACTTTTATATTTCTGAAGTTAACACCGTTATGTGTGAATTGACAAACTCCGAAGCAGTGTTCAGCATTAACGTTCTCAATATTCATTACACCATTTGTGTTTGTTGTCAAACTAAATAAAAATGCACGATACGACTTCCCAGTGAAACGAACTCCATTTACATCTACCTTGGAACCATCTTGTTGCGTTCCTGAGTTTCCAGCAATTTCAAGTCCATACTGATAATTGTCTCTCATTCTAAATGTAGAATTAGTGACTTTTCCTATTGTTTGATTACAAAGAGAAAGTGCCCAAGAAACATTTTCAAGAGTCATATTGTCAATATTAAGATTGTCACACCACCAAATTTCTCCGCCAAAATACATTCCTTTTCCATAAACATTTCTTATTTTAATATCTTGAAGTCTAGCTAAGTTATTAGCTCCAGAGAAAAGCCTATTTGTTGATTTTGGATATGGAAGTATTTGTCCGTCTGTGCTCATCCATTCGTTTTTAGCAACAATATTTTCATACCTACCTCTTTTGGTAAATCCAATTCCAATATGATCATTAAAACAATTATTAAAATATAAGTTTGTCATAACTATATCTTCACTTGCAGATATGGTTGATATAACATCTCTTGTCATTCCAATAAAGCTCAAATTATTAAGTGTAATATTTTTTGATGTTTGAATGCTAATATGAAATGAGTCAGTCCAGTTTGGAAGTGGTCTTGTTGCCATAAAAAGTTTTATCTTAGACAAATCAAATACAATAGGGTTATTATCTGAATTGTTTGCTTTTGTGTGGCTAAAGACCAATTCTACTTTTACAATTCCTGATGGAATAAAATTTGTCATCCATTTGGCATTGGCTGACGGGTTAGAAGCGTCTTTAACATATTCATCTAATGCATATTCATAATATGTAGTTGCATCAGTATATTGACGAACTTTGATAAACCTAGAGTTTTCACCCATCATTACATTGTGATTTGTAATTATAACATATTCTTTTGTTGAATCGTTTGGTATTGTTACAACATACTTTTCTTCAATTTGATTTGTTGCATTTGCATTAGCTTGAAGAGTTACAGAAGGGCTTGCGATAGTTGCTGTTAGATTTGGATTTGTATTGGGTGTTAGAATAGATGCATAATTTAGAGAAACTTCTTGAAAAAATACTCCATCTGTGTATCCAGATTCAATTATTTCTATACCTTCTACTTTAATATTAGAACTATTGATAATATTCATAAAGTTAAGTCCAGATGCAATTGTGAATCTTGTTCCATTCGTTCCTCTAAGTGTTATATTACTTTTATTGTTGAATGAAAACGTACTATTGATTATATAATTTCTAGCTGGAAGAATAATTTCTCCACCATTTGTGAGGCTGTTAATTGCTCTTTTAATTCTTTGCGAATCATCAGTTTCACTAGCCAATCTCGGGAAGTTATCTACATTTAAAGACATTGAACTTACTATAGAGTCAAGATTAGTGTTTTGGTTACTTTCAAATTCTCTGCTAAATAAACTCATATTATCACTTTCCTTTCTTTAAGAGGGGGAAATCCCCCTCCTATTATTTATTATGCAAGTAGATTGTCGCCGTTACTGAACTTGGAACTATCTACCGTTGTGGACTGGAATAAAGGATGAGGATCACCATAATTCAAAAAGTTATTTGATGAAATAAATTTTGTATAGCTTCCTGCGATATAAACATTCCATCTAGGACTAATTAGTGTATTCCCAATTAGCTTAAATTTATTTACTGTACCACTGATTGTAATATTCGCGCTAATGCTACCAGAATCATGAGAATTATTAATGAAGTCTACAAAATTAATAGTGTCAGAAAATACAACGTCACCCTTAATATCGTTAGCAATACATTTAACATAAGTTGAATTACCAAATCTAAGTTTTCCTAACGCACAATTCACAACTGTAATATCACCAACTATACTTGTAGCAATTATGCTAAATTGATCATCTTTAATTGTTGTATTTGCAATACGAATAGATGTAGCCTGATCCACAGATATACCATTTACAATAGGAATTGTTTGATCTGCGCTTTGATAGATCATATTGCTATCAACAAGAATGTTGTCAGCCTCGCTAATGGTAATGGCTGTAAATGTAGAATGGAACGTATTGCCATGAATAAGGATGTTTCTAGCTCTTTGAGATGATAATGTTGGGCCTGGACTTCCATATAATTGACCAATTACCAAAGGTCTGCTATGACCAGTTATTGATTTAAATGTATTGTTTACAATTTTAACATTATCCCATCCACTCAAACATAAACCATCTCTAAATGTTCCACTTGTAATAGTAGGGTCTACAAACATGTCTTCAAACGTATTCCCTTCGAATATAAGATTGTTGTTGTAATATTGATAATCATTGGCTACTGGTGTAGTGCGTAAATCCATACAATATCCATTGATAAAATAGTGAAGACCAGTTCCCAGCTTTTTATTATTTACGAAGAAGTTATTACGAATAACTACATTTTTAATATTTCCCAAGTCCGTTGATGATCCGCCCCATACACCTGAATCTCTAAAAATAGACTTGATCTCCATGTAAAGATTCGATCCACCATCCAAATGATTTCCTTCGACAATTGTTTCATGACCATGGGCATATAAATCTATGAAGTCCATTGCAGAATTTATCATTCGATTATTTCTGATAACTCCTTTAATATTGTGTTGAGCATGAATTAATTCATTTAGATTTACATCTTTACCATTAAAATGATTATCAGAAATATCAAAGTAATTCGCATCTAGAAGTTGAATTCCACCAGTTAAAAATATAGAATCCTTTATCTTCAATGTGTTCAAAGAGTCAGCACTAACGCCTAAGCAATTAGTTTGAAGTTCTGTTTGCCACATAAATGTGCAATTGCGAATAGATAAATTCAAATTTGGATTAATAATATAGATTATTGATTTGAATACTTTAACTCCATCTGGAACAGTGGGATCACCACTAGATACTTCAGTATTATTAAATACCATGCTTTCAAATTCAATGTTTGTAACAGTTGTGTCAAATTGAGTAATACCTTTGATAATTAATTGCGTATTATTAGAGCCAAGCAATTTTAAATTTTTATTAATTAATAATGTACTTGAATTAGCTTTATATGTTCCATTCGGAGGGAAATAAACAGTTCCACCTGACCTAACATGGTCAAATGCCGCCTGAACTGCTTTAGAGTCATCATGAATTCCATCACCTTTTGCACCAAAATCTTTGACATTAATGCCAAAATCATTAATTCTTTCATCTATATTAGTATCCTTACGTATATCTAAATCTTTTCCAAATAAACTCATATTATCACTCCTTTTTGGTGAAATAAGGATAAAGCCGCTAAAATAATAGCGGCTTATTTTATTTATGATGTTTTTTATAATCCTTTTGGATCAAAGTATTTTTCAACATCTAATCCGTAATCAATAGACTCCGACGAGTTGTTTGTTACTGTAATATCTACTTTGTCTCCATTTAACACTGCTGTTGTAGTAAAGTTGTCAGGATTAGTAGCCGCAAATATAGATGTTTTGGTTGAAACTCCACCACCAGTTGTTCCATTTACAAGTGCAATATAGAAATATCCTGCCGACATTGCAGACGGTGCAGTTACAGCACGATTTGTATAAGTTACCTTGAACAAATAGGCATCGCTTGCAAATACAGGAGTGTATCCAAAATAGTAACTTACAGTTGTCGATGCGCCAGCGGCAAGAGTGAAATGATGATTAGAAGTGTTCTCTCTTTTATTGTATCTTGCAAGCTTATTAGTGCATCCCATAAACTTATTCATATTTCTAAGAGCGTCTTCACCATCTGCATGATCAATGTTTCCATTAGCTGAGCAATTGATAAAACTATTAGTTTTTGTTCCAGAAGAAAAATACCATGAATTCTTAGTATTTGAATCAGCTTGCGACGTGCAGTTTGTAAACATGCAGTTTGTTGTCGTGCTTACAATATGCCAGTCGTGATATGTTTGCGATGAACTTGCAGAACTCTTGAAAGACCAGCAGTTAACAAATGTTGCTTGTGTCGTGTTAGTAATAAAGAATCCTGACTGGTCGCTGGTATCTGCTTGACAGTTAACGAATTGTCCGCCGTAAGATACGTTGTCAAGATAGAATCCATAAGCACCACTGTAGATTGCGTGGAAGTGATGAACTGTAATTGTTCCAGTGCCCGTTGTCGTTCTAAGGCCATACAAGGAACTTTCAGAAGAGCAGTCAACAATATGCGCATCAGGAACAGATACAAATACACCAGCTTGTGCCGCACCTTTAAATAAGCAATATTCAAGCCTAGCTTCAATACCAGTTGCGATATTTACTCCCTTGTATCCGCCATTTGTTTTTACAAAGCTCATGCAAGCTTGGAATGGCTTAGAGGAATCTCCATTTAATGCAACAAACTCTACACAGTTAGTTATAAAGTCCATATTATTTCTAACTGTGAAATGACTAAGCGTAGGATTATCTCCTGTAAGTGCGATCATGCTTGTGTATGTGTCAGAATCAAAACATTCATGAGTTTGAATAAGAATAGAATTCTCTGGTGCCGCACCATATAAAATTTGATTATTACTCAAAGTAAGTTGCTTACGTATGAAGAACGTAGAATTCTCTGGAAGATAAATGCGTTTTCCAGATGCGATAGCTCTCAACATTGCGTCTGTATCATCATGCCTAATTGTTTGACTTGTTGATGTTGTAATTGCATTGTCAGCGAGAAGAAGAGTCTTAGTTTTACCACCAGCAACAATAGTGGTATTAAATGTTTCAGCCAAAACAGATGTTGGAGGACTATTCCAAAGTGGGCTGAATGGGGTTGTATTACTAGTTGTTCCTCCATCATTCCAAAATGTTGCTCCAACAACGATTGCAAGCAATGTCATTGAACCAGAAGTTCTTCCATATACTGCATATCTGGTTGCTCCTGCAACACTATTCCAAGAAATTGCATTGTAGCTTATTGTTGTATTTGTTCCAGATGCACTTGCACCAGTACCTGATGCAGATACGCCAATTGAAACTGTAATTTTAGAACCATTAACCGTTACAGACAGTCCAGAAGTAATTCCTCCATCATATGTAATTGTTCCAGTTTTAGAGATTGTTGCAAGTCTTTTTGGTGTACTAACAGTATCAACAAAAAGATCAATTGAGGAAACTCCCGTATCAAAAGAAATTGTAGCATTGATAAATTGACCAGCAGTAACCGTTGTGCTTGATTGTGTACTTCCTTTAGTAGTTGACCCAAGGCTATTTCTGTTTGCATACGCAACATAATATGTAGTGGCAGAAAGAGATGATCCAGACCCTGTTTTGCTCAATGTGAGAGCACCACTTGGGTTGCTAACACCTAATGAAAGTGCATTATTGCCATTAGTTATTTGAGTTACAGCACTAGCGATAGATACGCCTCCATTTTTGTTGACAGCGGCAACCTGATATTGATATGTAGTAGAGCCAGTATTTCCGCTTACTGTCACAGTTGGAGCACTAGGCGTTACTATAGATGGGATTGGTCCAGCATGGTGAATAGAAATGCCCTGTCCATTCTCAAAGTCTAATGCTGATTGCAATGTTAAAACATTTTGTCCAGAAATAATGCTCCCAGTTGTTGTTTGAGTAGAACCACTTGCGCCGAAATCTTTAACATTGATTCCTAAGTCTGTTCTTCTGCTGACTTCAAGCGATAATGACTCGTCTATATCAGTTTCCTTTTTAAATTCAAAGTCTTTTCTGAATAAGCTCATATTAACACTCCTTTTTAATAAAAATAAGCAATTTTTAATAAAAATAGTAAAAAATTGCGAAAAATAACAAATATATATAATATTATTATATCACAAAAGCCAATTTTTGTCAAAAATTAGTAAAAATAGAGAAAAAAGTAATAAAAAATGCCAAATAAATGAATTATTTGGCATTTGAAAATTGATAATCTTCCACATAAAATAAGTTTTATGTTAAAAGTTGCGTAACTGTCGAACCTGCATCACTTATCATGGAAATAGGAATTAGATACAATCGAATGTATTCAATAGATGGATAACTGGTATTAGCATTCATTCGCAATTGAGCGGTTCCCGTTGATCCAGAAGCGGCGGTTGAAAATGTGACTGTAAACGAGTTTGCTCCACTGCCTAGAATAACAGGAGATTGATTGTCAAGAAGAGACAGACGAACCGTTTCAGTAGTTATGTCTATTAAAGACAGAGAAGTACATATGATATATTATACCATGTAATAGATTAATTGTAAAAAATGTAAAAGATACAAGCAATATACAAAAAGAAACCTCACACTAATATGTGTGAGGTTTGATTTGATTTTATCTTCTTATTGACCAATCTAGTGTTGTTGCTGACGCAGGCAATGTGCCAAAACTAATAGTAAATTGATTAGTAGCTTTCGCAGAAATCCACCATGTTGTATTCCATGCGGGAGCAACATCGACAATGTAATTTGCATCTGGTTCTGTCACTGGAAGACCTACAATTCTAATTGATGCTCCAGAATTTACTGTGATATTTGCCCCTTTATTTTCTGGAGCAACACCATTGCTATCAACCCAAAAATCTGCTGTTCCCGAAGTTGTTGTAGCAATTGTTCCAGTAGCACCAGTAGTACCAGCAGAATATACACCAGACGATGCTTTTGTTCCAGATGTAATAGATGTAAACTTAACAACACCAGAAGTTTGTGGAGAGTCTGTAAGCCATCCTGTAAAGTTTTTAGCTCTAATTTTAGTAGTTACATTATCAATACTATCTCCTGCAACAACTGGAATATTGAATGCAGTGCCATTTAATGTAATAGTGATATTTCCAGATTGAGTTACTGGAGATGTAATTGTCAGAGTCTCTACTTGTCGAGCACCAACTGTTTTTACGTAAATGATTTTCCCCAAACTGGTATCAAAATAACTTTCTCCTTGTTGAGTAGCAACTATATTTCTATTGGATGTAGACCCACTTCTAAATGTATCAGACTTAACCCAATTGTCGCTTCCAGTGTGTCTGTAAGGTCTGTTTTCATTTGTGTCAAAGTATTCAAATCCAAGAGATACAAAAGTAGCACCACCATTAGGACGTTCTTCAGTTGGCCCTTTTGAAACAGTAGTTCTTCCATACACCCTCCAAACTGGAGCAGTTTCGCCTCTGTTCAGATATTTAAGATTGATATTAACATTTTGAGCCGCACCAACTCCACCTTGAGGTGTGATGTTAGATAATTTATCCGCACGATCTGTAATCATAGTTCCATTTTGAATAACAAATCCATTTGTAATATCATCAGTTACGCTTAGACCATCTGTACTAAGACTTGCACCACCAACATCAATAGCACATCTATTGGCATCTGTCCTTATGGTCACATCAGACATGAAGAAGTTCCATGTACGGATATTGTGAATAGCATTAGATTGATAATCAGTGGCGTTCATGCGATTAGGATATTCAATTATTGTTTTTCCAATTGTAGCACCAACAACCTCTTGAGCGACTAATGCTCTGGCATTTGCATTGCGATTAATAAAGGTATCAATATGAACTCCGCCAACATAAAACATATTAAATTGATTTCCGTCTCTTACTTCAACTGTTCCAAATCTAATATTGCAATTTGGTGTTTGGGTAATTAGTGGATAACCAAAAGCATCATCTTTACCAATTAGTTGAATCAAAGCACCGTCATAAGCTAGAAGATGTTCTATTTCAATGTCACGGACATTACGAATCCTTATTTCCTTGTTGCTTTTATTATATCCTTTAATCTTAACTCCACGCACTCTAGACAAGAAGATGCCATACAATATATTATCTTTTGCATCAATATCTTCAAATTCAACATCAAATTTAGAATAAGGTAATTCATTAGGCCAAGTTGAAGTGTCTGGCTGTCCTTGATTACTATATATTACCTGAGCACCTACATTGTCACCTGTAGAAGTTACACCCTTGACTCTAATTCTTTGCGATGCTAAGTATGTCCATAGAATTGTTGTTCCATCTGCCAAAGCGCTATCTACAGTTACGCCAGTACTTCTTCCTATTGATTTCACATTCTCAACTGTAATGTCGTATCCGCCACTAATTCTTACACCATTGCCATGATTAATTCCATTTACAGTTATATTTCTAGCAAAAGAATGATTGTTATTTCTAGTTGTAATATCTGGACTATTAAATGGCGGTCTTCCATTGCTGTAGACATATGGATTAGTTGGATCATTAACATTATAATAAGTTACAAATGCTACGCAATCATCCCCTACATTTTTGCCAGTAACTCCATCAACAAAAATGTGACGGTGGTTAGCATTAAAATGAAGACCATCTGCTCTAGTGTCATCTATTTTTAAATTAATGACCATAATATCTCTACAACCCTGAAAAATTACTCCTGCTTGTGGCGTGTTCTTAACTCTGCAATTTATTAATTTTATATTTCTTGGGCATGCATCTGGATCAACTCCACCCCAAAAATACATACCATCTCCAGTTGAGCGACTTGTAGGATAAGTTGACCATTCGACAGCTACATTAATTAGTATTAAATTGTCAACATTGCCTTTAACCATAACGCCTTCACATTGATCTCCTGCTCCAGTAATTGGGTTTAAATTGTCCATCCATAAGACTGCATCAGGACTAAATTCTATTTTGATATTTGATATATCTTCAATATGTATTCCACCAAAATCTCTTGTTCTATCATTACTTCTTCCAATTCTGTACTTTCCAGAAGGGAAATAAAGCGTTCCTCCACCAATCTTTTTCATATAAGACATAGCTCTTGAGATGCTTGCATAATCATCTTGTATGCTATCTCCTTTTGCTCCAAAATCTTTTACATCAACACCAAATTGATTTATTCTTTCATCTAAATCTGTATCTTTTCTAATTTCAAGATATTTCCCGAATAAGCTCATTTAATCACTCCCTTTTTAAAAATAACATCTATCTAATGATAGAGATTACATATGATATATTATATCATGTAGTAGATTAATTGTCAAAAAATGTAAAAGATTCAAAGTAGATTGACAAAAAACCTCACTTTCAATAAGTGAGGTTTAAAATAGTTTATTCAATATCGCATTACGTCAAATTAACTACTCTAATCACACCAGTTTGATCTCTAAACTTTAACTTGTTGCTATCAGAAGAGTCAACAAATAGAACATTTGTTTGCGTTACGTCTGTTGATGGTATTGGAGTAAGTCTAAATCTTGGACTAAGCAAATTGTAAACTGCTCCAACAGCACCTGAACTAGATGATATATAGAACAATTTGTCTCCACCTGATCCATCTGGTTTCCAGTCGTTTTGATTATCTCCGCCAACTTGAATACGATATTCGTCACCTTCTGGAGTTACAATTACACTTGCCGCATCAACATGATATGGCGTGTATGCTGTAGCAGTTGCACCCAATTCTAGTTGCATATTTTCAAATGAAAAAGTTCCAGATGCTACAGTTGCAGGAACAATGAATGATGCCGTTGCGTAGTCGAGGTTGGAAGGAGTTGTAAATGTGATTGTCGTTCCAGTGAAGTCTTGGTTTGTAATTAAATTCTTTCCAGCATCATACATTGATAATCTAAAAACAACTCCTGTTGCGCTTCCAGTTGCAAGTCCTGACAATGTGTAAGTAGTAGAAGGCAAAAGATTCTCAATGTGATTGTTTGTGAAGGCATTCTTATCAACACCGCTACCAGTGATCGTCATTTTTCTTGCATTTGTTGAAACTGTAACACCAGTAATCCCAGTTGTATTCCATGACAGGTAGCTAGGCATCTTATTCTTTGCATCTTCTCTCCTAAACTTTTGGAATCTTTGATTAAACACAGTTACAGCACCAGTACCATCATTCTTAGTCAATGGAGCATTCATAGCAAATGTTGCAATATCATATCCATTGTTTTGACGAGTAGTGAATCTATCGAATAATGGATTAGAGAAACTTGTCTCATATGGACGAATATAGCTTTGTGGCTTATCTGCTACATAAAGATTCTTGAACGTATCAGTTGTTGTGCAACCAAAATCGAATGCCCAATTAGCAAATCCCCCACCATCAGAACCTAAGTCAACTCTATTGAAATTAGCATTGATCATTACTAGATTACCAGCGGCTCCAGCAGTTTTTTCAATTTTAATGTCTGATACTGGTGGGTTAAAGTTAAACCACATTCCTCCAATTAGTGTGATAGAACGGAATAGGTTATTTACTGGATCAGTTCCACGCTTGTACAATACATGCCCTTTCAGGTGTTCGGAATAAACTCCAATTGCAGTGAAATACTTAATAGAATCAATTAAAATTCCATGACCTTCTCCTACTACAGTATCAGATGTTTCAAATGTTGTACCATAAATATTTACAGCCTCACCATCTCCAAGATAGATTCCAGCAGTATTTGCTCCTTTATGTTCTCCACCATAAATGTTTATTGCATTACAATCTTTAGTGAAGTATAGTCCATAATTACACTTGTCAGTGTTAACCCTTCTAAATTCCATAATCCAGTTGTCAGTCATTTTAACACCATAATCAAATGCCATAATGTCAACTTCATCAAAGTGGCAATAACGTTGATTGTATGTAAGATTAAATGCAATTGTATTAGGTGCATAGGCTGTATATCCAACTGCTGTCATAACCCTAAAGCCTCTGAATCTTACGAATTTGCGGCTTGAAGAGCTTCCAAATCCATCAAAAAATATTGAATTTCCAGTATATACTAGTTCAGTTGTATTGCTACCACTACCTTCAATTATAATACCAGCATTTCCATTTGATGAATTAGTAGTTATTGAATTCATATTTATTGTTTGACTAATTATGTACCTTCCTTCTGGAATTACTAATATTCCAGAGCCAAATTTTTGTCCAATATAATTAATAGCGTTTTGAAATGCTTGTGAAGAATCTTTGATTCCATCAGGGTCTGCTCCAAACTTTACAACATTTACTGATTTATAACTTCTTTGAATGTTATTATATACTTCATCAGACATGCCAAATTCTCTTCCGAATAGCGACATATAATCACTCCTTTATTTTTTGATATCTAGTTTATACTAGATTATGTATATCATATATTATATCATGTAATAGATTAATTGTCAAAAAATGTAAGAATAGTATAGATAGGTTAGGTATAGGAGTGGGGTTAGATGGGATCTGAATTGATGATGATTGCAAGCTGAATATAGTAGGTTCGTAATTGTGTAGGGAATTAGAGGGATTGTGGATGATTATAGCATTAAAATTGGTTACATCTTAAAAGCTGGGTGTGATTATTTTTAATAAGATTGATTAATTTGTGATTGGGGTTTTGCGTTAATATATGTTCATATATGTGTATATATGGTAAGTGGTGATGGGTAGGTAGAAAGGTACCGGGGGCTTGGGTTTTAATGCACCCCCGGGGGGGTGTGTGTGGTGGAGTGGAGTTGGGGTGTTGGGGGATTGGGGGTTGGTGGGAGGTTAATATATAAGGAGTTACCGCGAGAAGTTGGTGTGCCCATTGGAAGCGCTTACAAAAGTTACTTACTTAAAGTAATTAACTACCCCTCCCTTATGATAATGATTCTCATTCTCATTGATAATGATTATCATTATCTGTCAGCTAATTAGTGTTAGGCGACATTTCCCGGGAAATGACTAGCAGGCAGGCAGGATTCTCATTGATAATCACTCTCATTGATTTTCATTCTCATTTTCATTTGCCTGCAAGCGCTTTCACATATATGACATGATACTAACATACTATGCAAGGATAGCTAACATACAAACCTAACATGGGGCTGACATTCCATGTCGATGTATGTAACACGCCATGTCATGCTGAAGTCAACCCACAACACACAACTAACACTCATAGCACTCTATATACCAACTACACCTATTAGACATATTAAGCATAAAACGTCTATTCCTTCCACTCCATCCATATATACTATCTATACCATATAGACATATTAAACCTAAAATGTCTATTCTATCTTTTATATATATTTCATATATTCACTTCAAGCACTATACCATATAGACATAATATGCTTTTTATGTCTATTCTATCCATTCCATATACTTTGCTATATTCTACATATTATATATATTAAATATATAAAATATATATTTCTTCTATTGACATATCAATCATATCAATTCTATATCAATTCTATACCATTCACATACCATTTACATACCATTTATATATCAACTCTATATCAATCTGTTAATAAAATGTGGATAACTTATGCATGTTAATAAGTTGTGGACATCCATAAAGAACGCTATTTGTCAATAGTCCTCTAATTTGCGTTTAAATCAACTAAAGTGACCACTAGCCCATGAGCTAAAATGTAAATCGATTGTAGAGTGAGAACCATTATCATCAAGATATAGTATGTGGAAACGCTTTCATGTCATATATGTACCACTATATCTAGTATGTGATACTGATAATCATTATCATTTTCATAAAAAATGGCCTATTTTTCGTGTTTTAACCCATTTTTTACTTCATTTGTGCCTATGTTCTACCAGCAATCCAAAATGTCGAAAAATATTTTTTAAATTAAATTCGACATTAATCCAAGTAAATCAATCGGAATTAATATCTATATTCTTATTCCCCATTATCCATACCTATTTACTAGGAATTAAAATTAATATCATACTATTCCTACTATTTTACTAGGAATTAAGCAGCATGCATGTCCTTCCATTGTTTCACTAGATGAAACTAAATAAGCCTAAAATGTAAGCGCTTTATTTGGCCTTCTAATAAGGCCTAGAATTTATCCTGCTGTTATCATACCAGACCATATACTCAAATTCACTACACGCGATTTTAGACGCCTTAAAATCGATTTACGCTGTTTTGACTACTAGCGCGAACGTAATGAGCATGTATAATCCATGCATCCAAATCTATATTTATGCATCTATAAGATTCCCTAATAAAGTCTAAAAAGTCGCATAAATCCTGCATGTAAGCGCTTTATAAATTGTAATATAAATCAATCTGCAAATTGAACTATGTATAAACTATGTATAATGATATAGGTTGTAGGGGTATGCGGCACAATGTAAGCGCTTAATATTAGTTTTCCTTATAATCACTAGGCATACCCCATAGGGGTATAAGGCAATGTAAGCGCTAACAAATGATTAAATGTGTCTAAATTGTGAACAAATATAAAAAATATGTGCTAATTCATGATTGACAAATGAGGAAAGTATGCATAGAAAGCGCTTTCTTGGGAAATGATAGCGCTTTCACGGGAAATATAGGGGTATGGGGTATAAATAAAGCGCTTTCATTCCAATATATGTCAATAAAGCGCTTTCATTTGGAAGCGCTTTCATTACCTTCTGATACCACTTCTTCCAAGAACTGGTAAAAATTATACGAACAAAACTTAAAAAATACGAACGTAACCTAAAGAAATGAAAAAACGCTTGACGAATATACCCCTCACCATGCTATGGTTCAGCTATCAACACGACGCAAGCGCACACGAACACGCAAGGCACGCAAGGCAAACGCAAGAGTAAACGAAAGTCAACGGCAGTGCGCTGGTGGCTTTCACGGCAAACGCGCCACGGGCGGCGCGGGTAAAAGTGGCCTAGGCTATCCTTCTAAAATGCTATGCTATCCGAGCAGGTGCGACGATGGCGCGGGCAAACCTGAAGGCCGCCTACCTTGATAACTTCATACCTCATTAGAGGCGCGGCACACTAGGCAAGCCGCGAACCAAACAATGCTACATCTTATGGGGTAGGCGCTCCCACGCTGGAGCGCCGCAAAGGATGGAATGACGGACATAGACGCGCGATGTTTACCGCGCCTCATACCCGCCTCGAATGACCTGAAAACGGGCACCACGTTACCGCTGTTGAAGCTGGGAACGGCCGACAATCTAAGGTTAAAAGGCTATGTCGCTTAACGTCATGCGGATAAGATTTCCGCGCCTGCGCACTAAAAGTTAGTGCAGGCAAAATGTTCCCCAAAATCATCATCCTTCTGTTTTTGAGGGAAACCGCCTGAAGACCACGCATACTAGCCATATGCGAGGACTTGACAAGTTAAAAGAGAAGTTCCTTTGCGTTCCTCGATATACCATTATGAAAGGCTTTTAAAGCTTTCTAGTATATCACTTGTCATTTGGCCCGCACGACGGGTTGAAACACTAGCTACACGCTAGGCTTGAAACAGTGTGACAGAACGGGCGAACAGCTTTTCCAGTGTTCGCCTCGTGTCGCGGATACCGCAAATAAAATGTTCCACGTGGAACAATGGAGGACATGACAATGAAAAAACGCTATGAATTGAAAGTAACCAAACAAGGAACGCGCATGGATGATAGCCCATTATTTCGTTTGGTAGTCATTGACAACTGCGCTGTTCTGGAATTCATGAAACGTACTACATACGATGAATTAACGGAATACGAATTGCAAAAGTATACGAAATATTTCAATGATAGAAACGAAGAAACAGCCGCTGAATAACAGCGGCTTTTGTGTTGCGGAATGTTTCACGTGGAACATTCTAGCCTAAAAATAGAGGATGGATGAAAAATGATAATCAATAATAAACTGCTTAAAGCGTTAGATAATGCGGCTATTGAATATAATGTCGATTGGAACGCCATTCATACGCCATTCGGAATTGTTTACGACATGTCTGATTCTTTTACAGGCAAAG